GAGGCGACGCCTTGCGGCGTCGCGGTTGTGGTGTGCGAAGGCTGGTGCGCCGCAAGGCGCGCCTCACCTCCAACGTTGTGCCCCAGCCTCACGCCACCGCCAGTGCGTGCCCGCGCGGCACCTTGAAGCCGGCCGCCTTGGCGTGCCCGCCGCCGCCGTACTGCTTCGCCACGTCGGACACGTCCACGCCGTCGTCGGTGGCGCGCAGGCCGAACACGCCGCACTTCTGGCAGGCGGTCGGCTGGACGGTGCACTCGGCTTCCAGCTCGTACTCATGGCCGTCGAGGGTTCTGCGGATCAGCGTCCAACCGGGCAGATCAAGGATGTCAGTGGTCATTCACTGATTGTCGGTGCGCGCCATCAGGCGTTCATAGCTCACCACGCGGCGCAGGCCCAGCCGGCGCAACTTGTCGCGGCCTGGGTTCACGTTCGCGTAGGCGCGCATGCGCGACAGGTAGCCCACGTCGATCTCCGTCACGCGGGCCACGGCGCGAAGGCTTCCGTGCTGCGCCACGAGTTCGTCAATGCGGTCTTGCAGCGTCATCAGTCCCACCCGTCTCAGGCAGCGGACCACGGTGGTAGACAACTTGATCCTGCCGAATCTCCTCCAGGTGCTTGAGCCAATCCGTGTCGCTCCAGCCAACGGGCGTCGGTGGCCTGTCGCCGGTCACTTGGGCCGCGAAGCCTGGGTCTTCCGCAAGGCGCCTCTTCAGCGCGGCAATGTCAGGTTTCAACGCGGGGTCCGCGTTCAGCAGGCCGGCGCCGGCCAGGATCTCGCGCACACGCGGCAGGATCGACTCGTGCTGGCCGGCGTGCAGCTTCATCAGCAGCTCCAGCAGCTCGGTGTTGCCGTTCTTGTACGAGTCACGCTCGATCTCGGCTTCATTGGTTGCCAGCAGCATGGCATCCACCACCCACCGATGGGGATGCCACGTCTCGGCGAGAAGCTCCGTGGCAGGCATGTATTCGTGGCGCTCGCCACAGTGAACAGCGGCCTCGCGGGCCAGTTCAACGCAACGGTCTTGGTGCATGTGCATCCTCTCTTTCAACACGGAAATCCGTTTTCAGACTGTACAACCAAATGCACTATTCAACATGGAAATCCGGAGAGCCCTTTTACCTTAGTCATGTCCCCACCAAGACGGGTGATACGCGCAAAAATGGGCTCAGAGCTGCGACTGTAGAAAGCCTGAAGCATTGCTAGTGCTTCAGGATCTCCAGTGTACTCGGGGCCCAGAATGGTGATGTTTGGCATAGCCTGTTCCAGTGAGTTACTATGTACTCACTTTACAGCTATACGTTTCTCCGCACGACGTTGTTTGCGCGCCTGCTTGCGCTTCTCTACTTCAGCGTTCCATTGCGCGATCTCGTCGCGTTTTCGTTTGCGTTCCTCCGCCAATGCGCGCATGCGCTGTAGGTTCTGTTGATGTCGCTTGTTTTCTGCCGGGTCGGCGATCTTGCTAAGTTCGTCCAAAGGCGACGGAACCTCTGGGAGAGTTTCCGCGGCCACCATAGACATTGCACTAAGCAACAGCACTGCTTCTTGCACGTTCCTCATGTGTTTTCTCCACAAGCGGATGGATCCACAGTTTCCTCCAGCATGTGCAAGTCGTGACCAAGCACCTCACACCAGATTGGACTAGAGTCCCCGATCTTCTTGAACTGGTACCAACTACCAAGTTTGCCCAGATAAATCAACCGCTCTGGTTGGTTCTTCCAGTTGTAACGCTTACCTGGTATCATACCAGCGGGCGTCAGTTCTATCGCTGCCATTTCGATCCTTTCAGTGCGCTTCTACTCGGTTCAGTATACGATCAACATATCCAGGTACTGGTTCGATCAGTTCGATCCGATCCCGGTACTTCAATAGCGGATACAGACTGTGAGTGGCGACAATGAGTTGGGACTGCTTATAGTCGCCACACATGAGATAGTCCCACATATCAATGTTCGCCAATGCGTCGAGCGACTGCTCGGGCTCGTCCATCAACACTACAGGGTTATCGGTAGTCTGCACGTACAACTCGTTCAGTACCCGCTCTTGTTTCGAGTACACAGACTCGAACCTGTCTGCTCTCTTCTCTTTTGGGGTGGATGACAATGTGGTGCGCAAGAGCTTGGCTTGTCGTTGCCCTGTCACCGTGTCGATGGCACGTTTCAGACAGGCTAGATTCGCTTGACCAGACGACTTGTGTTCAGTGAGTTCCGCGTACTCGCGCGCCTCCTTGTCATATCCCATCATCATGGCATGAGTGATACCGACTTCGTCCCCAGGGATCAGACCCGGTCTGTAGTAAACTGCCGGACCTATGTCTCCATAGACATGCAGACCACAAAGCCACAACGGAGTACCCCACCAGTTCGGTGCGTCACTCCACCAAGCTCTAGCATCAATGCTGGACATATATCTGTGGTCTAGCGTAGACACGCCGGTAAACCAGGACAGCGTCCGCAAAGCCAACGCCTTCAGCAGTGCTGACTTGCCACTGCCGTTAGGACCAACGATCACGTTTGGCTTGATAGTCGAGAAGTGCAACCCGTTCTTGAACCGTTGCATCAACTTGGTTGTAGGTAGATACGGAACCGCCTTGAATGTCGGCTCCACCTTAACATTGAAGATCATGTTCACACCTCGTCTTTCAGACGATCTTCCATCTGCTGTTTGGTTTCTGGCGTCAAGTGCAGGTACTCGCATAGCTGGCGGTACCCCTCTCGCGCATCATTAGCTATTGATTGACTATGGTGACGATAGCCAATGACCTCCAGAGCATGCATCAGATGCCCAAGAAAGTGAACAGGCAGCATATCGAAAACCAGGGGAGATTCTTCAGCCAACTTCAGAATCGGAGTGACGCGCTCTGCTCGCATGAAGGTCTTATGCGGCGCCGCGTTGTTCAGCACCACTGACCGAATCCATCGCGTCCACGCCTTCAGTTGTGGACTACCGCCTGCATCAGGCCCACGGATAGCACAGAGCAAAACAGTCTGCTCCTTCCATGTGCAGTGTATAGTCACCCATTCTTTCAGTACGGACTTGTTCATATCTATCACACAGTGAGAAGATTGAGGGCAGATTGAAGCTGACGCCGGAATTGCCGGGACATCAAACGCTTGCATTCGGTGAGCGACTTGGCAGTCACCACACGGGTGAACTGCGAGTAATGCTTGGCATCCACGCGCAGTTCATACCAACCAACGTGAGAGTCCTTGACTTTCCTGTCCACAAAAGTCCATATGATGCCCACATAGCTTCCATCGTAGAAAACTTCACACAACACGCGGCCAGGTTTATCTTGCTTGAACGCAAAAGGAATGCGCTTGATCTTACCAGGCGGACGAAATTCAAGCTTGAGGATTTCGATGTCTGAGGTGTCCATCATTGAACTCCAGTAAACCACTTGAGGTTGCGGAAGCTGCCCTGAGCGTAGCGCGTACCGGCAAACGAACCGATGTACTGAGTACCCATCGGAATTGAGCCAGTGACCGGTACTGACGTACCTGCCACACCGTTTGCGTAGACGGTGAGCCACCCATTAGCCAGCACCACCTCGACCAGCACCGTACCTGATGGCATTGGCACCTGCGCAGGTGCCCCGGTGTTGTCGTTGAGCGTTGCGTTCAGCATACCGTTCGCCACGTAGACATCAAAGAAGGATGAGCTATTGGCATACACGGAAAACAAGGTGTGCTTGTTGGTGTTCTTGTTCGATGCGGTATACTCGAACGCCACGCGACCGTTCGAGATGGCTGTTGGCATAGGCAACGACGCCAATACCGGCGCACGGTATGTCGAACTAGCCTGCGTCACAATTGGTGACGACATGGACGCCTGCTCATTGGTGGGTGCTTGCACCACTTGCGGCAGCACGGCATAAACAACAGTGTTGGCGGGTACCAGTACACGCAGTACGCTCGTACCGTTGACGTTCGGTCCACGCCACTCAACTCGTTGGTAGGAAGAATTGGTGAACTGTACAGCGCCAGAATGGGACATCAACAACAGACTCGGAGTACCGGTGCCTGAGACACGCTTGACCCAAGCACTAGCCGTCGTGTAGCGTCCGACGACACCTCCAGGCGTACCAGCAAAATCGAATGCAGTGTTGCCCTGCGGACCACCACTCAACTTGTAGACCAGACCGTTGTAGCACTGGAAACCAATACCTGCAGCCACTACACCATTCCAATCCCAGACCACGGTGGCCGTACCGGCACTACTGGCGGGAACCCCAGTAGTGAACATCTTGCTTGTAACAGTCAGATCAGAGTCCGACCAGTAGTAGACCGGAAGGTTGTTGTTGGTTCCGCTGATCGAACTGTGAATCCCGTCATTCGGCAAAGGCTCTGCCAGAGTCACGCGCACCGACTGATGTTGGTAGCTGTCGGGGTTGGTCGATTGCGCCAACGTAGGCAGCGTTACGCCAGTGACCCGCGAATAGTGCGGGATCATGTTGTTCCTCTGGATGATGAACCGATCATCCAGTTTTGGGATCCGATGGATCTGTACCCACTGACCAGCGGGCTTCAACTGGAGTTGACCACTACTGGTGAACGTCATCTCCTTCTGCGTAACACTGGCGATCACGAATGGCCCTTGTACACCACCGTTCGCTGCGCCTGAGGGTAGTTCCGTCAAGTATAGCCACACGCCCATACCAGCACGCCAGCCATTCGCAATGAAGTCCGTACTCTTGGAGGCCACCAACTTGTCAAACCCGTTGGCGTTGGTGAGAGTAATGTCATTAGCGCGATACGTAAAGCGACCGCTTCTCGGGTCCAAATAGACGAAATTGGAGCCCGCCGTTCCTGGGGCTGTGAATGCGTAGTTGACAGAGGCACCATCAACGACTGCTACTCCGATTTGCTGAAGACTGTTCCAGATTGACAGATTTGTGGCAGAGTCCTCAACCGCCAACCCTAAGGATTGGATCGGAGTTCCGATGACTTCGGTAAGATCGCCACCTGCCGATACGGCTTGGTTGTTCGCATTCATCGAACCGTATACGGGATTGAAGATGGAACAGCAAGTTCGCGCGGTAGTGCCTGTTGTCTCAAACCACTGGACACCTGGCGTACCCGTACTCGGAACATACTCCGACGACCATTGCTTGGTCTTGAAGCCAGTAACGTCCTCGAACTGCATCTTCGCCAAATCGAAAGTTGCTTCGACAGACAACACAGTCTTGGGGGCCTGAATAGACCATCCAGTGTGCTGTTCGTACAATGGGATGGTCTGAGATGTGGTTTGCCACGCACCGTTCGTGAGGCTCAGCGAAGTTCGCGGGCTGTTCGATTCGGAACCGATGGCGGTTCCAGAAGTACGTCCTTGATGCGTCCACGACAAGCCTAGTTGACCGCTCACTTGCTTCAGTGCCAGGCGCGACGCGAACAAGCCAGGCGCTCGTGGTCCAGGCTCGGCCCCAAATAGCTGCATGATAAAGGGAGACCCTGTTTGGCCGATTGCATGTGCGACACGTAGTGCAGACTGTGCGTTTCCGTTCAAATCGGTGGTGACGAATGACCACGATGAGGAACCATCAGCCAGTAGCGTCCACTTGGTTGGATCTTCGGACCACAGGAAGATGTTCTTGACGCGCCGTGCTCCGGTGAAGCCGGGTTCGTTCGCGTCGAGTGGCAACCATACTCCATCATAGTCAAGCACGGAGCCAGCCGAAGGTCTGGAGTACGCGAGGGCCTCAGTCCTTGTGTGCAGATCCACCGATTGCAGAAGCGTGCCTGTGATCTGCGCTTGCGCTCGTTCTCGGGTCTCCATTTGCGGTTGCTGGACACTCTCTGTTGCGCTCGGGCCGCTGCCACCACAAGCAGCCAGCACGGTAAGTGCAGCCAATGAAAGATAGGTATACAGTCGATGCGTCTTCACGTCATTCTCCAATGATGTCGAGGTGTTGCTGGTTGATATGCTCTTGATGAGCTTCTTCCTGTTTACGTCGCCAGGTCAAAGCCTTGCTCAAGGCTTGATTGAATCGTGCCTTTGTCAGCAGATAATCGCGGCTGACGTAGACACGATAGAAGTATCGACGGTCTTCCAGTTTCTTGGGCGCCCACACGCAGATAGACAGTTCGCCGCGACCATTGCGAACCCTATGTTCGACACGATAGCAGTTTTGCTTGATGTGTGCTGATGGTGCTGGTAGGTGTCGATTTCGATAGGTCTGAGCAGCAATTAGAGCCTCGTTCGCTCCGCCGTGTACCGAATCGGAAAAGAAACGTGAGTGGCTATCTCCATTACGTCGCCATCGAACTTGCCATCCATAGGTGTCATTGTCTGGTTGCCAGATCCGAACGATGTTGCGAGTGTCGCTCTTGGTTTGCTTCTCGACTTGAGATTGTTCATTTGGCAAGAGTTACTCCTTTGGACTTCAAGTATTTGGTGTATGCGGCATCAAACTTGTTTTCTGCTGCTAGGATCTTTTCGTCCCAGTCAAATCTCGCAACATTGCAAAAGTATGCTTCTCCTACTTGCTTCCGATGTTTCTTACGCGCTCGACGTAAGTTCAAGACCTCTTCGAGCGCATCGAACAGGTATTCAGTTTCAATGGACATTTCTGTTCCTCCTCTCCACTTCAGCTAGACGATCCTCGATGGTTCGCCTGTAGTACCATGACTGCTCCGCCGCATTCCAGCGGCGCTCCACTGTTTTCAACCAGGCGATGTGTGGTCCGAATGCTACGGGGCGCTCCCATCCCAAGATCTTGTCATTGTCTGGGTGGCGCTTACTTGCTCCACCCCACACGGACATGACATCCAGCAGTTCGGTCATCGGAAGACTTGGGTTCTCGACGAACACGTAGATGCCAGTATCAGCCTTGGTGTCAGCATTCCAAACATCGTAGATCGAGAAGCTGAAATGCGTGGGACGTGTGAACCCGTTGATCGTCACGGGCATCGATTGGACTTCGCTATGGCTCATGGTTCTATTCCTGGTTGAGATTGTTGATCAGACGGCGTGCATCGTCGGTGCGTGGTTCCAGCACCGGAGCAGGCTCCGCGAATCGAATCGCAGCAGCACGGATCACCTGCTTGACTGACATATCAAGCGGATGGTTGATGGTGCCCAGCAGCTTAAATGGTGGGCGACTTGAATAAACGTTGTAAGCGTCATACAGAAAGGTGTTCATACTTCTGCCTCTTCAGACTCATCATCCATCGGAAGAATGTCCCAGCCACGCGTCCAAGAGCCTTGGACTTTGACCAACATGACATTCTGCACTTTCTCGGAAGCAGCCTTTGCGAAGGCTTCCGCCAACGCTTTGGCTTCCACGTATGCCAGTGGCTTTTCTCCATAAAGAATCGACGGGACAAATGCCTGTCTGCTAATCCAGATGCCACTACGTACTACATAATCGTAGGACACGACATAGCCAATTTGGGGCTCAAGCCCAGCGATGATTCGCTTTGCGTCTTCAAGAAACATGATTCACCATGACGGTTCTGGTTGAGCGTCGAGCCACTCATCATAAGCCCGGCAGCGATTGAAGAAGTTACGTACCTTCGCTTGGCGAATTGGAATTGAGGCTCTTGAGCTTCTGTTCAGCAGTCCTTCTAGCAGAAGCTCCGCCATCCATCTCTCCGTACAAGGCAAACGCCAATTGACTTTGTGAGGCCCTTCTTTGAACGCAATGATGTAGTAGCGGTTGTTGTAGGGCACTTGATCATACGAGATGGAGTAGGCTCCGCACTTAATGCTCGGTCGGCGCATGTGTTCCCCCTTTACAGGACTTGTCCTAACGCTTTATTGCACTTGTAGCTACACGCAGGTTTGTGCCCCGAAATGGCTTGCGAGATCAAGGCTAGATCTGACCCCGGGATGGCGGTTCCGCACTTCGCACACTTCTGATCAGGTGGTGACTTATAGCGCTCCACCTCTTCTTCGGGCGGAAGAAGAGAGAAGCATTCGATGCCATAGATCCACGGTTCACCGGGGGCATCTTCGGTGTCGAGAATCGGAGTGGTATAGTAGCCGTCATAGCTATCCGAACCATCATCCAAATCTCCCTCCACCAAACCGGCAGGCTCGATTTCAACGATGCGCCCTACGTGGCAGAGAAGTGCTGGTGCTTTTACGATTGCTCGTTGCATGATGTTTCCTAGTTTGCTGAAGATTCGTTCACGCGGGCTTGTCCGGGCTCACGGCTCTGTTGGCGCTGACGAAATCGGCACACGAAGCATTCACCATCTGCCACATAGTAGGGACCGTACCTGCTGTGGTTGAACGGCTTCCCGTCGGCGTCGGTGTCGTCCACATCGCACAGCCGGATTTGCGTGACCGGGAACAACTTGTTCACATGGTCGATCATCGGCTGAACCATCACCGGCGGGAAGTGACCACGAAACTCGGTGATGTCCCAATTGCAGTAGTGGCCGTGAAATTCCGACTCGGGCATGAGCCATTGGTCGATTTCCGAACGACCGCCGGCACCGATCTTCCGCGTGTAGTGGACGCCAGGATAGAACTCGCGATTCCAGTTGGCATACGGATTCATCGAGCAATCGTCGAAGTGTTCCCATTGGCACGAGTAGTACCAACCATCGGAACCTTTCGCGTAGTAGCCCCAATGATTGCCCTCCGGCCGATAGTCACCGCCAACGGCGCGGGCACCGATGATGGTCAATTCCACGAAGTGCAGACGGGCCAGCAGATCGGGGACCAGAGTGGTTGAGAGCCGCGCAGAAAGCTGGAAGCAGGACGAATCGCCGTCTCCCTCAGCAATGATGATCAAACGTTCGCCAATGTCGAAAACGTGATGTTCGTTGTCCATGTTTCGCCCGTTGGCGTTGACGCCGAGGTACGGGGTGATGACGGCAGCGATGGAATCCGCGTGTTGCTCGTTGAAGGTCATGGTGGGCGTGGTCATGGTGATTCTCCAATCACGGGTAGATGGGTTGGAATGTCGTGCTCTTGCGATACATCTTCTGGCACGAATCGTACTGCATGTTCTGGGGCACCAGCTTCATGTACTCCTTGATGTCGGCGCTGGCCTGCGGCATCGAAATGCCGAAGTAGTCCATCAGCGCAACACGGCGCAGGCAGCCGTAGTGCTTGAGCAGAAAGTCGATCATGCGCAGACGCTGTTCGACCGCGTAGCTGTGGGTCGGCACCGGAAGCGTCGCTTTCACAGGTAGCTCCGCAATGGATTGGAGCGCCGCCAACAATTCAGGAGAACCAGGCTTGCGAGACTTGTTCATGTGCTACCTCTCGGCGCCAGTGATGTTGCTGGCGCTAGTGTCCAAAATTACATCCGATCAGTGTCCAGTCACCTTGGACCAGCACCAGTCGGTCGAATGATCCGCAGCAGCCGTTCAGGCGCGCTTCACCGTATTGACGCATTGCTTCGGGATCGCTCAGACTTGCAGAGCGCCTGTTGTCGATGAACGGATCATCGACTTCTTGCTCCATCCAAGCGAAGGCGTCAGTGACGTTGGCAAACGACTTCATAGTGTTCACCAGCGAGAGTCGCAATCGCGGAGATATTCTTCCGCATCTGCGCGTTGCCGTTCGTTGATACGGTCTTTGCACGAACGGCAGGCGTAGTACACCGGACCGGCCATCCCTTCGTCGGGATCACGCCATGCAAAGAGCGACTGATTGGACTTGCTGCACGAGCCACAAGTGCCAGTGTAGAAACCGCCACCCTGCTGTGCCAGTTCTTGCTTGTACTGTGCGTAGCACTGATCGCACATATCGGCGTACTCGGCACCGAAGCTGTCGGTTTCGCCTTGCACGCGATACGCTGCCTTGATCGTCGGATGGGCATCGCACTGCGCATCCGCCGGAGCAGCGCGAGTGCAGCCCGGCAACGTGGAAACTGGACCAGAAACGTGTGCCATGTCAATCTCCTTGTCTGTGATGTCTGTGGCGTCTGGGTATCTGGGTGTCTGGGTGAGTTGATGAGAGCTACGTCAAGTAGAGTGCGGTACCGCACTTGTTCTGGTCGCGGGGCGGAATGATCTTGGCCCACATCTTGACCGAGAGCCACACGGGCCAGAAAGCGGCGGCCGGCAGCGCCCGGAATCCGTTGTATTGCCATGCAGCCTGTGGCAGACCGTTCGGTATTGGCGGCGGCTCTTCCCAATCCACATGGTAGGCCGCGCCGAAGATGAACAGCGCGATCAGCAGATACCAGGCCAGAAAGAACTTGCGGTAGTTCATGGTTTCTCCTTGCGCTCGAATTCGAGCACACGACCTTCGTAGTGAACGGCCACTAACTTGTCGGTAGAGTGCAATGCGTTTTGCACATCGCGCAAGTCCATAACGGTGAATTGCCCACACCGTCCCAACTCATTTGCAGGCGGCGGTGTCGAATCCACACGAAACTTGGAGCCGTTGACAACAAAGCTAACGAACAGAATCATGGCTTCACTCCGTGGGACTTCAGATACTCGTCGATGACCCGGAAGATGCGCAGCAGAGTTTCCACATTCCCGTACAGAAGCTGCTCGTTCGGAAACATCGTGTTGGTCACGTCGAACTCGCCTTGGTACACACGAAACTCGCCACGCACCAAGTTCGCGTCGCGTCGATGGTTAGAGTCGAGAGCCAAGCTGACTTCGTACCCGTGGTAGTTGAACTTGACGCAAGACCTCCAGTTGGTCTCGCCTCGGCTGGCGTCAACCAACGTCTGACCCACGGTTTGATTCGGTATCCAGATCAAGTTGTTCACCTCAGTTCTCCGTTCAAATGTCGTCCGGGTACATGCCGCCCGCTACAGGCGTGTTCTCGTCGGGCAGGTGGTTCAAGCTGACTTGCAGGTCGGTCCACTTGTTGCCGAACTGTTCGGCCTGCGGATACTTGGCTTGCGCCTGCTCCGTAGTCTCGAAGTTGTCCAGAAACGTCTTGCGCGGCTGGCCGGCAAGAATGCTGTTGGTAGGGAACTGGTCCCAGCCGAGTACGTCGATGCCGCCGTAGCGGCCTTGCCGCAGCGTGTAACGTTGGTACTTGCTCATTTCAACAACTCCGCTTTGCGTGCGGCGAAGGCCGCGACTGCCAACAGTTGCCAAACACCCAGAACTTCCGAGGTGATCAGATCACGCAAGTCAAACATCGACGCTCCCATGAACACCCCGTTGCTTGCGATGGCGATCAGAGTCAACGGAATGCCCCAGGATGGTGGCAAGGCGCTGTAGAAAGCCACCTCGGAAACTGCCACCATCGGATGCAGATGCATCATCCAGGCCCAGACCAGATTCGTCACCAGCAGCAGACCGATGGGCATCCACCGCTGACTCATGCCGGTATACGTGGTGAAGTAGCGCCCCGGCTGCATCAGCATCAGCCGGAAGGCTTCGACGAAGATGAGTGCAAAGTATCTCATCTGGACATCACTTCATGACGGCAGCGAACGCTTGCCCCATCGCCGTGTTCGGCGGAATCAGAGCAGCTAGTTCAGCAGCCACTCGGGCCGAGTGTTCCGCATGGATACGTTCGCGCTCCGCCTCGATCAGATGGCGCGGTTGCAGTGCACGCACGGACAGCGCCTGAATCGCGCGGTCTTTGGCGATCACGCGAATGCCGGGCAGCGGCCGGACCAGCGGCTTGCACACGATGATGCGGCGCGGCTTGGTCTTGGCGACGACTTGGCGAATCTTGGGCAGCGTCACTGCCAAGTTCACCAGCACGTGCAGGCTGCGATGGTCGGCATCTGGGCTGTACTTGCGCACGAAGTCCAAGTGATCCAGCACGCGCAGCGCCCCGTTCACATGGATGTCATCGCCGACGGCCAAGTACCAACCACGGCCCTGGTCCAGCAGTTCACAGGTCTTGAACTTCAGGCAGTCGGTGTTGAAGTGCTTGCGCAGCCGTTCGACGTCCTGCTTGCTGATGCGCAGCGCGAACTGGCAGTCAGTGGTGTTCTGGTGCTTCGGGAAAATCGTGTAGCCGTTGCGGATCATGGTTAGCTCCTACCGTTGCGGTGGTTGAGTATCGTGAACTCGGAAAACAACTCCAGGGTGGAGCGTCAGACGCTCCACCCTCATGGCACTACTTCAGATCGGCCGCCTTGCTCACGGCAGAAGCGGAGCCGGTGACATCACGCTTGGCGGTTTCCAGGGCGAAGCACGCACGCTCGAAGCGCCGCTTCATCGTGGGCGTCGGCCAGCCGCCAATCTGCGCCACCAACGTTTCCACCTTCTTGATGATCTTGGCGCTGTCGGTGGTCTTGACCAGATGATTTGCCCGGATCAGCGCACGTTGCGCCGAGTTGTGTTCACGTGCGGGGTGTTCGAGACGCACGGTTGCATCGAAGATCGCACGACTGGCCACCTTCTTGGAGAGTTGGCTGCGCAACGTTTCATACCGGGCAGCTTCTTTTTCCGTGGCCAGTTGCCACCCGGCCGCTTTGATCGAGGCCAGCTTCGTCGAAGCGGCGTACTTCTTGACCAGATCGGCCAGCGTGATGTTTGGATCGACTCGGGCTGCGACAAACAGTCGTGCCCCGATCCGCTTGAACTGCTTGTACTTGTCGTAGAAGTTGTGGCTCACCCAGACTTCTTGACTCTGATACGTGATATATGGCATGATGGTTCTCCGTGAGATTGGGCAACTCCGTGCCCGGTTGATGATCAGTGCCGGCAGATACGCAGTTGCGGCGCTTCGACTCGCTTGTACGGTTCGATCTGGGCGATCCAGAATGCCAAGTCGTCGGCGTCAGACGCTCCGCCCTTGGGACAGCACTCAGCTATCCGACTTGGCAGTTCTCGGTTCGATCATCGACTTGAGCGACTCGACTGCAAGGCAAGCACGCTCGAAGCTCTGCCGCGCGGTCTGTGAAGGCCAGCCGCCGGCTTCGGCCACCATCTTCTCCACCCGCACTTGGATCTTCAGCAGATCCAGCTTCCGGGCAGAAACGACTGCCGCATCCAGGTCACGCTGCGCTTTGCGGTAGCGGCGTGGTAGCGCGTTGAGGCGATAGGCCGCCGATGAGATCGCGCGAGAGGCCGCCTTCTTGGCGAGTTGGCGACGCAGCGTTTCGTACTGGACAGCCTCGCGTTCCGAGGCTGGCGTCCATCCCGCCGACTTGATCGACGCCAGCTTCGCCGAAGCGCCATGCTTCTTGACCAGTTCGGCCAGCGTGACGTTGGGGTTGATCTTGGCCGAAATGAACAGGCGCGCTCCGATCTTCTTGAACTGTCGGTACTTGTTGTAGAATCCTTGGGTCGTCACAATGTCTTCGCCTTGGTACGTGATATATGGCATGAGGGTTCTCCGTGAGAAAGGCGGTGACCGGTCACCGCCGGGTTGATCAAGACAGACTCACCGTGCCGCTGGGCACGTTGCCGTCGCTGTGTGACAAGTCGAACCGGAAGACCGGGCCGAGATTCCACTCATAGACGCGATACGCCATGTAGTTGTCTTCCAGACGGCGCCAGTCTGCGTAGCTGGCGACCCACTGCTCGAAGTCGGCAAGCGACTTGAAGAACTTGATGTAGGCGTGTTGGAAACCACAGGGCCAAGTGCTGAACGAGTAGACCGCAGCGTACTCGGCATCGGCAGGCCAATCGTGGCCGGCGGTGCGATGGCTGTCCAGGTGGTCGGCCACCGCACTACTGATCTGAAGTTGGTGCATTTGCATGCAAGTCTCCGTCGGTTGCCCTCATACGAGGGATGCTAGCGAATTTCTGTTGCCAAGCACCGCTAGCCGGGTCTGTATGCCCATACTCCGCAAGCCAGCCACAGCCGCTTGCAGAAACTGTCTCGCTCAATCTTCGTCAGACTCCTCATCCAGTTGGTGACTCATAGAACTGGCAATCGCCAGGGCTTGTCCGAACATCAACCGATGCTGGCCGAGACATACGCGATCAGACTCGCGTCGCCCCTTGCTCTTGGTCTTCCTGGCCACGATCTTTTTCTGACCGTTGATGAAGACCACTCGCTTGCCAGGCATCACAGACTTCTTCATGTCCACGCTCCATTAGTGGGCCGTTGAAGGCGCCGGCCGGAACCGGCGAAAATGTAACCAATTGTAACCGTCTGCTGGTCTGGTGCTTGCATCCATTGTAGCACAAAAACCGCCGAAATCAAGCGGTTTTTGTGCAGTGCAGCATGGTTTTTGATGGTTTTTGCGCGGTACCAGTGACCGTATGCTTGCCCGGCTAGCGTAGGCCACAACCAAGAATGCGGGCCGTCTAGTCGGATCTGGCTACCAACATCGACTTGTACTTGTGGAATGTGAAATCAGGGGCGCAGTCTAGCAGCCTTCGAGCTACGTTTCGATGGGCATATTGATGGAGCGCGTGTTGATCTGTACCGTTGACGCAAGCATCTATATACCCTTCGATGTAACCTGTAGCCATTGCAGCACCACTGCCAGCAGCAAACACAGTGACCGGTTGGTCTATCTCTACCTGATGTACGTTCAAGTAGCTCCAGAAAGGGAAAATGCCATAGCCAGATACCAACACACCCTCGACCGGTAGATCCAGCAGTCCAGTCTCTGGGTCATGCACCGGCGACCATAGAGTATCTCGCCCATTGTCGAACAACATATCAAGCAATGTACGAACCTCTTCTACATTGGTGGGTTCGCGTGTGATGCTGAACTTTTGCTTGGCGCTCTGAAGCAAAGCACAATAAGCTGAAGGACCCGTGACTCCGATGGTACATAGCGGCTTGTCCGTTTCTGATGACATGATCGTGACCAGCTTATTCATCGAGAGCGGACCTGTCACTAAGCCTGATACTCGCGTATCAGCACTTATCATGTAGCTCGCCTCTTCTTGCAAATAGGTTGCGATGATGCATGTCATGGTCTATGCTTTGCCTTTCCAGAATCCAAGATGTTTACGGTTGAATGAATCGAGCTTGCGACGTTGTTCTTCAGACAACTGCTTGCGCGGCTTGGGTTGCCGTAGCTGCGGCCACGGTTCTGTTGGCTGGATGAAGAAGCCCACCAACTGCCGCTGTAACTTGATGTGCTCCCATGAAGATTGTCTGATCCGGGCTGCTATGCCAGTCAACGACTTGCGTGCCTTCCATATGCTGCGCAAGTCACCGTACTCTGCTATCAGTTTCTGCGCGGTACCTGGTCCGATGCCGACCACGCCAGGAATGTCGTCTACGCCATCACCCACCAACGCCAAGTAGTCATGGAACTGTTCTGGTGTGACCCCGTACCGCTTACGCATTCGGCTGACAGTCAACTCTGTTGGGTCTTTGCCGTTCCATATGCGAACGGTTTTACGTAGCAGCACGTTGAAGTCTTTGTCTCCGCTAACAACCACCACGTCATCGGCAGGTCCGGCTGCTCTACAATAGCTGCCAATCCAGTCATCTGCCTCGACACCCTTCTTGTGCGCTACGTGGTAGCCTAACAAGCGAACCAGTTGGCGTGCCAGCTTGGCCTGAACACGGAAGTCGTCTAGTTCGCGCTGCTTCTTCTTGTCTTTGCTACTGCGCAACCGACTGATCTTGTAGTCTGGGTACAGATCGTGACGTGGCCCTCTACCACCACCATCGAAGCAAACTGCGGTATGCGTAGGCGCGTATCTACCGACGCATTCGCCAATCTTGTTCAGCAAGCCCTTCACAGCATGTGTGGACTGACCGTTGTACGTCAGCCGATCCATCGCATAGAAGGCGCGCCACATCATATTGTTGGCGTCAATGATAAGTATCTTCCTAGGCATTGTTCTGTTCCATGTCACCAGCGTCACTCACGTCACTCATGTCAATGCGGTCACCACGCCCGAACCGTTTGAAGTAGCTCTTGATCAGATCCAACGGCATGTCCATAGGATCGATCTTGTCCCTCTTCAGTCTGCGTGCGTCTTCCAACAGCCGGCAGACCTTCACTTCCACACGGTCAACCAGCAGCTTGCGTATGTCATTGCTGGCTTTCCGGCCAGGCTCATCACCGTCCATCATCAGCACCACTCTAGTCACTCCCATGTTGACAATGATGTCGGCTTTCGCTTCCGTAAAGTTATTCGTGCCCATGATGCAGACTGCTGGTATGCCTAATCTGATCAACCGCAGCGCATCACGTTGACCTTCCACCAACCACATAGTACGCGGTCGGCCGACCCTGTGAATCGGCCACAGTGCTTCATCGCGCACCCAGTTGCCACGCGCATTGATAAACGTCGGCCCTTCTTTAGGCTTCTCAAACCACGCTTTGAAGCCGCCTATCATGTCACCACCGATACCATAGACTGGGAAGACCAGGCACTCTTCTCCACTGGTGCTGCACAGAGCATACAACGCGTTGAGTTTCGCCAGGTACCGGAACGAGAAACCACGCCACTTGCCGATGCCTCTATTATGCTGTGCCAGTGGTTTGTTGAACGTGCACGCCAGGTCTTCCAGCAACTGATCGATTGTCAGTTCAGAGAACACCTGTGTCTTGATTTCACGCCGGCGTGCGTACACATCCGTTTGCTTGCCTACAGCTATCTGCTGCAAGCCAAGTACGCCAGCCAGTTCATTCCACGGACCCTTCTTCTTGCAACCCCAGCAATAGAAGTAGCCAACTGGAACCAAGTGGCCTTTGCTAAACAGATTGTCTTGCAGATTGACGCTGCAACTAGGTCGCGTTTCTTGGTGGAACGGACACGGTACCATGCCCTTGGTTTCAGTGACACGAGCACCTGGTACGCGTTCCACTTCGGCTCGTATCATGTTGCGTTCGCTATCGAGCACCTCTACCTCTCACTTGTTTTGGTCTTGAGCATGACATACTTTACCGATTCGCTTTCGTTCGTCTAGTCAGCGTTCCTCTAGGCTCAGGACGTAGACGTAGTTTCGGACGGTACTGTGACCTGCTGGACCCCGGAGTTGTTTCTCATCCCTTGTTCTTTAGTTGTCTTGTTCCTTGGTGCTTTGGTGAATTGTTGACTTGTGGTACTGTTTGGTATCCAGGTACTCCGCTGGCGCTTCGTACCTGGAAGCAATCTCGCTGTCGCTCGATTGCAGTGATCTGTCGGACCTACGGTCCTTATTCGCTTCGCTCGTGTTTCGTTTCACTCAACGAAGGTCGTCCTCGCATGAGTGCTTTGCCGACGGTGTAGAGTATTGTACCATAGTCGAAGTGTCAAAACTCGACCAGAAATGGAGTGCGTTTTCGAGCCCAGCAAAAGGCATGGTTTCGCGCTCTCGTAATTGTTAGACCAACCATTGTGAAATCGCAATTTCGCCTGATTTGACCCTCAAAACCACAGTCGAAAAGTAGCCGATTTTTGGCCGAAAAAAGGCACCACCAGACCACCATCTGACCGAAAATCTGGTGCGCTCTGGTGCGCTCTGGTGCCGACCACTTTTCGCACTGTAAAGTAGACCGTGTTCAACATGTAGGGAAAGGCAATCATGACGACAACTGAATCGGAGTTGGGTAAAGCGCTCCCGCCAACGCGATATGCACTTTACCAAATTCTAGAATCCAAGTCCATAGCGGGGCTGGTCCGTGAAGTGAACGAGATGTTGTACGCCGCACCGATAGACGGCCACACTGCTTGGGATTGCTTCGGCTCTCCGATGGTTGTTCCTGGTGGTCATTGGGCACAAGCGATGCTTCGTCGTCGTTTAGAAAGCGCCCAACGAATGCCCTTCTATGTCACTTGCACTGAATGTCTAACGACGCAGGAGTGTCTAAACAAAGACCGCTGTCAACGTACAGGGAAAGAGTTGACCAAAGGCTTGATGCCGTAGCGGCGCAATGACATGAATACTGAATCAACGAACCTCACGAACTCCACGAAACGAGACACTGCAATGGCAACAGCATACGAGAACGCATACGGCAGCCGCAAGAAGCAACTCCCTCGACCAGCACAATGCACATGCGGAGGTGCTATGAATTGGAAGGGGTCCGCGCTGCGCAAAGCATCTATCGAGGAACAGAGCACTCTACAGTGTGGTAAGTGTCATTCCGAATTCACCATTGCACTGGATCAAACAACTATCTACCTGACCCGACGTTCAGTTGTACTGGCATGGAATGAGTCTCGAAAGTGAGAAGGCTTCATGCCAAATCGTCGAGAGCTTGCTCATGCAGTGTCCTACATGAGTCGGTTGAAACGTCGGCTTGTGATGACGACTGCGGTAGATCGGGCGGAGAGTGAGCACTATCTGCTACAGCGACGCGCGAACTCCTGCTATATCGGAGAGCGTCAGCAACCTCAGTTGCTGCTGCGACTTCAGATTCCAAGAGAGCCTAAGTTGCTGTATAGAGTCCGGCGTTTGTTGGAGATGACAGAAGAGGAGCTTCAATCACGGCTCGGCAAGACCCCCAAGAATGACTGGCGAACTACTCTCGACTACTGGGTACGTAGACGGTTGCGCAACGTGGTGGACCCAGAACTGCGCAAGCTCATACCGGCAGTTGTGGACCAGACTCTGCGCTATCAGGTGCGGGTGCCATTCATGGCGGCAGGCACCACCAGACGATTGTGGATCGGTCAAGAGTTGCCTGTGATGGTAACTGATCTGAACCCTTCTGGCAACGAAGCGTTGGAGATTCAACTGGGATCGACAACCATGTTTGCCAAACGTTCGTACTCCATCGACTTGACACCACGTTTGTCGCAACACTCATCACTGCCAGAGCCTAACAGGGTTCTGTCACAGGTACCAGCCGTGTTCACTAATTTCATCCATGGGCCGGAAGGATGGTACTGCGATCTTCTGTGTCATCATAGGACGACTCCGGGTTCTGGAGTGTGGCGCCCTAAAGTCATGTGGTTGGTATTGTGGCCGACATCTACTGGAATGAACTGGGCGTTCGACAATGAGCAAGGGCATCTCACGTTTTCGGAACAGCCGCCGTTGACAACACTGATGTTGATGATGGACTGTGCCTACAACACAGTGGTTGAAGCCCCAGCCAATGGCGCTAGATGGTGGCCCCAAGTACGCCGAGTGCTATTCAAGATGGCGTACCAAGGTCGTACAAGGTTACAGTGGGTCACAGAGCACAAAACGCCCGCAGATGATCCCTTTTCGTGGCTGCTGAAGAAGGTCCCGCGAGAACGAGGATCTGTAGAGTATTGGTTGGATGACTGCAAGTTCACCAAGAGCAGTTACTTCACCAACAAGGTAGCACGAACCCGCCAACGTCATGCATGGCTATGAAGGAGAAGAGCATGCCACAACCAAAGCGCACCATCAATTGCATGAGTTTCAAGATTGATGGTTACTGCACTCACCAAGCTGCACCAAGACGACTTTTTAGCATAGCCCGTTGCCTCGAATACGATAGTCAGTTCTCGGTCGATCCTAGATTGTCTCCTGCCCGGTGTCGATTGAAAACACCACATGATGTTCCGAAACCTCCGCCAAAGCCTCCGCCAAAGAATCCGTCAAGAATTTCGACCAAGTCTGTGGAGAACGACTGTGAAGATCAGGGCTTTTCTGATCTCAGCGCCGGTTGCAACAAGTGGCCTTGTAGTAATGCACCAATAGTCAATCGACGCTGCACTTGTTGTGGTGGGAGTTACTAGGAGACCCGATGAACTGTAGTCGCACTGGATGCACGAACGTTGCAACCAAATTGCCAAAGGTTAGCTTCGCTGCCAAGGTCAAACGATACGGCGCACGAGCACACTTTCAATTTCCCTTACCAGTGTGCGATGAGCACGCAGTAGCCGACCCGGCTCTATACATCACAGATGACAGTTGGGATCACATAGTGGACACTATCAAGTTTGCTGGATATGCAGAGCCTGATAGAACCACTGTAGAGATTTCCTTCGTACCCATTCCGTCAGCATACAATGCAGAGTAGTCAACTGAACAGTACGGCCCGCAGCTTGCGCGAGTTCAAGCGTGTGGCTGAAGAGGCATTGCAAGCCAAGTTTGAAGTGCCGTTGTCGATGCTGCCAAAGGAAGAGCAGCTAGACTGGAAGAAGCGGGCCAGAGAACTGCACCCATCCACACTGCCATTCTGCGGTCTACGTGCATGGTACGAGCGCACTAATCTACTGCGTACTGACCCGTTGGTTGAGCGTTCGTTCCAGAAGGACTACATACTACAGAACGGCCATCTGATGCACCAGTTGTTGCAGCAGTGGTTGGGTCGTCAGATGACCATCTACGGCAACTGGCGATGCCCCAAGTGCAACACTCTCCGCGAGTTCAAGCCACGTCCTCGTAAGGCATGCTCGTGCGGAGCCGACCAGTGGCAGTACGAAGAACTGGGTGGCCGGTGGGGCAAGAATACGGTATGGCACACAGACACTCTTTGGAGAGACAGTGCCAAGCGTTTCTGGGCGGTGGACTATAAGAGCACGGCTAGCACACGCATCAAGGCACACCAGCAGAGCGGTGACGTGTTTCCGTACCCTCGCAACCGCTTGCAGCTTGAGACCTACATCTTGCTGGAAGAACAGCAGTACGAAATCGACATAGAAGGGTGGATCCTCTTCTATCTGTCGCGTGACTACCCGTACTATCAGATGGTTGTGGTCGGTGAGAAGTTCGACGAAGACCGGCGCAAGGCAGTAGCCGAGCACTTGCGCAAGAGCGACCGTCTGCTGAGTGTAGTGTTACAACCACCCAGCATTGAGACAGCGAACAAGACCGAGAAGCACAAACTGTGCCCATCGTTCAAGTTTTACAAGGACAAGGTGCACGATGAGTATAGCCCATGTCCGCTGGCTGAAGACAAAGTGTGCTTCAAGCAAGTAGCGTTGGACAAGCGTATACAGCAGGCGCTCAAAGACTTGGCTAAGAGGAAGCGATGAAGATCATACCGATCCAAGAATTGGCGCCACGGTGCCCAGACTTTGACCGAGACTGCGACGACGTAAGAGATCATCTGAAGTGCTGGAAAGGTACTGCTGATCTTTGGTACATAGATCACTACACTGAGCAAGCTCAAGGCTACTGTCCATATGTCATAGGGCAGATGAAAGCGCATACCATCAAAGGACATGACATGAAGTTCCTGTGGTTCCTAATCAAACAAGGGTCGCGCAAACTACTAAGAGGCACTGGACAACTGCTGTTCGCCATGCTCTTGCTAGCCTTCTCGTGGCTCATTTTTCCACTGTGTTGGTTCGTGGAGTGGATAGATAAAGAGCATGATCGCTTTCGTGAAGAAGAACGTAGACGAGCTGATGATCAGAAGGAGCTAACAAGTAATCGATAGGAGGCAACATGCTTGAAGACGTAAGACATCTATGTGACAGGCCATGTTCGTGGAAGACAAGCTTGAAGGTAGCACTGGTTCAAGAGATCTTTCGGCAGCACCAGTCGACGGGGCTGCTACCATATATGATCGAGTTGGACTACCATATGTATAGTGGTCTGCTAAACTCCTTGACGCCGCAAGATCGTCTGGAGCTGATGCCCGTACCTGATCAATTCTGGGGCGTACCGATCACCATCATACCTGAGTTGCCGGAACCGCGAGTGATCACCATGCGAACGCGAGATGTAGTGAGACTGACATGAGAGTAGATGACTTGGTAGTTGTCAAGGACGACAAGAGCAAGCATCTAGTGCGCGTGTTGAAGCTCAAGCCTTTAAGTGGCGTGCTTGAAAGCTCCAGAGCTGATGAGCCCAAGTACGTGGACTTTGACGAGAAGCAGGTCCTGGTGAACTTAGGCGCAAAGCCTATGTTCGGTTCCGTCTATGGCTGTAAAGTAGAGTGGATGCGGTCGCGGCATCCTCACGAAGCTTGGGGTCAGATCACCGTCATGCGTGATTTGTCCAAGGTCGAGCGCAAGGTCATACGGGAAGCTTTGGATAACCAACTGGCGTTGCGCAAGCGTTTGCGTCTACCTGCTCCTACGTACATCAAGGCCGTAGAGCTTCGAGAGAACAGTGGCAAGTGGGCTGGTAAGTATGCTTTCCGACCACGCGATAGTGACGTGATGCAGTTGATGCCTAAGAGCTTTGCTGAAGTGAGTGAGTCACAGGGTGTGGTCAAGCCAAACAAGTGGTTGCCATATCTGATCGCGCACGAGGATGCTCATGGACTCTGGTATAGGTACTGCACGCCTAAGATGCATGCACGTTGGATCAACCTGTACCACAGCACAGTCATGCTGTCTCGTGCTGAACCAGATGCAGTTCGGAATCTAGGCAAAGCTTTCTTCAAGAGCCGTGCTAGCAAGCAGGAGTTTGCATCAGACTTGACAGAAGAGGACGGGGCTCTGTTCGATAGCTGCATCGGATGGATCACCAACTATCACTCCTTGAGCCAGCGCAATCTCGACGTGCTGTTCGCGGATAACCCGAGCAATATCAAACAACTGTGGCCGCGAGAGGCCATCTTCGAGACAGACCATGAGATACCACTTGGCGAGTACGCCTCTGTATCTCCTGAAGAGTGCTTTGCCGAAGCGTTCGCATTGAAGTACGCTGGTGGCATGAAGTTGCCGAAGGCGTTTGACAATCTGATGGAGAAGACCATTGAAGCACTGCCTCGTATCGCCAAGACTTACCAACACGGAGCTGAATGATGCCACTTGAGACTCACACATTCCTGGACAATGCTGCGGATCGAGTGAACTCAGACAATCATGTCTTGTCAGAACAGCCTAAGTCGTGCAGTACCGGAATCCATTACGATAGCTCTACAGGCCAAGTGTTGATCAAACGGTACAACCAACATGGTGATGATGTAGGAGCTGTTCAGCTACCGTTCAGGCATCTAGAGGAGTTCATGGCCGAGCGCATTCGCCAGACGGAAACACAGCGCCTTGAGCAAGCATCAGCACACACCCTGCTGTATGGAAAGTGGGGGCGCACATGACTCCATTGTTAGCCGCCCTTATCTGGATCGTACTAGCACTTGTGGTTTTCGTATGGTATCTGTGTGCCTGGAACATGGCTGGATTTTGGCTGATTCCACAGTGGTGGGCACAGATCAAGTGCCGTCACAGGACAGGATTTCTGATGAACATCGACTTTGACGGCACTGCCCAATATCAATGCGCGACTTGTGCCAAACTGATCACTAAACCGTTGAAGGAGCACACATGAGTACGCAAGATGAGGAGTGCAAATGCTGCGGTTCACGACCTGACGCTAGAAAGAGGTATCTGGGTGGTATAGATGCATCAGAACGTACGAAGGTTGAAGAGTTCACAAAGTGCCCGTTCTGTTCAAGTCAGAAGTGTTGCATGTGTGACATGGGTAATGATGTTCGTTGCACGTCATGTGTCGATGAAGAAGAGGACTACGAGTGAAGATCAAAGTCAAGCCGGTGGCCGGTAAGAAAATCAAGACCGCTAAGCCCACTAAGACCAAGAAGGGGTTTCTACCAGATCGCGAGAAGCTCAGTGCAACCAAGAACAAGGGGCCGTTGGTAGTCAAAGTCACCAAGGGTGAGAAGAAAGCGGACACCACCTCCGGTAAGCGCCGAGTCGACCCACAGTCCGTTAAGGATCTGAAGGGGGCAAGCTACAACCCTCGATACATCAGCGAAGCTCAACTCAAGCGTCTGAAGATCTCGATGGAAAGCTTCGGCGACTTGAGCGGTATCGTGTTCAATGTAGCGTCAGGTGTGTTGATCAGCGGACATCAGAGGTTGAAGACCCTAAGCGGGAAGAAGTCTAAGCTGGTCAAGAAGGCAGTTCAAGACAAGCGCGGCACCGTGGCTGAAGGTCAGCTTGTAGTTGTCGAGTCTGACGGTAGCAAGACCAGAATCCCGTACCGGGAAGTAAACTGGTCAGATCAGCAGACTGAGATTGCCGCTAACATTGCAGCCAATGCCCACGGTGGTGAGTTTGACGACATTAAGCTGGGCGGTCTGCTGCACAAGTTGCACAAGGGCAAGTTCGACATCGAACTGACTGGTATCAGTGAACTGGACTTTCGCAAGATGGTCATTGACTTCCGAAAGGGCAAAGGTAGTTCCGTCACGGAAGTTAAACCAGACGACGACACGCCGACCGGGAAGAATGCAGAGTCTGGTTCCAAGTGCAAGTGCCCACGGTGTGGATTCAAGTTTCTAGCGTGATGGTATCATGTGGTGGACTAACTTCTTGAAGCGTCATTCAAAGCCTATCGCAGACAGCATGACGCCGGAAGCGACGAAAGACGACAGAAGTCATTGGCTAGGCAACACGTTGTTCGGAATGCAGACCCTTCGCTTGACACTTAGAACTGGGGATAACAGCATCCTCTATTGGCCTAATGATGTCAAGTCCGTTGTTGGTAGGGTGACTGCCATTGGTGAGAACAGTGTAAAGGTCAACGGGGAGTGGTACGAATTAGACTGCCAGGAAGTTGGTGGGCTGCGTGTGGTGGACATCATACCTTCTGACACTAGCGCAGATTACGGAACAGGCGTTCTCGTCAAAGGTAAGCTAGTTGCTTGGTTTATAGAACTAGACTCAGCTATTGAGTGGGCATCAGAGAAGCATCCGGGTCAGTGGCTAACACGACGCGCGGTACAGCCAAAAGAAGAGCCATTCACCCAATCAGAATCCGAGGCAATCGCCAAAGCCGCTGACGTGTTGAGAGATAAGGCCAGAGTGACACCGACCGCAGACTAATGATGTACCCACATACATGCTCTTGCGATGAGAGCTATCTTCTGCAACAAGGTGGATGGATTGTCATCTCGGTTAACGGCAGCATTTCAAATAGCACTGACAACCTACACAGTTCTTCGTACAGGATTGGAAACTACGTTAGCACGCAGATTCACCATCCGTCGCGTAGACCAGGTAAACCGAAAAGACGATCTCTCCTGTGGTTTGAGCACTTCAATAGTTACCCAGCAGCGCCGCGCAAAGACTACCATAGCATTACCACCCAGCCAGAAGTGCGGTTGATGGTGCATGAGAGTCAGTCAGAAAGAAGGTCTCGCGCTCGTAGACGGTGGTTGCAGACATTGACCCGGAGGCTACATTGAGTCCTAGACTAAGAACCACGTTGAACGATCCGCATTGGTTGGCGTTGAATGGACCCAAGTTGGCAAAGCTGCTGCCAGAGACTTGGACGCATATAGCCAATCTGAATCCGCTACAGCTAGATTTCAATCTTAAGCTCTTAGGTGTTGATTGGCGCACCGATCAGGAGTTTGCAGAAACCATGATGTCGCTGGAGCAACACACGATCCTATTACGATCTGGTATGCTTGTTCGACGGAACCATAGACTGATGGGAGCACAAAATGCCGATGACTGATACCTTGATTGCACTGATAGAGCGCGGTCCGCTGTGGGATGGTGATGTGCCGAGCAAGATCGAGCGTGACACTCTAATCAATCAGGGTTTGGCCGTTCGTGTAGTAGTCAAGGGCAGTGACGGCTACACAGCAGCTACATATAGAGGTCGCGATGCTTACAATCAGCACTATGGGGGCGACACCTTGTCGACCTCGATGTGCGTAAGACGGCTGGCTAAGGCACCATGAGTAGCAAGTACCTGAGTGGACATCAGCAACGATTGAAGACGCATGGGGCTTACTGGGTATGTGCTCACCCATTGCTTAAGGTTCAAGAGTTGAAACGGGACACTAGATGTCCGACTTGTTGTAGAGCGGTGCGCATAAATCACTCGGAGTGGCTTTATTTATCCTGGAGATACCCACAACCAGTACCGGACACACTACCGGAGGATCTTTCACCTTCAGGCATAGTATTGTGAGAACCGTATGACACAACCACTGTCCCAAGAAGCGGCTTTCGCTCTAGGCGCCGAAGCTATGAAGTCCAAGATCACTGCTTGGCTGATGATGAATGGATACATGACTGTAGCACCCAAAGTGCTGACGTTGGAGAACCCCGCTTTTTCTATGCCAGAGTCGGTGACTATCGAACCGATCAAGCAAGCAGCAGAAACCCGCAGAGTCAATGTTGCAAGTTGCAACTGCAACGATATGGCCGGGCAGTCTTTTTTCGAGTGGCGGTGTCCCGTACATGGCTACCAAAGTGACGCATGAAATACACAGTCTTGAACCTACCAACGATGGAGCGAATCAACGCCAAGCCCAAGAAAGCCGGCGTTGCCGTTTCTCTGTTCAGCGGAATGGGTGGGGGTAGCATAGGATTGAAGCTGGCTGGCTACGAAGTACGGTACGCTAATGAGTTCATCCCGATCGCGCGAAAGACGTATAGAAAGAACGCTCGGGGCACGTATTGTGATGGACGTGACATCCGCAAAGTCAAGCCCAAGGACATTCTGGAAGTTATTGGTTGTAAGCCTGGAGAAGTGGACTTGCTTGAAATGTCCCCGCCCTGCAAAGTCTTCAGTGCAGCGCAAGCACGCAACCGAGAGAAGAATGTAGGCCAGGTTATCAACTACTCGGAGAACGTCAAGCAACGAGTAGACGATCTATTCTTCGAGGGGTGCCGCATTCTCAAGGGTATTCAACCGCGTGCATTCATTGCTGAGAACGTGAAGGGACTGTTGGCAGAAGCTAACAAGTCCATCTTCAAGGAGGTGTATCGAGCATTGGAGCGATGCGGCTACAGAGTCAAGGCCGCAGTGCTGAACGGCACAGACTTTGGCGTACCTCAAGCTCGTGAGCGTTTGATCTTCATTGGCATCCGCAAAGACTTAGGGATTGAACCGCAATTTCCCGACATCAGTGAACACAAACCAGTGTACGTGCAGGATGCACTGCCTCATGTGGCGAAGATCAAGACTGGCCGCAAATTCGTACAGGCGAAGAGTAACTTCATCTCGACGATCACGGCAGCCGACTCGGCCATCAGTTTCACGGCCCAGTTTTCAGCAGGAGGCTTCTGTGAGACAGTCGACGGCACCATACGCAAGTTCACTATCAAGGAACTCAAGCTGTTAAGTAGTGTACCGCAAGACTTCAAGCTGATCGGAACATTCAAACAACGCTGGGAACGATTAGGTCGAATCCATCTGCCACTGCAAGTCTACTACTTGGCCTCCACTCTACGAAAGCAACTGAAAGCTGCAACATGACATTCTTGCCTACTGGATCAACAGATCTGACAGAAGACGATGACATCGATCAGGTAGATCAACAGTACATGACACCATTGCTCGGAAAGATCGTCCATGATCTGGGTGGCAAATACTTCATCCCTGCTGCGCAGTTGGGAACGAACGCGCTGTACTCGTTGGAAGTCTCCGAAGATGACACGGGTATAACCATCGTGTCCACCATAGTTGAACCGGGGGACAATGCCACATACGTAGCTCCAAGCCAAACGAGGAACTGAAATGACTGATGTTCGAGTTGAAGGTTGTAGCACTAGTTCCGCACCCCAAGACCACGTACTGCCTTCTGGTCTTTGGAAGTTCGATGAAGAGGTCACCAAAGTCTTTGACGATATGCTGGCACGCAGCATACCTGGCTACGAGACAATGCGGTGGGCAACACATCAAGTTGGTGCTCAGTTTCTACAAGGTGATTGGTCCACGGTCGTTGACATCGGAGCCTCACGAGGCGAGTCGGTGGACTGGTTCATCCAGAATCATCCGCGTCACAAGTACAAGCTGATCGAAATTTCGCAGCCCATGCGAGAGACTCTGGAAGCTCGGTACTCGGAGAACCCCGACGTTCGAGTCTGGAACCGTGATCTGCGTGAAGCTGATCAGGTTTTTGACAAGGTAGATGACTGCTCAATGATCTTGAGTGTGTTGACGTTGATGTTCGTTCCGATTGAGCACCGTCCGGCACTGGTGCGTGCAATGTGGGAGACGCTCAGACCAGGTGGCGTTCTGATCATGGTTGAGAAGATGTTGGGCGCCACACCGTTGCTGGATGCGAAGCTCAAGGACACGTACTACAAAATGAAGGCTGATAACGGCTACACGCAAGATGAGATCCTGCGAAAGAAGCTGTCGCTGGAAGGTGTGTTGGTGCCTCTGACCGAAACGTGGAACCGAGACTTGTTGGAGCGGGCCGGCTTCAACCAGATTGACTACTTCTTCCGATGCCTTCAATTCGGCGGGTTCATCGCTGTAAAGTAATCGATGAAGAAGACCTACAATCCGTACCGTAACTTGCTGGCTAAGGTGCGGTATCTACTCCATACCGACGCGAAGATGACTGAAGCCCAATTGACTGACCACCAGTGGATGCTTATGGCGAAAGTGGCGGGGTCTCAAGTGCTTGTCGGTAAGGGTGGGGTGAACACCATGTTCTATCAATTCGGGGACCGCAAGCGCAAAGTGTGCGGCCCTATGGAACTGGTAGAGTTGTTGAAGAGGTTGAGCAGGCGTCGGTACGTTGCTTACCGAGTGAATGATACCTTAGCTTGGAGTGAGAAGACTGCTTTAGCAGCCGATCCTAAGCCAAAGACAAAGATCATCGGCATTCGCGCCGATGGTAAGGAAGTAGTCGTGTATACTGCCACAAAGACGTTGCAGGGGTATCAATGGGCAAAGGTCGAGTGATTCCCCGAGAAGCTTTCAAGCAACACGAGAAACTAGCTAAGGCGTTGCATTCTAGATTGCTTGAACTTGTCGCTCCGTTGCCTAAACGAGTTGCTGTGTTGTTGTCTTCAGGGGTAGATAGTCATGCAGTGCTGTTCGCTTGTTTGGAAGCCAAGAAACAGGTAGCCACGTACACGTTTGGTGTGCGCGGAGTATCATCTAAGGATGTTCGTGTGGCCGCTCGTACAGCGGACGAATTGAAACTACCTTGGACGTTCATTGAGCTTAATCCGTCGGTAGAAGAATTGCGCTCTTACCTTAGGCTTTTGTACTCCGACAGTGTGGGCGCCAAGATCCACATTAACAAGAGTTCAGTGGAATGCCTGTGGCCTATGCTTAGAACTCTACCTCATGTTGATGAGAAGTGTGTGGTTGTTGGTATGGGCGGAGATGTGCCTTACGCCACGACTAGATCCACAAAGAAGCAGGCACTACACTCTTTTGAAGAGCATCTTAAAGCCCGACAAGAATACGCAAGAACCGCATCGCGTCGCAAAGATCCGCAGTCAGTTTGTACAGACAACTGGATTGCGGCAAATCGTCGAGGCATGAGAGTAGTGCAGCCGTTAGCAGACCCGAGATTTCTAGAACTGCATCGGAGTATGCACCCTATACACGAGGGGTGGAATCCGATACAGAAAGCCCCTTTGCGTCTTGCCTTCTACGATTGGTTTGCACGATGCCCAGCGTTGATTCATCAGTCCTACAATGCAGGAGACACAGGAATCAGTGATGCCTTCGAGAAGTTGCTGACCCAGTCTTTTGAAGGCAAAAAATTCAAGTCGGTGCGGGGGCTGTACTCCGCTATAGAGCGAGGAGAAGTCAAACCATGAAGTGAGAAACTGCGCACACTAATTTCAGACCAGCAGTACCGGACAGGTCCTGCACTTCCGCAACAACACTCCTGGAGTTGACATGACTTTCTCCCACCCCCTGATGAACAACAGCGGCAAGGCTGCCGCACCTGCCAAGAAGGCCGGCAAGAAGGCCGGCAAGAAGGCTGCCAAGAAGGCCGGCAAGAAGGCCAAGCGCGGTTAAGCCAGCCACCATTGGCTGATCTGAAACAGGCACAGAAGGCTTTGGCTTTCTGTGCCTGTTTGCATTTCTGACTCTATACGGTAGTCTTTGGTTGGATTCCCGTGACGACTGGATTCGACTGAGACTGTAAAGTATGAGCATCGCAATTTTGGCTGTTCCACAACAATGACTGTTTCTATCAATCGTAGGTTCGATTCGATGGCACACTACGGCAATAGTATGGGAGCCACGTATCACGTTCCGTACTGTCAAGATTGGAGTTGGCTGGACTCCTTAATGTGCGACAGTTTCGACTACGCCTTGCTGAATCCGAAACGATTGAGTCTGATGGACTTTCTATTGGAGTGGGAGAGTCAGCTTCTAGATTTGATAGAACAACGCCATCCACACTCCACGGCTCAGGTTCGTGTAATGGAGCCTAACTGGTTAGAGGCAACTATCCAACTGCGTAGCGGTATGAAGGGTTCAATCAAAGCCGGAGCGTACTTGAAATGCCTAAACAAATGACTGCCGAACAGATCCTGACGGCGTGCCCACCACGAGTTGCAGTTGGCGCAAAGACAGTGATCATCAAAGATGCGAAGCCCTCTGTCACCAAAGACAAGAGACAGCGTATCGTCTGCAAGATCATCTCGACAAATACCCTTGACGGCAACCGCAAACCACCACCTCCAGTCAAGACGCACACGTCAACAGTTGAAGCCCTGGTGCCAGATAAGTACATACGCGACCGCGATGTGCCTGTGCGCGTGTCATGTACTTGCGATGATTTCTGGGCCACTTGGGAGGTTGCCTTGTTCAAGCGTGGCGCTGCTAAGATCCAGTTCTCGAACGGTGAACTGCCAGTAGAAAAGAACCCTCGGATGATCCCTGGGTGCTGTAAGCATCTGTACAAGATGCTGCAACAGATTAGAGGTCGACGTATCTGATGTCAAGCGATGTCATCAACAAGCTGAAGAGCATAAAGGAAGTTCTGGAGGACAACTACAGCACCGAGCAACTCTTTGATGTGCTCGATGCTTTGTTGTATGCTGGGACTTTCTACATGCTCTGGTGCTCCTCGTATTTAGAGCACCAACTGATGCTGATCAATAGCTGGTACACTACGTCCCAGCGACGCAAGATCTCACGACTGCCTAAGGACAAGTTCGCCGCAGCCGTTGTATGCTTGCGAGTCAGCACAGCAGCTTCCTCTGATGACAAGCTTTCTGTAGTGCGGAATCTAGGACTAGAGCGAAACTTGCTGATCTACCACATGGACCAATGGTTGAAGCAGGTAGAAAAGATTTCCCAGTGTCAGCATCGTGATCAACAGCAATTCATGATGGATGAGCTTAGGGTAGACAACCCTGAGAGGCTATGGCTAGCCGCACGTTCTGTAAAGTATTTCTTGAACGAAGCGCTTCAATTTCGGGAGCATATCAGCCAGAAGTACATGCGGCTGGTGGTGAACGAGGTGGCAGCGCACGCCAAACGCCAACACGATCTGACGGGGTCCAGACAAGATCCAAGTGACATCGCGCAGAACTTTATGCTGGCAGTGTACAAGGCGATTGACAAGTGCGATCCACTTAAGGGCACGTTGACATCGTATGTGCTACAGTGGATCGGCAACGCTAAGACCTCGGTTCAATTCAGAGATGAAACTGGTACCGCATACTTGCTGCCGTCGGCCAAGCGAGGCGAAGTAGTCAACTTCACGGTAGACACTGATGCTGAGGTACTAAACAACGTTGCCACTGACGAACTCAGTCACGAAAGTAACTTGGAGAGAAAGCAACGACTAGAAGAAGTACGAAAGATCGCACGACAAGCAGACCCTAAGGGATACGGTCGTCTGCTTCTTGGTATCACCGAACTCTTATCCGAGTCAGAGGTTCGGTTGTTGAAGATGAACTCGGTAAGCGCAAAAAGGTAACCACACATGGCACGCGAGTTTAGCCGCACACGAGGTCGTAGTTTCAGTGAGATCAAACCGTCCATGGGCGGTCGTTCCAATTACAAGTGGACGGAGCATGTAGACGCTCTAGACTGGGGTAACGGTGATTACCGTACAGTTCGCCTGGTAGGTGGAGTGTATGAACATGGACAGCACTCCATCACCATTGAATACTCCAAGAAGGGCAGCAAGAAGACAAACATCATTCCGATCACCAAAACTTGCTTGGCTTGGGATCCTGAAGCAGGTGCTCGTGTCACAGACAAGAAGTGTCCATACTGCAAGTTGAAGAACCAACAGTTCAAGGTCGTGTGTACGTCGAATGTCATCGACCGGGAAGCGCAAGAGAACGCGCCCAAGAAAGCCAAACCGTATACCAAGAAGGAGATCAAGCTCGGTTTCAAGCTGGTGGATGAAGACTCTTGGTCACCGATTCGAGTTATCAAAGCGCCTTCCACGCTGGTCAAACGAATCAAGAAGGTCGGTGAACGAAACATCACCAAAGTCAAAGGGAAGAAGGTCAAGTTTGATCTGGCGCACCCCAAGTACGGATGCGACATTGAAGTCAAGTTTGACAAGGACGAATCTCCGTCCGATATGTACGATGCTGTCAAGTCGGACGAGGGCAAGGTGCCGCTGACTGAGGAAGAGCGCGGTCTGCTGCTGTTTGATCTAAGCAAGCTGTTTCCGGCGGAAGATCTGGCTACTGCCAAGAAGGAAGCGGAGCAACTCGCCAAGAAAGCTCCTAAGTCGGACGAGGATGACTCTGAGGATGATGGTGACTATGACGATGACGATGAGGAGGAAGAGAAACCCAAGAAGGGGAAGAAGAGCAAGTCCAAGAAGCGCAAGTCCGATGATGACGATGAAGACGACTCTGACATCGATGAGGACGATGACTCGGATGAGGACGATGACTCGGATGATGACGATGACGATGACGATGAGGAAGAAGAGAAGCCCAAGAAGGGGAAGAAGAGCAAGTCCAAGAAGGACGATGATGAGGATGACGATGACGACGAGGATGATGACGACTCCGATGATGAGGATGATGACGACTCGGATGACTCCGATGATGAGGATGAAGAGGTAGATGACGATGACGACGAAGACGCTGAGGAGTCCTCTAAGTCCAAGAAGTCCAAGAAGTCCTCGAAGTCCAAGAAGCCAGCCAAGTCCACGAAATCTGCGAAGTCCAAGAAGTCCTCGAAGTCCGACGACGAGGACGAAGAAGACTTAGACGATCTGGATGATCTGGACGACGAAGATTCTGATGACGATGAGGAAGAAGAGAAGCCCAAGAAGGGTAAGAAGTCCAGTGGCAAGAAACGTAAGGCCAAAGACGAAGATGACGACGAGGATGATGACGAGTAAGTGAACGTCCGAGTCACGTAGCTCGTTGTTGCATCGAACAAGGGGCGCTCTAGAGCGCCCCTTCTCACTGGAGAAGTCAATGGCAAGAAAGTCTCAGCAAGAAAAGCCTGCGTTTACCATCGACTACGGAGAATTGGTGTCCTCCGTAGAGAAGAAGTTTGGAGTGAACACCGGAACGATGGACGCAAAAGCGCAGCGTGCAAGTGCTGTGTCCACTACTCTACTCGGTACTGATTTGATGCTCGGCGGAGGTCTTCTACCAGGCGCATGGTATACCGTACTCGGCGGAGAGCAATCTGCCAAGTCCACACACTGCATGCACATGGCGCAAGGCGCTGCGCGGGCTGGCATTCCGATCATCTCTTACGATGACTTTGAGGGATCACTAGATCCGGTCTACTGGGAAGCGATGATCTTGTCTGCCGTGAAGGGTCTTCGGTTCCATGAAGTCTTCGGTGTGCAAGACGAAGATGGAAACTACGTCATCAAGCCCAAGATCAGGAAGCGTGAGCCCGACAACGCAGAGCAGTTCTTCGATCCGATAGCTAGCCTACTGCGCAAGCTGCCGTACAAGCGATTCATCAAGGGTCGTTGGTTCTACGCATTCAAGAACACCAAAGAGAACCGCAAGTACGTTGGTGACAACTATAGCAAGGTCTTATACTCCAAGTACAATATGTTCTTTGTAGAAGCGCACGACGGTTTGCCACAAGCGGTGTTCTTCACTGACTCATACCCTGCCATGTTCCCAGAACGTTTGGATGAGGACGACGCAGGCTCCGGCATGGCTGCCATTGCCCGCATGTTCGCCGAGAACGTACCGAAGGTGCTCGGCAAGCTGAAGCCGAAGGGAGCCACCATTGTTGGCGTAAACCAACTGCGGCTGCGCCCTGGCTTCAACATGGGGGATCCATCGTATGAGCCGGGCGGCGAAACAATCAAGTTTGCTTCGTCAGTGCGCATCCGGCAAACGGGACGCAGCGTACCGCATGGTAAAGGGCCAATTGAAGTGGAAGACTCGATTGGTGAGGGAGAAGATCGCTATCGCTACGTTCACATGAAGACCATCAAGAACAAGCGCGGCACTCCGTATCTTGAAGCATGGCAACGTGTCTGGGTCTCGGATACCAGCGGCCAAGCGCATGGCTTTGATCCCGTGTGGGACACATTCTCTTTCTTGCGTCAGACCGGACAAGTGACTGGCGGTATGAACAAGATGAAGGTGCCACTGTTGAGCACTAAGCGTTCATACTCTTGGGATGAGTTCAAGAGACTGATCTTGACTGAGAAAGCAGACCGACCCAAGATGCTGAAGAAGCTTGGAATGCGAGAAGACCCAAAGCTGCGCGACACTTGCTTCAAGCAGATTCGTACAGGTGAAGCCATGAAGATGATGTTCGACACTATCAGTAAGCACTCGAAGGAAGAGTAGTGTCAGAACTACATGGAGTGGCTATAGGGGATCTGCATCTGGACAAGATGCGCAAGCATTTCCCTGACCGGCATCTTGAGCTACAGTACAGCGCCGTATCGCGTGCATTGACACATGCATATAGGAATGGCGCGAGTCATGCCATCTTTCTGGGCGACATTGGTGAAGGCGGTAAGGACTTCACGAACAACTTGGTGCTCAGTGCTGGGGCTCAAGATCTATTGTTGACCATCATACATGACTGGGGACCGAAGATCAATCTGGTATTCTACGCGGGCAATCATGACTTCACAGACCTCAGCAGTCAGACGTTGACCACGTTCGCAAGGCTGTCCCGGTTGTCTTACATACCGGCAGAGTTTCACTTGACGCCCGCAGTCATCAGCCACAAGAAGCTGCGGATAAACATCTTACCGTACCCAGCACAAAAGCCACCGGACTCCAATCTGAGCTTCGCTCACTATGAAGTGGCAGGTGCGGTAACAGACTCCGGTCGCTTGTGTGAAGAGGCTCGTAAGCATAACTATGGGGGAGTGCCGTTCATTCAAGGTCATCTACACACGCCGCAGAAGATCCGCAACCACCATTATCCGGGCACATTGTACCAGACCGCGTTCGGCGAGCGGTTGCCTAAGGGCTTTGCTGAGTTCAAGTGGGACGGCAACAAGCTGAGATACAAGTGGATCGAACAAGATCCACCGTTCACGCTGCACAATCTTCGAGTCAACAGCCGCAAGGATCTGAAGACCATCAAAGATGACCCGCTGCACCTGTACAAGCTGTTCGTGAACGAAACCGTCAAGCTTAAGGACTCAGATCTTGATCGTCCGAACATCGTCAATCGACTGAACTTTGGTACTGAACAGGAAGCCGATGCATTGGAAGCCGCAGAGTTCGCACTTGAAGAGCAGACGCTAGACTTGGGGTATGACAAGATCTTGGAAGACCTGCTAGCTAATGAGGGGTTGTCTCCCAAACTGGTGCGCATGTGTAAAGTAGAGTTGGACAAATTCAAGAGCAAGAGCTAAGCATGACCAAGTTTGCAGTAGCCTCAAATCCGTGGACACTCAAGTACCGACCGCGACGATTCAAAGACGTAGTGGGGCAAGACAACGCCGTAGCCATTCTACAGGGCATGTTGAAACGGCAAGAGATACCGAATGCTCTGCTGCTAGCCGGTCCGTATGGATCAGGCAAGACGACACTAGCACGTATACTGGCTCGGTACGTGAATTGTGAAGAAGGGACTGCGTGCGGAAAGTGCAAGTCGTGCAAGCTGCCAACTCACCCCGATGTGTCTGAACTGGATGCCGCCGAGCAACGAGGTATCGACGAGATACGCAACCTGCTGCGACGATCCCGAGTCAAGCCAATGCACAGCATCCGTTTCTTCATTCTGGATGAGGTGCAGCAACTGACTTCGCAAGCCAGCGGTGCGTTGCTCAAGAGCTTGGAAGAGCCTGGCCCTACAACGTGCTATGTGCTGTGTACGAATGAGCCGCACAAGGTGCCGGACACGGTGCTCAGTCGATGCCAGCGGATCATGCTGAACTTGCCAACTCGCAAGGACATCGCTACACGGTTGTCACAGATTGCCGAACGCGAATCCGTCAAGATCAAACAAGAGGTCCTAGACGCCATTGCAGAGTCTTCCGGTGGACACATGCGAGATGCTGTTAGTCTCCTGCAGTCAACGGTGCAACTCATGTCTAGCGGAGAGACAAACCCGAGCAAGCTGATAGCTAGTGTTGGACAATCCACGTCCGCATCCTCCGTGGCAATCGCCACTAAGGTGTTGGTGTGCCTCTACAAGAAGTCCTACGCGAAGGCGGCCGCAGCATTGCTGGACTTTACCACGAACGGCGAGGCGGCTATCCCGTTCGTCAACATGATGCTGTACATGAACGAGTACGCTCTGGCCAAGAAAGTAGGAGCAGAGTCCTCTGTGTGGCACACACCGAATAATCGCAAGTTCTGGGAGACAGCTTCCAAGTTCGTGGACAACTCAGAACAGGTGTTGACCACAAGCCGTGTCTTGCTTGAGATGCGAAGTCGTCTACAGTATTCAGGTGCGCCGGATCGAAGCGTGTTGCTGGGGTTGCTCACATGGAAGAGCTAGTCTATACATTCGTTGCCACAGCCTACGGAACTATGTTTTTGGGCAAGGCGGCTACTACCACTCTTCAGATTGATGCTGAGACAGGGATGCGTGAGTTTAGCCACGGCGGAACTCTCATACTGATCCAGCCAATGGTCTACCGAGTAGTGGACATGCCAGGTAACATTGGGTTCCCTGTGCTGTTCACTATGCCAATGTGGAAGAGCCCAGCACAACTCCAGCCGCTTGTGTTTGCTCCGGAGGACGTGTTGGTCTTGGATCAAGAAGTACCTGTTGGCATCATAGCCGCTCACATCCAATCTATTGGTGTACCGGTAGCCGTTGAGCCAGGAGAGCAGCATTGAGCACTGCAAAGACGAAGCAGAGCTTTGGCATCCGGCTAAAGTCTGTACGTCTGCAAAAGGTCGTCCTGTTTGAAGATGCATCATTCAAGTTCGCCAACGGTATTACCTACGTAGTCGGTAAGAACACCAATCGGCGAGAACCAGACGCGTCCAACATGACGGGCAAGAGTCTGTTGTTCTCGATACTGCCGCAAGCCATACTAGATGCTAGTCCGTTGCCGGTCAAAGGCATACGCAGCGCATCGAAAGATGGCATGTCCAAGAGCTCCTGCATTACCGTTAGTGCAGAAGTCGGTGATCAGAAGGTCGATGTCTCCAAGTCATTGGCGAAGCACACCATCTTGATCGAGGGGTCTGACATACAACGTCGGGGTAAGGTACTGGTCAAGGACAAGCTCAAGACGCTGTTTCCTCTGTCAGAAGAGGAGTTCTTCTCCCTCTACTATCTGAACACGCTTAGACCAAACACCTTGCAATATGGAACTGCACCAGTTCGTGCCCAGTTCTTTGTCAATCTGTTCCGTCTGAACCATCTGGATGAGGTACGAAAGTGGCTGCTACGGCAATCGTCTGAAGTAGCTGAGAATCAGCGGCTGCGTGATCGTCTTAGAGAGGAGTTGAAAGCTCTACCGCAGCATAAGCCGCTAGCTGACTTGCGATCCACCATCGAATTGCTGTCTTCTAGACAAGAGAGACTGAAGAAAGAAGCGCGTGACCTAAACATTGAGTGGACACAAAGCCAACTACATGAGAGTGTCCAGCCAGCCAGGCGTAGGGTCAAAGAGCTAAGGGCTCAATTGAAGGAAGATGGAGCCTCACTACGAGAGGAGTACCGAAAGCTTGAGAAGAAGCGCCGCACTCTCATTGATCTAAAGCGACAACAGGAACTGTACCAAGAGTCTCAAGCAAAGCTTAAAGGCAATCCGTATGTCGGCAAAGACAAAGACGAGCTGAAGCTACTGCGCACCAAGATCATACAGAGGCAGAACCAGCTTCAGTCTACAGCCTCGGATGAACCTGACAAACCAGCCGTTAGCCGTAAGCTGGCAACATTAGGAGAGTCCGTTTCCGAGTCTATAGCTACTAAAGCAACTCGACAAGTAGCCTTGTACATGCAGGCCAAGAACGAGTTGGCAGACTTCAAAGAGCTTTTGCGTGAGCACCAACAGTGCCCTACTTGTCGCAGCGAATTGTCCGGGCGAGTGACCAGAGCGACAGTCAAGATGCTACGCAACAAGGCACTCAAGTTGCGTCGAGAAGCGGCCGCACTTCTGAAGCAGAAGAAGGCTCGTGTCGCATGGATTGAATGGTCTGAGTACGCTCAAGCAGTAGAGGAGTTCAAGCGGCAAGAGAAGATAAGGCATTGGCTCAAGAAGCACAGTCTCAAGCAGATCAATGCGGTAGTCGAGTCCTCACACATTAAGCCGATCACACATAAAGGTGATGTACGGACTGAGTTGCAAGTCTTGGCCCGTCGCTTGAACACAGTGACAGAGCAACTCCGATTGGCCGATCAGTTGGCAGAAGCTCAGGCTCTATATGACGATCTGAAGAAGCGAGTGGTGAGACCTACGCGTGAACAGTCTGTGATTCGTAAGGATCTAGACCGTGTTGCCGAGCGTATGGACCGAATTGGGGAGGAGCTTCCGAAAGCCACCGCTGATTATCGATTGGCTAAGGAGACACACAAGCAACGGCGTAAGCTGCAGGCTACCATCTCCGAGTTGAGGAGCGGCAGCCGTGCTAAGGTGCTTCAAGCCCTAGTAAACGTGTTCTCTAAGGGTGGGGTGAAGTTGCTGGTGTTGCAACGCATAGCGAGACTGCTCCAGCAGAATATGAACAAGTACGCCAAGCTGTTGTACCCTGAACCTATGGAGTTCACGCTGACAGTGACACACTCACGCTTTGACATCACTGCTACTAGAATGCTCAAGGCGCGCAAAGACGTATCCGATGTTAGGAATTTGAGCGGAGCTGAATCTCGTCTGTTCCCATTGCTTCTGTTGTTGGCACTTCTTCCGATGATACCGATCAAGCGACGGATGGATACACTGATCTTGGATGAGCCAGAAACGAACATGGACCCAGGTATGCGTAGGATACTCACAGACACTCTGCTGCCGCAGTTGAACAAGATCGTACCTAAGATAGTGGTAATCAGCCCACACCAGAGTCTTGTACCAGCAGGGGCAAGAGCGTTCACTGTTGTTAAGCGTGGCGACCAGTCTACTCTTGAGCGAGGACTGCAATGAAATTCCGAGTCAATGGGTTCGCTGCCACTACTCCACAACGGTTGTCACAAGCATTGACAGCTTTCGGAGTCAAGCATACTGTCGTCACCTCAGTAATTCGCGAAGCTCAGACAGGGGTTGTAGTGTTTGCAGGTGTTGATACTTTTCGCTCCAGTTACCAGTATCTGCGTGAAGGAGTACGTTCTGTATCGTGCTTGGTCTGCGACAACTACTTTGCACTGAGATCGCGTCATCTTCCAGTGGCCGACCATGCCAAACCTACTGGTTTGCTGATAACTGAAATCGATATGAAGCCTGACCATGAGCTGTTCGAGATGGTGCAAGAGACTAAACGATGGAAGCCTAAACCAAAGGCAAAGTCACTGTCCAAGGCTTTGTTGAAAACGACTCGCGTATCGATGGTGGGGACGCTCCAAAACTTACTGTTCAAGGTATCGGACAAGGAGCAACGACAGCGGATCAAGAATCATCTATTCACTGCTCTGGTGCGTAATGACCCAGTTTCTGTGCAGGAGGCTCCAAAGACAATTCGGGCACAACTACTAGCCGTAGTCACAGACCAGACTTTCCAGGCACTTGGGGCCGCAGTGCGTGATGTGTTGGACAACGCTTCGATAGAGGCAGCAGCGGTTCGTCACGATGTCAGCAAGTATGACATCTCTTATTCGGTAGCATATATCAGGAAGCTAGTGTGATGATCAAGACCAAGCAAATTCCTTCGCTGGAGGACTACAGAATCGGTGAAGCTCCAGTTGATACATTGGTAGTCACCGGAGAGTGCGATCTTGCAGGTGTAAGTCTAGCTGCTCTGTCGCGCCATGTGAACCGGCGTCTGGTGTTCAAGAAGCGTCCGAAATTGAGAGGCCGATATGATAACACGATTGTTGCCCGCTCACTGATGGCTTACGGCTTTCAGGTGTTTGATACCGTGCGTAACGCCTACAAGATCAATTCTATCTGTCAGTTCAACTACACGGACCCGAGGTACATCGACTATGTGCTGTACGCTGTAGCTTACGGATCGGACCCTAATCGAGTTCGACAGTTGCTTGCTCAACCTGTAATGCAGTGCACCCACATGTATGAGTTGATGGGAGGCTCCGCAGAATTGAGCCTGTACGGTATGGCTGACTACCCGCACATCCAGTTCACTTCAGTAGACATCGACGATCGGGCCAATAGGTACGTTTGGCGTAGAGCACAAGCTGCTGGTCTACAGGTGTACGTTGAAACTGAAGATGTGACGCAATTCGAGCCTTATAGAAATGAGAAGATCGTGAACGCCTGCTTCATTGGGAAGCAGTCGATTAACTACTTTGACCCACTGGCCGTAAGAGATCTGCTAGAGCATTTACTCGTTAATTACGATGTGATTGCACTTGAACTATTGACACCGATTGATGCCTACAAGAACTACCACAGCAAGCACGAATGCGATTGGTTGCCCAGGGGGCAGCAATTGGTAGAGCGATTTTGCTCTGATCAGCCTGAACGACCTCGAGCCAATCCTGTAACCTCTCGGCTTGCGTTCTCCTTGTTCTTGGAACATATCGACAAAGGACAGTTGCTGAATTGGCATCATGTTTCGGCCTACGATTGGTGGATGTACAACCTACAGTCCGTGGTTCACATGATGATGCAGATGGGTATAGCCACATCCGACATGTGGTACTACACATATGGGAATCGAGCTGCCGTGCGCGTAGACGAGTACAAACCTGAACATCATCGCGCTATCATGGAAGATGGTGATGTTGTGACCTTGATCGTTCGTAGAAACTAGCAGAAGGGGTTGGCAATTGCCAACCCCTTCTGCTATGACGCACTAATTTGAGCCATCTGAACGGAAGACCGGACCATGACCCAACCTGATGTCTATTTCAGACGAGCCGACGTGTATATTGATGATGGATTCACAGGCCCAGAGAACATCGCATCCCTAGGCGCCAATATCTTGCCCCCAGTGGTTGACTTTTCGGCTACTCCGCTGATAGGAGTAGCTCCACTGACTGTGGACTTCACGAACTTGTCACAGTACGGTGTGAGTGACGCCTGGGATTTCCAGAACAATGGATCGACCGACAGTGTATTGCACAGCCCTACAGGTATTGTGTTTGGTTCCCCTGGTCTGTACTCCGTCAAGTTGACTGTAACGAACACTGCTGGTACAGTTTCGTTAACCAAGGTGAACTACATTGACGTAGGATCATTGCCCATAGTAGATTTCTCCGGTACTCCGTTGTCTGGTAACGCCCCGTTAGATGTGACGTTCACCAACTTGTCTTCAGGTGCAGTCTCCTACGCATGGGACTTTGAGAACAACGGATCGACGGATAGTACTGCAACAAACCCGACCCACACGTATCCAGATCCTGGTACGTATACTGTCAAGCTAACCGGAACTAACGCCTACGGTTCGGCCACTCAAACCAAGACTGCCTACGTGACAGTCAATGCAGTCGGCAATCGGAACGCACTACTGACCTTTGAGAGCTTGTTCCCAACAGGAGATAAGAGCCTTGATGCTGCTGTACTGAACCATTACAATGGAGGTACAGACAGCAACGGTAACTCAGGTCGAAACTATGGCATTGTTTTCGACGCAAACTCGATTGTGAGCTATTCGTTGTACGAGGATGGAACAGCCGACGGCAACTTTGTCTCTAATCCTAGTAAGGGAGCAGCAGTCTCCAGCCTTGGTGGTACAATAACTATCACCATTGCGGGAGGTTTCTACGAGCAGGTCGTAGCCAGCTTAATCGTGTTGTCGGGCTCAACTGTAACCATGCGCGTGAAGAATCCAGCGGATGCAGTGATCGCCACGACAACGCTACCATTTACGTCTACTGGAACGGTGTACGATGACTCAAACACCCCACAAACCGTTGATGTGTGGGAGAAAATCACCTTGGCTTTTGCGGGTGAGGGGCGCAAACTGGAAATAGCTGGTACTGTGAACCAGGTGGCTATCGACAATATTCTGTTCCGGCTGCCGTCCAGTCCGTTGAACCCGTCTATCATCGACCCTGACGTTGGCGGTACGTTGACTGCTAACGTATCGAACGGCGCTGTTACGTGGTTTGCGATGGAGTGGGATGGTGAACGCGACTATGACTTTGCATTGACGGGAGGTGCAGCAGCCTCAGCCAAAGCTTATGTCTACAAGGGGGAACTATCGACGCCGACATCATTCACGTCAGCGGCCCCTTATGCGCTAGATCACGCAGGTGGTATCGTTAAGTTCCCCAACTACGGCAGTAGTTCTCCAGACACCGTTTGGGTTGGTGTGACTGCTAGCTCTGGCGCTTCAGCGTCGGCCGGATTGACGGTAACTCCAGGGTCTGGGGCAGTTAACCCAGTTAACTTGCAAGTGACAGAAAGGGACCGTAGCTTTGCTAGTGTACTCTGGTTGCTGGATGGTCAGGGTGCCGACAACTCGACCACGTTTACGGATCTGTCTACCAATGCCCGTACAGTGACGCCTACAGGTAACACAAAGATCAGCACGGCACAGTTCAAGTTTGGATCCAGTTCCATCTACTTCGACGGCGTAGGTGACAATCTGACGCTGGCGGATACGCCAGACATGAACATAACGGGGTCATTTAACTTCAGAGGTTGGTTCTACATTGAGGCGAACACCAGTCTGAACATGACGTTCTTAGCCTTTGGTGGAGCTACGCATTGGCAACTGTATCGACGAACTGCCTCTAGTAACAAGCTGGTTCTGTGGAATGGATCATCCAACATCATCATTGGTAGTACCACGCAGATAGGAACCACGGCCTGGTATCATATTGAGTGGTCATTCGATGGCACGACGCATCGCATTTTTGTCAACGGCAATCTTGAAGGTAGCGCAGTAAGTGCATTGAGTGTCAACCCAACTTCTATGATCGTCGGAACGTACTTTGATGGAACGGAAGCTTTCCAAGGGTGGGCACAAGACATCGAAGCTACCACAGTAGCACGACACACCGCAGCCTTCACAATCCCACGCTATAAGCTTCCTGCAGCTTGATCATTCGCAAACCTGAGAGGTAACAAATGGGCATAGCACTGCTGTTCATTAAGAACTACTGGAAGCAAATTCTAGGGCTTGTGCTCGTACTGGCACTGTTGGCATTCACCTGGTGGGCAGTTGCGAGTACATTGGCTGCCGCAGAAGATCGTGGCTATCAAAGAGGTAAGGCTGAGTTAGCCGCCGAGTATGCAAAAAGAAAGCAGGCCGAAGTTGAGAAGCTGACTGAGATGGTCAATACCATCGTCGCAGAATCCCAAGCCGGCGCAGCGCGAGTAGAAGCTGCCAGCAAACGAGCTACGGCCGCCAACTCAAAGATCCTGGAAGCGGTTACTACAGCGAACAAACCACTCACTCAACCTGACTGCACATTCACCGACGATTTCATGCAGTCTTGGGATCAATTGAGGAGAGCAAAGTGAACACGCACCCAAGAATTGACTTGTTGGCTGCCATTAGCCTGGCAATACTTTGCACGGGCTGTGCTACAACCGATCCAATTGTGCTGCCGAAGGAGACTGTGATTACGCAGCAACTCAATATCGATCCGAAGCTCCTAGAAGAGTGTGAGCCAGACTTAGCGCCGCTTGAAGGCCGAACATCACTGGCTGTACTTGGAGCCTTAGACAAGTCTCAGGTGATCCACCAACGGTGCTACAACAAACACAAGGAGCTCTCTGACTTGATCAAGAAATTCCTACGTTCGGACAACATGAAACTGCAAAGTCAGTAATTTGAGATCGACCACGAATGTGGATCTACGCATACACCGCAGACAAAGGAGTACCCAATGAACGCGGAGAGCGCAGCAATAGCAGTGCATTCTACAGGGGTTCAAGCCATCGGCTTGGCCCTATTTGGCATTCTCGGCATACCATTGAATGCCATTGTGTGGGGACTGATTGGTGCTTACGGTGGCTCCGTAGTCACTCGACCTATTCGTGACACGGAAGGTGCGATCTTGTACATGTGCGCCTCTTTGTTGTCTGGTTTGGCAGGCTACACGATTTCTCGTATGTGGTTCAATGGGGAAGCAGTGTTGACCAATCTGTTTTCCGGCGTGCTGGGATTCTTGTTCAACGCAATTTCTGCCTCGGTGATTGCTGTCGTGCCTACTATGGTGCAGACGGTAGCTAGCGTGGTAACGTCGCGATTCAAGACCGAGTCGAAGAACAAGGAGGGGCAATGATCTCTACACTTCAACTCCTGCAACCTCTGGTGAGCTTGACAACAGTCATCGTATGCCTCTACTTGACGGCTATGTATGGCAAGCGTTTGTTCAAGGTCAGCGTACAGCGACAACCATCTGGCTTTGTCATCATGCAGTTTCTTGGTGCTGCGTATCCAGCCCTGCTGATTCTGGAACTTCAAGCTCACCCGGTTAGATTCATAGACGGTCTTGTGCTTGCGTGGTCCGCATTGTATCTATGGCGCAGCAGAGAGCGGATGGCTCTGTATGTGAAGGATGCTGAAGCAGGTGTTCCGAAACGAGAGATGGAAGACGTGTCTGAAACTCGAATGATCCTCAAGCCAAAGAGTGAGCCTGCCAAAGTTGATCAATCTAGCACCGATCAGGAGAAACCAAATGCTGGTACGTGATAACTTTCTGGATGACGCCCAAACCATCGGCTGCGATGTAGCTGCAATCCAGGCCGTAGCCGCTGTTGAGTCTCGTGGTGGTGGTTTTGATCCAGAGGGCTTTCCGAAGACCCTATTCGAGGGTCATTGGTTCTACCGGCTGACCAAGGGCAAGTTCGCAGCCACTGCGCCAACGCTTTGCTATCCAACGTGGACACGGCAGTTCTATGGCAAGTCCTGGCAAGAAGAGAAAGCTAGACTGCAAGCTGCCTGTGAGTTGGATCGTACAGCCGCATTGCAGTCAGCAAGCTGGGGCATGTTTCAAGTGATGGGATTCAATCACGTTGTCTGCGGTTTCAAGACAGTGCAACAGTTTGTCAATGCCATGTGCAAGGACGAGAACGAGCAACTGGCAGCCTTCACCAGCTACGTTGTCAACTCTGGGTTGTCTAGCCATCTGATCAAGCATGATTGGGACGCTTTCGCGTACCACTACAATGGCCCTGAGTACAAGAAGAACAACTATGCAGAGAAGCTCGCAGCGGCCTATGCCAAATTCAGTTCGACATAACCTCATGGTAACTGGGATGAAGAAGCAGAAACAACATGAAGGAATCTATCTCAGAGTCGATTCGCTTTCTGTGGGAGTATCCGTACATAGCGGGCTTCTACGGTGTGTGGACGGCGTTTGCTCGTTGGCTGATTGGTGACCGCAAGGGCGGAATGTGGGCGCTCCTCAGCTATGTCGTGTCTAGTGTACTGGTAGCTGTAGCCATGTCTCTGTATCTTGATGATGAGCACATCTCAAGTGGAAAGCGGCTGGCCTACATCATCTTCGCTTCGTTCATTGCTCGTGATATTCTAGGAGCAATCATGATCGTAGCTCGTGATCTAGCCACCGATCCTCTAACCACACTCACTAAGCTTCGCAAAGTGTTTAAGGGTAATGCCAAATGAACTGGTCTGAATCGATGGTGCTGGCCGTGGCCGCCATTCTGCTGATGGTGGATGGAATTGTTCAACTCTTGTACGGAGCCTTGCTTAGTAAGTTGCAAGATCGACGCTCTAGACAACACCCTAGTCTACGCTTTGTTCTTGGTGTAGGAATGTTCTTGACTGGACTACGATGTATGTACCAGATAGTGTCCGGTACAGAGGTTGCCAAGCTGATTCCTGGCGATGTACTAATTCCATTGGCACTGATTGGTTTGGGTTCTTTGGGTGTATCATACAGCTCTCTGAGGGAGCTGACCAACTATGTGGCTTCTAACATGAAGGAAAGCAACCATGGGTGCTAACAATCCAAACACGATGCTGCCTAGCACTGGCGCAAACTACGAAGCCTACAATCAAGCAATCAATGCGCAGCCATTCAACACAAGTGTGTTGGCAGAGTCCATTCCAGCGTCTGGGCTGCCAACACAAACCGCCATGCTGGGGCTACGTCGTGCCGCCGATGTGAACGGTAACGTCAACATCAACAACCCGCTGGAGAATGACGCGCTGGAAAGCGGTCAGCAGGTTATTGTGACTGGTGTGTCTGCGGCACCTGCCAATACTACAGCATGGAAGAGTGGTGGTCTTGGTTTCTCTGTTCAAGGTAAGTTGACTGCAGGTTCTGCCACCGTCAATATCCAAGGCTCTGATGATCCGCTGGCATTGACGAACCCGAGTACAGCGATGTGGACGACTGAAGCCACCTTGTCGCTTACAGGCGCTAATGATGTGAAGGGTGCCATTCTGTCTGGTTCTTACGCAGCGTATCGCTTGAACTTCAGTGCCATCACAACAGGTCCAGTTGACGTATACCGTGGTGTATAATCTGGTGCTCAAATGAAACGACTCAAGCCCTTCGGACCGGTTGACGGATTCATTCACGTTGGCCTGGTATCCATGTTGTTTTACATGGCAGTGTTTGCCAAACAGAAGCCCTTTCTCAGCGCTGAACTGCTGAAGTCATTGAAGCAATGGGTGCCATTGGGTCGTGAGTTCGTCAAGAAGTACGGCATTAGCATCAAAGCATACCAGGCGTACACTCAGTTGCTGATGGTGGCTACTGAAGAAGAAACCATCGATGACCACTTGTATGAGCTACTAGATTCCTATAGGGCCGCAATGCCCAAGATTCAGCGTGATGTGTCCATCTCTCACGAACAGCTAGGCATGATCAAGGACATCATGCTGTGGATGAAGAACGAGAGTTGCAATGCACTGGCGCGAGTGGAGCGTGGACTGTCTACAGTCACAAGTGAATCAGCGTTGATAGCGGGCTTCCAGAAGGACTTGGAATCCCAAGATCCGTTCTTGGAAGAGTTGATCCCATTGGTGAAGAAGCTTGGGGGTTCTGGTGTTCCAATCAAGTGGGAACTCACCATTGAGGAGTCCAGGGCAGTAAACAAAACTAAGCCAGCCCTGTACAAGAAGTATCTTGAACTCAAGCGTACTGTAGAGGGCATAGCGAAGCGCGGACTGATGGATTACGTTCGCGCCTCTGGCAAGGAGTCGGTTCCGATTAAAGACGCAGTCAAGTATCTCGAAGCTCAAGGGATACAGCACAAGCTTCCAATGGAGTTCAAAGGCAACGTCGGTGAAGATGGTGCTCTGTATACTGGTGGTGCCAAACAGCTCAGGCTGTCGTCTGCACCTCGATACAAGATCGTGATGAATCCAAAATATGATCCAATCAAAGACGATCAGTTCGTAGCCACGGAGATTCGTCCGACGCTAAACGCCAAGGGTAAACCTAACGTTGCACACCTCTACACTGTGCAGTACACGCGTCGCTCCATGCGCGAGAAGTACAAGATGGTGAGTGTGCTCATTAAGAATCAGAACAAGTACCGTCGTAAGTGGATTGAGGACATGAAGTCAGATGATCCAGATCGTTGGGTGTTCGGTCTGATGGTTGAGTTGTCTTACAGCACATGCGCTCGTATCTCGGAGCCAGGAGCGGAGAATACGAAGGGCCGCACTTTTGGATTGAGTTCCTGGCTGGTTGGCAACATCAAACGAATGGGGCCTTCTAGAATCATTGAATACACTGGTAAGGACTCTGTACACCACAAGCACAAGATCGACCCGAGCACAGCCATTTCTCGCCTAGTAATCAAGCGTTTGGATTCGTTGACCAAAGACCGCCCGCGTAAAGAACTAGTGTTTGAGGTGGATGGCAAGTATTACTCACCACAGAAGATTCGTACCTATTTCAAGACGTTGACCGGCATTTCTGATGTGTCGATTCACAAGATCCGAACCATGCGAGGCACTGAGTTGGCGGAGAAGGAATTGGAAAAGCGGATTGGCATCCTTGATTCTAAACGCTCTCTCACGCAGACAGTTGTTGACAAGTCATTCCAAGAAGCATTGACCGCAGTTGGCAAGCTCCTGGGTCACGTGAAGGGGGTCGGTGCAGAACAGAAAGCGACGTGGACCACCGCTAGTAAGAGCTACGTGGACGCGGACTTGCAACGTTCCTTCTATGAGCACTTTGCAGATCGTGGCATACGTCTGAATAAGACGGTCGCCCGCAACGTTGGAACTAAGTGAAAGCCCATCATGAAATTTGATCCTCTGCGTTTTGGTACCTCTCTTGTTCGCAAGATCGGTGTGCGTAGTCTTCGAGAGAAGTCTCTGAAGTTCGGTGTTGGGTTCATTCATATGGAGCGTGGTGAACTAGCCAATGCGTTTCCAACAGTTCAAGTCTTGAATGGTAAGCTCAAGAGGCTCAATTCAAACCGACTCGACATCGAGACCCCACCACAAACGTTCGATCTTGCCCGCAATCATGGTGGATTCATTACCACGTATAGAGCTACCATCAATGATGCAGGCGGTGAAACTGCCGTGGATCTTGAAATCCAGATCGATACTGTAGCAGCTACCCTCCTTGTTTACGAAGTGTGATCGCAGCCATGCGCAAGCTCAAGCAAAGCAACGAGTACATCGACCGGCTGATCCTGGAGTTCATGCGTCGCTTTCCGTCACTGACTACCCGTAGCGGAGCTTATGACAAGTGCAAGCTGGTTAGCCTGGAACTGGCAGCATTCTTGCGCAAGCGTGGCCTCAAGGCTTCGATGATCCATCTGCAAACGCCGACAGACGCTTACCCGAACGCTTGCAGCCAATGGCTAGAAAAGCCGGCTGAGGAATGGTCGCACTACGTAGTGAAGGTCGGTACTCGATTGATTGATGCCACGGCTCGCCAGTTCGACCCCAAGGCCGATGTTCCGCAAGTGTTACCGATGAGTGTGATGCGTACTAAGTGGAAGGTCATCGAAGAGGACTCTTTCTTGGATCGTTGGGTCACAGAAGTGATGCCGGTCAAAGAGTTCAACGTATGAAGCGCTTGCAAGTAGCTGCTATCGGCGCCGTCAAGAAGGGTGCGTTTCATAAGTGGCTGGGCAAGTCTGAGGATTCGCCAATCACTGATGCAGACATCAAGAAGGGCCTAGCATCTGATGATGCGCATGTGCGTAAGATGGCGAACTTCGCCCGCAATGCTAAGAAGTGGGCGCACTCATCGAGCATCGGGCATCTGGATTCAGAGACTGCTGCCTGGCCCAAAGACTTCTTCAGCTTGTGTGCCAAAGAGATGCCAAAGGAGTTTAAGGAAGCAGTGAGTATCACCATCCGTGGCTACTACAAAGACATCATGGATTTCACCTGCTACATGAGAACATCGCAATCGAACCCTTTGATTCGCTTCTATGATTTCGAGCAGGACACGAGCACCAAGCCAGCGACCAAAGAAGGCGTAGACGACTTTGTGGCGGACATCCGCAAGATCGCTAAGAAGAATGGGATGGTTGAAATACGCGACATCAAGAACATGATGGGCCACACGTATGCGTTGACTCGCCTTCCGCGTGGTAACGGTCTGCGGGTGATTGCGCTTCTTCGCTGACCAATCGATACAGACTGTCGGTAAAGTAAATGAAGCAGCTTGTCCAACGTGACCAACGCGCCCGGTCACTTGAACGGTACGGAACGACCCACTACTTTGTGCCGTTTCCGATGGAGAACATCGACGATAACTTGAGCCTGCTGTACTTGATGATGAAGCACCGACTGCCAAAGGCTTCTGTCGTCAAGATTGCGGTGGATAGTCTAGTGGCGATACAGAACTCTGTTAGCTGTGCCGGAGTTCGTAGATACAAGCGAGGTGATCGCAACCCCATCCTAGTAGCAAGAATCAATGGGGTCAACTACATCATTGATGGAACACACCGAGCAACTGCTGCGTGGGCTATGCGAGAACCGTTCGTGTATGCTCACTACCTTGAGTTCAGAGGGTTGGACTTGAGGCACCATTACGGTGGAATGACAACATCAGAGTGGAACGCTCTGTATGATGAGGCCTTAGTGAAATGAAACAGCTAGTCACGGCAAAGACCTACAAGCCTTTCACTAGAGCTGGTGGTCTGTATAGCTCCTGCACAGTCAAGGATGAAGCACGTTTGGTGTCGTGGTGTCAGAACCTACAACTGCCGGTGGAAGAGGCAGAGAATGGTGAACTGCATGTCACCGTGATCTACAGTCCACAGCATTGTCCTCCCGACGCTACTCCGCTTCCGACCTCAGGTATGGCAACGGTGATCGGAGTAGATCTGTTTGGACCAGAGGGTGATACACTGGTCTTGCTGCTGCAAAGTGCATTTCTGGCCGAGTTGCACGACCGCTGGCGGGATCTTGGTTGCGTGCCAACCTTTCCTATGTACAGGCCACACATCACATTACAAAAGAACGTGCGCCAGTGTGATCTGGAGGGCTTCAATTCTCGAATCCAGTGCAGTCCACTGCTGACGGTAGAGTTATCTCCTGAAGTACTAGAGGACATCAAAGATGGGTAATCCTTACGCTTACCGACCTCGTCCACAATCCAAGTTCAACAGATACAGTGTCACTGTCCAGTACGCGGGCGAGATGAAAGAGTATGAGACAATGGCACAGACTGAAGCAGGTGCCAAAGCAAACGTAGCGTACCGTGTCGCCAAGGACTGGAATCTAGTGGTCAGTCTGGTACACGCTAAGATACGTTCAGGTGACATCGTGTTCACCATCAAACAAATCGGCTGAATCAGCCCTACTCAAGCTCCAAACCTGATCGTTAGATCTACGGTGACTGCAATACAAGGAAGACGATCATGGAAGCCGGAGCCAACTCTATCTTTCAGTGGGTGCTCTCTATGAACGCTGCAACGTGGACACTGCTGGTCCTGACGGTTGCTGGTCTAGCAGTTGCCTGGCGTGCTCAGACACGCGATGACTTCGACTTTGCTCGCATGCTGCTGGACAGCAACGGCAAACCCAGCGCCACGCGAATGGGAACGTTTGTGTGCTTGGCGGTCAGCACTTACGTCTTGATCTTGGCCTTCATCAACGCCAAGGACAACGTCACCACCAATGTCCTCTATATGTTCGGCATCTACTTGGCAGTGTGGAGTGGTGCAAAAGTCATCGAGCGTGCCATTGACGCATGGGTCTCGATCAAGGGAGGCAATCCACTTCCACCAGCGCCACAAGTACAAACGCCTCCCACTGCTGAAGACAAGTGATGAAACGACTTGTGCAAAGACTAACTGCCACGAACGTTACTGATCTGACGATCAGGCGTTGGTACGATAAGTCTACGAGAAACTGGATCGTCACTCTACATGACTCTGATGACAATCAAGTAGGTGATAGCATTGTTGTCTATAGTCGCGGTGAAGCCTCGAACATCAAGAAAGACAATCCAGCGTTCAATGTACCCTCGGAGCCGGAAGACCGCTACGGCTTTTCCGTGCCTCAAGAGTTTAGGCCGGCGATGAGGGCGCTCGTCCGAACTGTAGACACAAATCCAGGTGATGTCCAAGTTTGGGACGTAAAGACCAGGTCGCTTAAGTTTCGCCTCTACTACAGCAGCGCCACGCTCTTCATCACACGCGATTCAGCAGGGGCAAGAGGAGTCTGCGGTGTGTTGCCAATTCTGCGTTGGATGAAAGCGAAACTCGTGCGCCTGCGGTTGGGTACTCAAGAGCTAACTCTACGCAATCTTAAAGCTTGACCATGAAACGGCTTGCCAAACCTGTCACGTATGCTCAGTACCGCCACGCTATCTTGGCTGCCACTGGCCAGGAAGTTGCGTGGTCTTTCTCTTTGCCTCCGCAACTGGTCAAGTTCGTAGCGACGATCAAACAGGTGCTGAAGCAGATTGCTGACCAGACGGGCGCGGCAATCGCGGACATAGGTAGAGCACTGGCACACAAGCAGATGTTCGCAGTGCTGAAAGCAATCGGATTCAACCTGAAGAAGCTGTTGGATGGGTTTGGCAAGCTGATGGCATTGATGCGTCAAGGTCTGACTGACGTGTTCAGAGCACTTGAAGACAAAGGAGTGCTGAAGCACTTGGCAAGTGGTGCTCATCACGTAGATGAGTTCCTTGATCATCACCCAGTGTTGCGCAAACTGATCGGATCAGCATTGGCTGCGTTCTTGTTCTGGGTGTGGTTGAACATGGCTTTCGTTGGTGACCCGGCGTATGACTTTGACCTTAGCTCGGTAGTTGCCGCATTCTCTGGTCGGTACACCATCTACCAATTCTTTGCCAGCCCTGATGCCTTGACCACGTTCACGTTCTTGGCGGCGGGCTTCTTGGGCTTTGGAGTACAGTGGCTTGGAGCTACCATACCGAACCTCATTGTAGCGATGGTGGCTACAGGCTTCAAGATGTGGAAAGACTCCGCGCACAAGAAGCAACTGCAACCAGTGTTGAAGCTTACTAGGCTAACACCATGAAACAACTGATGACTCTGGCAGCGAACATCTCCGATCTGGAACGTTTGGTACGTTTGCTGAAGAAGGCCAAAGACTCGTACTACAATGATGGTACGTTCTACAGGGCAGAGCCGCGTGAGTTTCCTGCTGATCTGCGCCCAGACGGCCCACAGCTAATCACGGACAAGCGTTACGATAAGCTGGAAGACGCACTGCGAGAACGCGACCCGACGAACAAGCTGTTGCGCAGCGTCGGTACTGCGTCAAGACAAAAGGTCAAGCTCCCGTTCTACATGGGCAGCTTGACCAAAGTACGTTCAGAGTCGGAAATCGTTGACTGGTCCGAAGAGTACCCAGGACCATGGGTCATCAGCGACAAGATCGATGGCATCAGCATTCTCTTGTCATACAAGAGCGACGCGGTGAAACTCTACACGAGAGGTGAAGCTACCTCTGGTATGGACATCACGCATCTGGCACCGCATCTCAAGTTGCCGAAGCTGAAGGGCACGTTTGCCTTGCGTGGCGAACTGGTGATGAGCAAGTCACGGTTCGACAGTAAGTGGGCGCAAGCATTCAAGAACCCTCGCAACATGGCGGCCGGCTTGGCGAATCGCAAAGACGTACATGATGCAGTCAAAGACCTGACGGTCATGATCTACGAAGTGCTTGTGCCTCGCGTCAAACCATCGCGTGCTCTGAAGTGGGCCAAGTCCAAGGGATTCACTGTTGTTCCGCACAAAGTCGTCACTGACATCGACGGAGACTATCTGCACCAGACGTTCATGCGTCGGCGTGCCGCAGGCAAGTACGAAGTTGACGGTTTGGTGTTGGTTCAAGACCAGGTTCATCCGTTGAACAAGCAGCCGTATCCAGATTGGGGGCGTGCGTTCAAGAGCGAGTTGGCGGATGACGTTGCCAATGCCACAGTCAAGAGCGTGGAGTGGAGACCTAGTCGTCACGGCTACCTGGTGCCGCTGATTCACGTTGAGCCGGTTAAGCTCAAGGGCGTGACTGTCAGCAAAGCCAGCGGTAAGAATGCAGGCTTCATCCGTGACAACAAGATCGGCACTGGTGCTGTAGTGAGGCTGCGCCGCAGCGGTGACGTGATCCCGGACGTGAAAGATGGCGACGTAATCAAGCCAGCACGCAAAGCGGCACTGCCACCCGCCACGTATCGCTGGCACTGGGACAGCGGTCAAGTCAACATCGTGCTGACTTCCAAGACGGAACAGAAGAACGCACCTGAAATTCAAGTGCAGGTGCTTGAGCACTTCTTCAAGACGTTGGGGGTTGAGCGGATCAAGGCAGCTACACTGATGTTGTTCGTAGAACAGGGTTATCAGAATGTGATCCAGGTGCTGCGTTTGAGTCGTCGTCAGTTCACCAACATCGAAGGAGGGTCGGCCAAGGTGTTGGATGCTGTGTACGATCAGCTGCAGGAGCGTCTGGCGGAAGTCGATCTACCGACGCTGATGGATGCATCGAACGTGTTTGGACGGGGCTTTGGTACACGTCGATGCTCGGCCATCGTCAATGCATTGCCCAATATTCTGAAGCTCAGTGGTCGGGAAGACTTGCCGCAGCGCATCGACGAGATTGAGGGCTTCGACTTGAAGACTGCTAGCGGCTTTGCCGCCAAGCTCCCTCTGTTCGTGAAGTGGCTTGCAAAGTCTGGTATCACACCGCGTGGGCCAAAGCGTGTACGTCCGGTTGGCAGCAAGCTGGACGGCCACCGTGTTCTGTTCACAGGTTTCCGTGATAGCGACTTGGAGAAGCGCATCGTTGCCAACGGGGGTCAGATTGCTAGTGGTGCTAGTAAGGCCACTATTCTGCTGGCGAAAGACCCTGGAGGCAACTCTGCCAAGTTGAATGCCGCACGGCAGCGTGGGATCAAGATCATGACGGCAGACCAGTTCATTCGCAAGTACGGTATCTGACCATGAAACCGTCTACTAGCCGCATACAGCTTGGAAAATGTCCAAGAACGAAGCCCAAGAGTTCACGGAAGCCAACCTGATATAGATAGGTAGAATCCATTATGTCATATGTAGTAACGCGGAAGTTCACGTACTACTCGGCGAAGAACTCGCGGGAGCTGAATTTAACTCCAGGTGATGTGTTCAACTGCTCATTCAATGAGGCAACACGCTTCTATACCATTGAAGTACAAGGGGACATAAAGTATAGATTGACCGGCGTCGCATGGAAAACATTGTTAGAGCACTCTCAACCCGTCAAAACGGTTAAAGAGGGTGGTCTAGACTTAAAGTATCTGACTAGGTGGTGGGATTCGCTATCAAGCGCCGAACAACGGAGAGAACTTTCATTGATCCAGATGGTTCCAGAGTGGTTTACTACCGGAGCTTTTGGAAAGAAGATGCGATTATCATCCAAACCTTCGCTAGCGGGTATGTATGATAGCCAAGCTGTATATGAAGGTGCTCCTAGAGTTTGGCTGAGACTGCGTAGACTGATGAAGAAACTACCACCAGTTCGCACAGTGTACAGAGTACAGGCCATCTCAAGAACTGCTTTAGTGAGGACGTCAACTACAGTTACTCCGCTAAAGGATATGACCAGTTTCTCACTGTCACCCGACATAAAAGACACACTGTTGGCTATACTACCAAAAATGCGTGGCGGTCCCAAAGTTTTATTGACCGTTCGCGTTACTGATGAAAGCCAAGTCCTGTTTGACTACCGATGGGTACGAAGCGTACTGAACTCGACTGTAGATCATCCTTGGCTGAATCAGATACGTAAAAGTTGGCGTGTGGTGTATCGCTCTTTTCTTCTTGAAGAAGAAATAGTCCTGTACACTCCAAAACCATTCCGAGCAAAGCTTATCCCTCTTTGAATGATTGAAGACCCCATGACCGACATGACCGAAGCAATTGGCGTTGTGCATTACAAGAAGGGCTACAAGTACCAGTTGGTACAGGCTTTCAAGATCCAGACTACGGTGAAGCCTCCATTGGATGTGCATACCGACTGGATCGACTTGACCAAAGACGGCATGCTGACGCTGGCTCCAGGTTATGCATGGAATGGACCGAATTGGCCTGCCATTGACACTGAGACTTTCCGGCGCGGGTCTCTGGTGCACGATGCTCTATACCAACTGATCTCTGACATGAAGATCAGTACGTCCATGAGAGCGGAGGCTGATCACATGCTGAGAAGGGTCTGTATAGACTCTGGTATGTGGCCGCCGCGTGCTTGGTGGGTATGGACTGGAGTGCGAATTTTCGGCCGTAAGTACGCAACTGCCATCAATCCAACACTAGTGGCGTGATCATGCGCAAACTCCTTCAATTGGGAACTGCCACTGCATACGAGCCAGATAGTGAGCCTACTGGCGGCATCACGCAAAAACGAGTAGGTCAACCGGAGTGGTTGAGCAAGCACATCTACGTAGTCGATGAGATATGGTGCATGCCTGGTTGTCCTGACACGGCGATGCGCGTGTGCTACAACAAGTCCGACCAGTACGTAGGCGATGAAGACACAGGTCGCTATCTGGCTCAACGAGGCATCGCCCCTGAACCGGCTGATCCGCAACACAGTGTCTGTTCCATTGGCTACTGCGAAAAGGACGGCAAGTGGTATGGATGGTCGCACCGTGCCATGTTCGGTTTCAAAGTCGGTGACCCACCATCTAGGCCCGGTGACTGTATCAGGCACGGACGAATTGTTGACGACACCTACGCAAAGCAATGTGCTCGCCGATTCGCCCGATCAGTGAGTACAGTAATTTCACTCTGATTGGTGTGCGTACACCGGATCCTCAATTTACTGTTGCCGCTTACTGGTATAGGAAAGCACGGAGTATTCCATCATGGCAAAGACCTACACGATCCAGAATCTGGGTCAATCGATTGTTGCTCTCCCGGAGGGCGTGTTCTATCCGAACGTTCCTGGCCGTTCGGTTACCGTTGACTACGATCTGAGCGCCAAGGCTATTGCGGCCATGTCGAACGGCACAGTCAGCATTTCGCCAAAGCCGTCCACGGTGGCAGGCCCAGCACCTGATGCTGATGTGACCAACTCGGTAACCGTGTCGAGCAACACGGTAACGCCGAACTTGGATCTCGGTATGTACGTGACACCGGCTACAGCTATCGCAGCAAACCTGACGATTGCCAACCCGACGAACTCGTCGCAATCCAAGTACGCGGGCTTGAAGATGAACATTGCACTGCTTAAGGATGCGACTGGTGGCACGTACACCATCACGTATGGTTCGCAGTACAAAGGGACGACCCTTGGCTCGTTCGCTGCCACGGTCAGCGTCAAGTACCTGATCGAATTCACTTGTGACGGTACCAACTGGGTGCAGACCGGAATCTCGGCCGCGTACACATGATCTGACGTGCTGCTCTGATGGTCCTCACGAGGGGTCTAGTTCAGACGAAAAGAAGGGGCGGTGGAGAATTTCTCCACCGCCCCTTCTGCTTTGGTTCTCACGTTTTGCGCCGCCACCCCACCGTGCTCACTTCGGTTCGATCTTGATGCTGCCGTCAGTCTGCTCTACCAGTTTCACGGTAGCGGACCCACAACTTTCAGTTGCTATTTCATAGCCAGTGCTCGGTACTCGAAATTGCCCAGCACTTACGAACGCTTCCCATTTTCGTGCCGCTGCCACCAGTTCACGGTAGACTTCCGCCGTCAGAGTGACGGGCCACGGGCATCCACATTCTGTCTGCGCATTGTACGTCAATGCAGCTTGTGTTTGTGGGCTGAACATTGTCACTCCATGTAGTAGCTGTACATCAGCTTGTGCAAAGTCTCCACATCCACCCGCGCACCAGCAGCGTTGTGGTGGCCCCCACCATCAAACAACTCGGCTAGCTTCACGCAATTGACACCGCCAGTGCCGGGAATGCCTCGAAAACTTAGTCGGACTCGCTCTTGCTCGAAATTGAATCCAAGAAAGAACTGGTACTCTGGGTGAGCTTGCAAGTATAGAGCCGCAGCATGCCCTAGGAGTGCTACCGGCATGTTGCACATGAAGCCCTTGTTCGATCCGATGCTGATCGGTATGCCATGCGCCCAGTGATTTTCCATCATGTCCAGACGGTACTCGTGAATCACTCGCCACCTGGTCAACGCATTACGAACACACTCATCACCATGAGGCCCCAGAAATTGCTTGCGCAGAAACTGGATGCGCTCAACGTCAGACTGCCCTCGCGTTTCGGCGTAGAAGCCAGCCTGGAATGCCGTCACATCTTCATGGAACGGATCGCGCCACGTATCGTAACGGCCCACAAGCTCGACGGCAAATGGCACTGGCTTGTAGCCTAAGACTGAACATACGTGATCCCACGCTAATTCGGCGCTGCACTTTCCAGTATTGTGGCTGACCACGACTAGAGATACTATACTCTCAGGGGTCTGATTACTATCAGCCAGTTTCTCCAGCATTTCTTTAGTGCTTTGATGGTGATCGATCAACATCACGGCACCATTTGTCTCTTCACAGATCCTTAGAAGATCGCCCTCTCGGATGGACCAATCCACCAGATAGACATGATCGGCCTTCTGGATCAGCGGTATCAAGCTTTCGACTGACCATTTGGTTCTGTCATAGTTGAAGTTGGCAAATGTGGTGTTTGGAGACAGCAACGACAGGACAGCAGCCCCCATCCACCCGTCCAAGTCGTTGTCATGTATCACCAGGTGATTATAGTGTTCCATCATTAGCCTCTTGATTTGGCTTACTCGTATCTATTGTCAACCTCATGAGTAGGTCCGGATTACGTTGTAAGCCAGCAAGCACAGCAGCTACTTCATCGGACAAGTCCTCCTCACCTACTTGAAATAGACTGTCAACTGCGTTGATAAGAATTGACTCTATGGACCTAGTCAATAACCCGGCACTCATCTACAGTTCCCAGTCAAGTGTTACGAGCACCCGCTCGAAAAGCTCGTCTTGCGTTTCCGGCATCACCGGCAGCGTGACTATGGTGAGTGGTGTACGGACTACGTTCAACGTCTGCTGTCTAGCCCAACGGAAAGCATCCTTCAAGTTCAGATGGCGCTCCGCCACCTTCTCTTCCATGACATCACGCGACTCACGCGACTTGGCACGTTGTAGAACCACCTCTTCGGAGGGCTCCAACAGAATGATGGCATCGGGTATGATGGATTTCCTGACACCGCGAATGACCATCGAGATAATGTGAGATTGTGGCCCAGACCGACCGTACATCTGGTAGGCCAATGTGGACATGAAGAAACGGTCGCATACAACGTTGTACCCAGACTCAATGGTCGGACGGATCAGTCCATCTACGTGATCTTGCCGTGCTGCCATAAACGCCAATAGTTCGGCGTCAGGTGAACTACGCACAGTCAGCAGTGCCTTGCGGATGTCTTCGGCGAACCTCGTGCCACCAGGCTCTCGCGTGAATACTGTTTTGCGTAGTGGGTGCTCTTCAGGTAGCTTCAGCACCCAATCACGAAGTTGATTGATCAAGTACGTCTTGCCGCACAGATCGGGCCCCTCGAGCACGATGAATTTCCCATTTGCACTCATTCCAACCTCCAACCTTTCAAGTTAGCCAAACTCACGGCTGCTGTTTTCATCACCGTGTATGTGGTGACGCGATCCGGCCTGTGCTCCCAATGCGTCAACGCTTTAGACAGTGGCCTCCAGAGACACCCAGCTCCTATGTAGGCTACGTTATCCACGCAAGCTAGAACTTTCCTGTAGCCATCGTAGAAACCTAGATCCAGCGGTTCCTTGCAACCGTTCCCTAGCGTGCAACCGTTCCCTAGCGTGCAACCGTTCCCTAGCGTGCAACCGTTCCCTAGCGCGCAACCGGCCCCTAGCGTGCAATCAGCCCCTAGCGTGCAATCATCCCCTAGCGCGCAACCGTTCCATAGCGTGCAACCGTTCCCTAGCGTGCAACCGTTCCCTAGCGCGCAACGGTTCTCTAGCGTGCAACCGGCCCCTAGCGTGCAATAGTTCTCTAGCGTGCAACCGGCCCCTAGCGTGCAACCGGCCCCTAGCGTGCAATAGTTCTCTAGCGCGCAACGGTTCTCTAGCGTGCAACCGCTCCCTAGCTTGCAGCCGGAACCGACTATCAGCTTACTTCCAGCTCTTACCCATGGGAGACCAGAAGGGGCAATACGCCACCCATGTACATCAGTATCCCATGACTTAACAACTTCTGACAAATCGATCATGCTTAAGTCCTCTATAGCAGTCTGACGATGTTCTTCAGCATCAAAGCCAGTTCGACAGTCCCATCGGCCGGCTTAGTGGCTCCTGACTCCAGCCGCTCTATCAACTCCTCGATTTTGGCGGGCAGCATTTCCAAGTGGCTAGCTCCAATCTCTACTTTACCGAGTCGCTTCCTGGATTTCTCGTCCAGCGTGAAGCTTCCAGTAACCACGATGTAGTGACCTATCTTCTTGAACTTGAGCCGGCCGCTCTTGACCAACTCGCGTGCAGGAGAACGGGACACCACCATCCAGTCGGAATTCGGATCTTGAATCCGCCACTTGAAGTCTTCATCATTGCGGGAGAAGGTCCGTTTGAACCACTCCTTCTTCACCTTCACGGATAGACCGCTCGCCAGCTTTGAATCTATGTTGATCTTGCGGCAAAGCCGATCAATAACTTCGGCCATTACTTACGCTCGAAGTAGGTGAAACCTAGAATGTGGAGCGTGGTCTTCGCATTTACCTTGATTTTCATGTTCAACTCCGCTCAGTTGACTAACGCTTGTGCCCCAGAAGGATGTCTACAATTCCAAGTATCTTGCTGCCTAGTTTTTCAATCTCGAAGGCATCGTCATCATCCATATTGCGGAGGACTGGGTCCAAAGTATTGAGCAGCAGTTGCTGCTGGTAAGGTGATAGATTATTGCTCCCCTCTTCGTAAAGCTTCTCTCTAGCGGCCTCTAGATTCTGCTCGTACTTCAATCTCACCGAATATAGGCGTGCCGCTAACTCGACAAAGCTCCTCAAGTCTGGCGTTATTTCGACCCCAGCACCACGAAGCCGGGCGTAGACTCCTTCATGTAGCTCGCTGCCCGTATCAATATCAAGATGATCCGGTCGGATCAGCTTCATGATGCTGACCATTGTGTGTTCTGTGAACGGCCCGCATCCAAGAGCCATTTTCTTGGCGGTCTTGGGCTCGGTGTGTCTTGTCGTCTTCACTTGCTTTTGATCCATGCTTGCCTCGCTTGTTTGGCTAGTTTCAATGCTGGTTCGCGCCGCAGTTTATCCTTGGCTTGATGGAGTAGCCACCACCCATCGAATGCTTGGCGCGGCAGACCAACTTCCGCCCAGTCCACCCGGTCCAGCACTGCTGGCAGCTTGGCACCCAACTGCGTGACAATGCCGCACAGCAATGCTTCGATTTGGTCCTTACTCAAGTCGAATGGACGCTCTGACCAGTTACTTGGTAGCTTTGCTCTTGGCATGCTTTGCCTTCTTGAGTGATTTTGCCTTCAGCAGCAAACGCATCAACTCTTTCTGCGCCCGAGAGTCGGACAACAGCTTGAGTTCCTTTGCGTCTAGAGCTTCCACTCCCTGGTTTACCACTTTGGCAGCCACTTCGCGGTATGGGGCGGCTTCGATGCGGCGTCGCTTCCTCTCTTTCACTTCTTGCGCGTAGGCGGTACGTGCAGAGACTAGTCGTTTGTCGATTCGAGCGTTCAACCAAAGGGGTGCACGCTCCTTGACAGCATCGAGCCCGCCGTTCTTGACCAGTACGGCTAGTAGTCCACCTAAGGTGATCTTTAACGACTTGATTTGATCCATGTGTCGCATCTCTGTGGCACTCGGATAACCATCACTTGAACATGGCATGGTGTTCTCCTATTTTCTACGCGAGTCGCGTCAACAACTCGACCTCAGCTTGCAAAGCGTCAGTCATTTGGTCTTATCAGTTGAACGTGGCAGCCCACGCTTCGGCCACAGACTTGCCGCGACCCGTCAGTTGCTTGGACTTCGGACCCCAGCTCAGAGTGGTCTTGCATACGACCTTGTCGCCACGGATCAGGAAGATGCTGTGGAAAGAACGGTCCTTGGTGGTGACTTCCAGCGGCTGCTCCTTGGACTCGCCACGGCGGAATTGCAGAGCGACAACGTGACGGCCGATTTGTGCATGGCGCAGAACTCGGCCCCAGTGGTTGGCAGCGATGGCCTGATGAATGGAACGAACTTCGGAATTGATGGATTGGGTCTTGCTCATGGTGCTTCTACCTCTATGGGTTGGATGAGATCGGCTTTAACGTCGCATCTTTGCGACTTCTTCAGCCTCAGTTGGTGAAAAGATCGGTACCAGATTGCTCTTGTGCATCACAGCGACTCCGAGTACCTTGGTGCCCGTGTAGACCGGACTCTTTGGTGGTGCGGTCGATCCCGCATCCATCCGTTGTGGTAACGCAGTAACAGTATCTGAGACAGTCGAGTCTTCTACGCCGAGGTCGGCTAGAGACAGGGCTGATGGAATGGTGGTTGGTTCTGTGGGTCGTGTCGAACTAAAGCGCCAACTGTCCCACTTCTTGTTCAGTTTGGCCCAGTTGGCTTGAGCTTCGCGTATTCTTTCGTCCCGGTTCTTCTTTGAGGTCATCTTCGCTCCATTCGTCATCGTCATCGTCCACATCTCACAAGTCATTACCTCTATCAGACTGCTTTTGCAAGATACGGTGTGCTATCCTCTTCAGAGGACTCCGACAGTAAGAGCACGACAAGGCGTCTGATTGGTGAGGAGCTCCACATGAGGCGCAATGAGTTGGCGCTTGCTCAAGTTTTTCTTGAGCGGTTTGCGATTTCACGGTTACCCGCAGATATGAAAGCTGAATTCCCATCGCTGTTCTACCGTTGCCAGCGCACGAGGACTTCCTCTCGGCTGTGTGGTGGATTGCGGTGGATTACCGACAAGGTCCCGTGACTAGGGATCGCCCACGTAGTCTGGCGGAAATGTAGACTTTGACCGCCCCACTTCGGTTCGCGGCCAACCCACTTGCGGAGTTTTTCTCTCACCTCATCCACTTTCGGGCGCAAAACACGAATTTCCAGGATGAAGGGGTTCATCTTGACGGCAGGGAATTCATTGCTGACTTCAATGCCCAGTCTCTTGAGTGCTTTGATGGCAACCTCGACATCGGGCAGGTCATATGAGGTACTCATGTGCTAGTCTCAGAGTTGATCGGTTGGAAAATGGTTCCAGTTTCTATGCGGATCGGGAGCTTCTCTCCGAGTCTGTCCGCAACTTCATTTTACCACGTTTTCTGCGCCGCGTCAAGCGCAAATTGACGCTAGCTGACAAATGTAACAGCGCAGGAAATCGTTAGCTAGCGCCAGCTCCAGCGGCCCCTGTGTCCTTGACATCTTGTACCGGAAGCGGCCATGTGCCATCGCTCTTCAGAAATGTTGAGATGTCATCGACGCGCAGAGTCTCTGAAGTCGGAACGAATACCTCGGCACCGACCAGTTCGTATAGATACACGATAGGAGTGCGGCTGTTCGCCACTTGCTTCTTCAGTGTCCGCACAGCCTCTTCTCGTGAGGTGGCAGGGAATCGTTCCAGCCCACCACCGCCGGCACGTAACACGGCGAACATGGTTGGCGGCGTCTTGTTGATCGACTGAGAAGCAGGCGCTGCTGTCGGTACTTCTGCATCTAGCACAGGTGGTTGTGTATCCATGCTCATTTCAGGTGACTCGCTTTCAGGGAGTTGACTGCTTCCATTACGCCGGTGATTCCGTTGACCCTAAAGAACTTGAGCGCAGACCGCTTCATCTGGTCAATGATGGGTGGACTCGTTCCGTGCATACATGCCACGCACAACTGACCTTGGGCACGCTTCTCCAAGTCGGCTGTCGCTTCGTTAGCCTCCAACCAGACCAGCTTGATGTCTGGGTACTTCTTCTGAACTGCCGTTGTCAGTATCGTTCGATCCTTATGGTGGATACCGGCGATCAGAATCCGATGCCGTGGCGTGGGCTTCGCAACGGCTATTGCTTTGACTTGTTCGCGTACCTGTTGACGACGTATCTGGTGGTTGGCCTTGGAAACGGCGCGAGTTTCTTCTTTGCTTCGCTCCATTTGATCATAAGCCGCCTTCCACTTCTTGAGCAAGACCACCGAGTTCTCGACCGTATCGAGTTCCGGGAAGCCAGGGATGCGAAGCGTGGCTCCGATCTTGTCCAAGATGGTGGCGAACCGTTCGATCTCCTTCTTGGAGCAGAAAGCACGACGCCGGTCTTTTGGCAGTACCGTCTGCATCACGTCCCAGTTCAGACTGACGAAGGATGGAGTCGATGGGGTGGTTTCGCGCCACAGCTTGATCATACGTTCTTGAACCAGCGCGTGCTCTTCCTCATCCCACTTGATGTACTTGCGAGTTGTCATGATGGTTACTTGTCCTTGAAAACAGAATCAGACTTGCGCATCAAACGCTCATGCCGCCGCGCCATTTCGTCGAAGTACCGTGAGTTCTTGTCGAAGGTATCCTCCATAGACGGCCAGAGATTGAAGCGCTGTTTCTCCTCGTTGGTCAATGGTCGGGTAGTTGTCGTTGTGGTTGTTGTCTCGGGAGCCGCTCCGGGCTCCGTCTTCTCGTAGCTCACGGCCATCTGTCCTGTAAACAAGCAACGTATTGCTCTGGCGAGAATGGTCAGGCGGCCGCGCCAAGTTGATACTTTTAGATTGAGTGTGGTCATGTGGTCTCCGTGCGAAGTTTTCCTCTCGGATTGACTAGAGTCAATGCTTTCCTGGTCCGCCGCGCGTAGCGAATGGTTGCCCACGTACCGGACCGTAGCACTTCGTCTGCCGTGAATGGTGTTGCGATCAGTAGATCGCACGCATCGACGATCACTCGGTTGCGCTCTAGAGGAGACAACTCTGCTAGCTTACGAAAATAGCCTGACAGCAGCGCCTTCTTGCTTGCAGCAACCCCACTAGCCGGGTGAACGATGATCGGCAGATCGCCATGCTCGATTAACCACAACTCATGCATCTGTTCATCTGCCCCGACACAGCCGCCATGATGAAGCTCAGAATATTTGCGGGTGCGCAGAAGTCGTCTTACAGCGATGTGCTGATCTTTGGTCATTCCGGCCTGTGTTCCCGTGAATCCGACGATCATGTCGCTTTCTCCTGCAGAAACGGTACCCACTCTTCCGGCACACTGCAATTGGTGCCAACACCCTTGAACATCGGAGCGATGTCTGAGTCACTGTACCCAGCAAGACCACAACCGACTCGCGTGATCCAGAAACGGTACTGTGGGTTGTTCTGCGTGTACTTGACGAACGTCGTCACATCCACTTGAATGTCCTTCAGGGATCGCGTTTCGATCCGCTTGTCCTTGGTCGGAATGCCGTAGCTGCGGCCAGTAGAGAAGCCAGAGGCTTGCGTGAACCCCATCAAACCACGAGCACGCCCCATTTGTGCTCCGTAGTTCTTGTAGGCTTCCAACGCAGCGCCGCCACCGTGGCGACCAGCCAGGTTTGATCCGAAGACGAAGATCCACGATTTGTCAGGTGCGACGCCGTCCTTGTGGACTTGAAATGCAAGCTCGGTCACGTTGGTACCTCCGATTGTCCCGGAACACCGTGGATCTTTTCGATCTGGCAGATGCGCAAGACGCACACGCTGTTGACGTTGACCCACAAGACCTTGTCTTTCGCAGAGTATGAAACTCCTACGTATGCCGCGCCTGTGATGTCTAGATGGTTGTCTGCCAGTGCGTCGAACTGGGCTCTGTTGGCCGGATCATTGGCTTGTAGGTACTTCATTTGCTGTCCTTTGAAAGCGGTTGCGCAGTTCTTGGATTGCCTCTTGGACCAAGGATTGCGTCACTTGACTGTGACCTTCGGTACGAACCCGAGCAAGCAGCTGCCTTATTTCTGCGCGGCGTTGGTACTCGGGCTTTCGGTGCAGCCAACCCGGAGTGTGGTTGCTTGCATAGATTTCGGCTGCGTTGATTGGTAGCCAGTTGACAGGCCGGATCGTTTGGCCGCGCACATCGTGAGTCTGGGTGATGTAAGACATCGCCAATTCTTGTGTGCTCCCGCGAGTGATGTGGTAGTAGCGACCGTCGTCGAACATGAAAAGCGGATAGAGTTGAGGCATGTGGTTTACTCGATGAGTTCGGCCAGTAGTTGTTCTGCCATGTCCCAGAACAGCCGATTGACCTTGAAGACTGGATCCCCTAGCTCAGGAAGAGCATCGATAGCGGCTTTCCACTCCAGCATAAACTTCTCACCCGCAGGAACTTCCTTCACAGCATCGTTCCAAGCCCGTAACATTTCTCGTTGCACGGCACGGCGCTGCGATACAGTTGCAGTCAGCAGACTCATACTTTACCGTTCAGGGTTTGTTCGATGAGTTCAAAGCCACGGGCCGTTGCGCATGAGAAAGGCCGGTCGTGGTGAATTCCTTGATGGTAGCACGCAGCTGCCTGCGCAATTTCACACCGCGTTCTGTACGGACAAACGGTGTTCGCCGGGATCTTGCCGTCGATTAGTTCGGTGTGGGCAGACTGCGGATCATTCGGCACATTCGGCACATTCGGCACATTCGGTACTGTCTGGTCTGCTGCCTGATCCATGTCGATGGCCGAATACATCTTCAGATCATCGACGCGCCGGGAGCGCCAGCCGCAGCCGTCCGGGCCGGGCACGAACAGTCCAGAGTCGCGTAGACGAACGTACCGGTCAGCGTTCTTGCGCGTTTCGGCCTGCTTGTCTTCGAAGGCATCACGGCTCTCCGTAGATAGAAGAGCAGCTATTGCTTTTTCGTAGGAGCCATACCTGTCCAGCGCATCACTACAGTCTCGCAGACCCATACCAGTTGCAGCACGCAGCGCCTTGAGATCTATCGCACGTTGTTGCATAATCACTCCTCGGTGATGGTGAAATTGAACTTGACCTTCTTGACCGACTTGATCGTGTCGAGGTAGCGGTGGTTCTCGTCCACGTAGGGACCGCGTTCGACGCGAACGAACTGGATTAGGTTGTCGGCAAACAGCGGCCGACCCATACGACCCTGTACATCAGCGGCGATGGCGGCGATGGGCGGTTTCCTCAGATGCTTCGGCAGTTCGTCGAAGTTATAGCAATGGTGAGCCGCTTCGATATAGACCTCGAAGAGCTTGCGCTGTACTCCATCTTGGCGCCAGCAACTGTCGTGGTTGCTCGTGTTCTCGAACAGGCCGACGGGAACGTCTTCGAGTCGACCTGCGTCCGAAACAGCTACGTAGACCCGTCTGCCGGACAGGACAATGTAGTGCAGAAACTTGCGGTAGTGACGTTCCAACTCTGGACGACGGGTATGGCCGTCGTTCTCGTATCCGTAGTTGTCACAGGTCACTTCGACAGGGAAGTACATACCTAGCGTTCTGTCACGGATGAATGGATTGTCGATTCGGTCGAGCAGGGTACGGCCCTCGAAGTTGCCGTAGATGGGGTTCATTTCACGGAACTGCTCGAACAGTGCGACGATGATGGCGGACGGGTCAACGATATGAGTGCTCATGTGATTCACCTCAGTAGAAATCGGAACGGAGGACAGTGCCCTTATCGACACCGTTCTGGGCAGCTCGATCTAGCGCGATGGGCAGAGCTGTCATCTGGCCCGCACGGCGTAAGGTCCAACCCACACCATCAGAAGCGGGAGTGAACAAACTGCTGTTCGTATCCACCAGCATGTTGTAGAACTCGATCTTCCAGATGTCACCCGGCTTTGGCAGCCGTTTCGGAGCCTCTTCCAGCTTCTTAGGGAACCATCTGATCAGAGTGGACTGCTTGTACTTGGTGAAGGCCACCGTGTTGGCGACGACGAACATAATGTCACCGTCCTGATCGACTTTCCAGGTGAATAGCCACAGATTCCAGAAGCGCCACCAGCCCCCGGCCCAGGCACCAGCGAGTTGCCAACGCAGTTGGCTGAGGCGTGAACGCAAAGTCCAATAGTTCATTTGAGGCTCTCCTTGCTCCGTTCGTTGATCCACGAGTCCAGTGTTCCATCTTGTTTACGCCGACGGATCTCACCCTTGCTGACGTTGAACTTGGTAGCCAGTTGGGCCACGGTGCCCAGCGGGTGTTGTTGGTTGTGTTGCAGAAACTCGGTTTGCAGTTGCAGCCGTAGCGCCTCTTGTTGAAGAATCCGTCGGTTGCGCTCCTCCTCGTCAGCTTGCTCGAAGATCCCCTGCACAGCTTGGCGGATGCGCTCTTTCACGACCTCCACCGTGGTGTTGCCGAAGGGACCGCTGATGTCAGGGTTCATCGCCAGTAGCGCTCGGATGTCGTCATCGAAACGACCTGTCAGAACGTGCATCGACATCTCGACGTCCTGCTTGTCTGCCACGCCTAGGCAGAACTTGCCGACGCAGCCGAGTACGGTCAGCCCCATCAACGGACTTGGAGTCTTCACTTGGTCTGTCATGCTTTCCTCGGCAGGATTGGTTGTGGGGGTTGCTTCGTGGTGTAGTGCTTGATCACCATAGCCAGCCAGTCAGGATCCGGGTATACGTTGTGATCTTCGATGTAGTGCTTGTATCCGGACGGCCAGGTGAAACCCTTGAACGTGAACTCCTCGCTGCCGTTGATACGACCACAGATGCGACAGCAGGAGAAGCCTCGGTAGGCAACGCATCTTGCCTCCTTCTCCACGTAGTCAATGGCATCGAGCACCAAAGACTTGTGCATCATTGGAGTACCTGGCTTAGGCTTTAGTAGCTCAGGTTCATGTGTCGAGTACCAGAAGCCAACCTTCTTTACCGGGTTCACGCCGGATCTCCTTCGTTCAGCAGTTTGAGCAGTTGCTCATTGGACTCGATCACCTTGGCGCCAGGATAGAAATGCGTCAAATGCTCACGCCACGATTGGAAGTTCTTGTGCGCCGTTCCACAGTGCCTGAAGCTGCATGCGTGCCAGCCCAGTTCCTTCAGAATCTTCCAGCCGAACATCGCATCGTCGGTCATGAACACGTGGGTATCGGCACCGATTGGGCCGACAGCGTAGCAACAGATGCCACCACTGGACGCCAGATAGTCTTGACCGGTGTCGCCTGCAGTGCCGAAACGCTTGGGGCCGAACCAAAAGCCATCGACTTCAGCGATGGACAACACGCGCGAGAAGCAGGTGTCGGGGTGCCGACGGCATTCCATAAACTTGTCAAGTGCGCCGGCCGCTTTGAAGTCTGCCAGCACTTCTTCCTGGCGAGCCTTGGTAGACGAGGTATATAGCATTTCGAGGGTGATCATGGTGATTCCTTTCAGACGTTGATGCTTTGAAGCGGTTCGATGCGCCCTCCGCTGGTTTTCGACCAGTACGTGAACCGTTTCATGTAGCAAGCAGCTTCTAGCACATCCTCGAAGCGGCCGCTCAGGTAGGCCAGCGTTGGTGTATGTGAACTGTGGTAGCTGCCGCTCTGATCATCTCCGATGATGCGGAAAACTCCACTCTTTCCCCGACAGTCCACGTAGTAATCTGACAGGTACGGCGTGTCCAGTCGCTTGATGTAGTCGGCCTTGATCTGAGCCGCGACTTCCGGCGTGACTTTCTTGTCGAACAGATCAGGGTGTTCTTGCTTGAGTTGTTCGAGGTTCATGATGTTCCTCACAGTGGATCGTTGATAAGTCGCTTGAGGGTGCCCTCAAAATCGAGCACGGGATCGTTACCCGACATGCACGGGAAGTCAAAGTTCACCCAAAGTTCGCCATCTTCTTTGTACAGCCGGGCAAAACTCTGGTAACCTCGTGCGCTATCGCTAAGATACATGCACCGCCGAGTGCGACTGAAGGTCACCCGTTTGAAGTGACGCTTGGCAAAGTCAACGGTTCGTTGCATGCATTGGGCTTGCCGTGTGTTTCTGTTCATAGACATGTCGTGTTTACTGTTCATATTGACTAGGAAACGAGGTTCCCTTTGCTCCTGTGTCAGATGTCGATCTTGGGCAGCACGATGCCGCCGAGTTCCAGGGCGCGTTGCGTGGCCTTGCTTTTCAGCCGGATTGCCAAGTCGCGGCGGCGTTGGCTCTCCTGCTGCATCGCAACCGGAAGTTCACGGGTAGTGAGCATCGTCTCGATCTCTCGGGCATCTGCCAGCAGCAAGGTGGCGCACAGCACCATCTCATTGATCGACATCGAAATGGACTCAGGGGCATGCGGCACGTTGCCGACGTAGTCCTTGGAAAAGTCCACTTCTTTGTCTTCAGGGGTGGCTGGCTCATCGATGAAGCAATCGATGCTGCCGCAGACTTGGCAGCGCCCCCCTTCCGGTTGCTTGCCGGCAGGCAGTTCAGTGAAGCACGAATCGCAGACGGTGCGTACTTGGGTGATGGGCATGATGCGGTCCTTTCAGAATGAATTGAACATGGCAGCTTCGGCGGCACGGTCGACCTTGCGACCGTGAACGTCCAAGTCAGTGAACTCGCGCCACAGGGTGTAGGCCAACTCGGAACTGACGATCATAGGCTCGCTCTGTGAGAGTGCTTGTCTTGCCGCGATGCGGGCGCCGATGACACTTTCCAACTTGGTTGCGTCTTGTGTGGCAAGCAGACTGTACTTGCTCCATCTGGAGGCAGACAGCCAGCGAACTGCCGACTCCCGAGTTGAGCAAGGAAAGATCCACCGATTCATGGCCTTCTGGATCTCTACTTCGCGCTGTGCTTGGATACGTTGGTACCGCCGTTCGATCCAGCGATCACAGGCCTTCTCGATTTCGGCTGCTGGGACGTAGAGATATGCGATTGCGCGGTGCATCAGTAGACCTCACCGGATTGACGCTTCGCGTCATAGCTGGCGTTCCATTCTGCCTCTGTCGGCTCGAACATGCACGCTTGCTCTTCGTCCTCCGCGTCGCGGTTCCAGATGAACTTGCAGCCATTGCCGGAGTATTGGTTCTCGTTGCAGTGGCCGGTGTTCGTGCCCGGCGGATGCAGGCTGGTGCCGAAGTGGTGACTACCGCACAGCGGGCATGTGAAGCCGGGCTGGCGAACGTCGTCCAACTTGAAGACGCGAAAGTCCTGACTACTGAGATGCATGGAGTTGCACAGTTCAGTGAACGACGGGTAGGTGCTGGCCCAGACCATCATAGTGAGTGCATGTTCCGGCGAATCGGCCTCGTAGTCGCCGAGTACGGTCTGGTCCGTGATACGAACGATGCGAAACTTGGGCATGTGCTCTCCTCAGTTCAAACCCTTGAAGTCGTTGATTGCGGCTGCCGCCACTTGGCATGCCAGTTCTTCCAGCAGCCTCGGGGTGAGCGGCTCCTTTACTCTCAGAACGTCGTCGGAACCCCAGGTCACGTCAGAGCCATTCAAGCAGTTCCATTGCATCCAGTTGCGAACAGCGGCCATATGACTACCGCCTTGCTCGGCAAGTTCTGGCGCAGTGGTGTATTGAGACAGCAAGTCCACTTGTTCGGCGATGCTCGCCTTGATGAAGACTTCGACTTCTGGCGTTGCTTCGCGCAGAAGCTCTAGCGCCTTCAGAATCCGTCGTTGGTTCAGCTTGTTCATAGAGGTTCATTCCATGGTGATGGTTTCGGTATTGACGTTATGCGCCCAACCGTCGCGGAACTCGGTGACTTCGATGACGAACGCCAGGCTCTTCCGAGCCAGCATCTTCAACTCGTCGTTGAAGGTAGGAGGGACGCCGACTTGCTGAGTCCGCCACCGTTGGACGACTTCGGTGCGAGTCGAGGCCAGTGCGGCAGTTGTGTTATTGGGAGTGGTCCACTGCTTGGCCCAATCTTCCAGACGTTGACGATCACGTTGGCTGATTGCCAACGTATTGGGGATGCACAGAATGTGGCGCACGCCACGGCAAACGAACATGGACATGATGTTGCTCCTCAGTGGATGGTTTCGTACTGCATGATGTACGCACCATGCGTGCCGAATTCTGGTGCCAGAAAAGCCATGTAGCCATCCGTATGGTGGGGCCACGGATCTACCGGCACCAGGCTTCCGTAGTCATCGATCAAGTAGCAACCGGGCCACGGGGTGCCAAGCCGGCGATGAAGACCCCACTCGTCATAGTCAGCAGACGGTGGTGGCATCACGAAGCGGAAACCGACCTCGGCGTAGTGCTTGGAGTAGTCGATCATGTGGACCTCAATCTGAGTGGTGGATGTTCAGGCATCGATGCAGAAGCCCGCCGACTCGACTCGAACCAGGCCGTCTGCGGTCGTGCTGATCTTAGGTACGCGGTTGTGGATGTCCTCGATGGCTTGATGCAAGCACATCAAGTTCATCGGACCGGGGTTGTCGATGATGATGTCGATGGGCAGTCGCCAGTACAGTGGGTGCTTCACCTGGTCGAAGCACATCTGCTTCTGCTCGGCAGAGAACTGGTGATCGGGCTTCAACTCAGGTGGCTGTGCTTGAATGATCGCGGTGATGCCTTTGCCAGCACCAGGCGCCACCATCACGTAGGCGTTCTGCGCTCGCAGTTGCTCCACGATCTTCTTTTGGTGGAGATGCAGCTTCGGCTTCAACTTGGTTTTCCGGGGGACTGGCGGAGGCGGCGGAACCTCCTCGAGAATGTTCTGTTCGTTGATCCGCGCATGCGTGATGCCCAACAGAATCAAGATGTTGCGAGCATGGTCCATCGCACGCGGACCATCGTCGTTGCCCTTGGTGAAATCGCGCACATGCTGGCTCCATTGCGGACCATCGAGGTTGCGCTTCTGGGCAAGTTGCCGCAGTTGATGGATCGAGCATGCAGAAAGAGGGATCTTGTTCACTCGGGGTTCTCCAGGTTGATCACTGTGGCATCACGGAACACTTGCCAGTCGTTCATAGGTCCGTGAGGACTCGGCTTGGTGTCTTCCACACCCACCGCATGAAACGTCAGCTCAGGTAGTGGCTCCGATGGAGACTTGACGCGGAGTCGAGCGAACGCTTCAGCTCGAAGTGGGCCAGCATCTGCTTCACTTCATCTTCTGTGAGGTTGAAGGTGGCGCAGACTCCTGTGTTGGTTGCCAGATTGGCGGTGGCGGCTTGCGCCCCAACCACTTCGTACATGCTCCATCCACGGTCCCACGTGATTGACAACACCAGATAGCGGATGACTTCGTTCTTGCGGGCAGTGGACTTGGTACGAGCGGACTTGGCAGTTTTCATGTCAGAACCCCACGGAGCGGAGAGATTGAAGATAGACGCGGATGACAACCCACGTGGTCGTGTCGTTCTGCACTCGGCAGTTTTCGATCACGTAGAAGGTCAGAGGCAGCCGAGTCAGCACTCGGACGATCCAGCTATCGGCACGCAGCACACACTCGAACACGGGCCGCTGCGGCTGGCACAACTTGGCGATTTCCGCCTTCGACAGCAGCCGGCACTCGGCGGCAGCTTCGACGTAGGTGACTTCACCGAGTCTCGGGCTGCCAAGATACATCGCATTGTAGTGGAAGTGCGGCGTGCCGGGCATGCCGATCTTCATGAACTTCGGATTCGGCGGGCCGAACCACGTATTGACCAACTCGAACGATTCGCCGACAGGGACTTCACGTACCAACATGGTGTTCTCCAGTGAGTGTGGATTCTGACGTCTCAGGCCAACGCCTTGACTGCTAGACGTGCTGCTGACTTGAGTTGAGCAACCGTCTGCCAATCCAAGGTGCTGTGGAAGATCGAGTGTCGCATGCAGTCCTCGATTTCCGCCAGCTTCTTCTTGTCGGTCACACAAGTCGCTTCGGAGATGATCTTGGCATAGCCGGTCAGTTTCTGGTCTTTTGGAGCAATGATCGGCTTCAGGAACTTCGGATTGGAGATGTCCACGCCGGTGACGCCGAGCTTCACCAGGGCCGCATACGTCTTCGTGTAGGCCACCCGGCTCACGTTGTCACCGTATATGAAGCCAACGATTGTCTGACTGGGAGACTCGTCCAGCCCCATCGACTTGGCGATGATGCGGAGTTGCTCGCTGCTGCAGGCCGCCAAGTCGATGATCTTGGCCGACTTGTGCGTCTTGTCGTTGCGGGACGGAGCAGCGTCCGCTGCGTGGACCGTGGACTTGGCGGACTTGACTGCCGTCTTGCCCTTCGTGACTGCCAGGGCGGCAGCGGCGAACTTCTTGAAGCTGGGGAACGTCTTGCCGGTGAGCGCACCCGCAGCGGCCCCGAAGCTGATCTTGTCGAAGTGTTCGAGAACAGCCGTCATCGACTTCTTCTCGCTACGTGCCCACATCACGAATGCCTGGTAGATGGAAGTCGGCGCGATCATCGAGAAGCCCAGGGACGAGCGCGAGATGTAGAAGTTGACTCGTGCGTCGTTTTCCCAGCGAACCGTGATCGAGCAACGGTCGTGTTGCAGACGAGAAGCGACGGTGACGGGCATATATGACATGATGTACTCCGATTGACAGTGGTTGACGGTGGGCGGATTGAACGGCGCTTACTTCATGCGCAGGCCGGTGACGTGGCACAGATCGCCGGTCTTGAGCGGGCCGACGGTGCAAGTCGCGCTGTGAGTCAGCACGTCGATTGCTTCTTGCGGAGAAATCAGCCCGGATTCCATTTGTCGGTAGACCGAGCGGAACAGGGCACAAATGCGCACGTTGTTGACTTCGCGCATGATCCGCTCCAGGTCGGCCAGCAGACGTTCGTCATCGTGTTCGGCCTCGATCTTCCGCGCCGTGTGCCAGACAAAGTTGTCGGCCAGAATGATGTGGGCGCCGGTGATCGGCTTGGCAGAATGGGAGACATTGGACATGGTGGTTGCTCCGGGTGGTTCGGGTAGAAAGGGGCATTCGGATCGCCGTCGAAAATGTAACGATTTGTAACAGACGGTCGGCTACTCCGTGATTCTATTTTAGCACAATCTGGCCGACCATGCAAGTGCAGATTGTGCAGCGCAGCATGCCTTGTTACAAAACTGACATCAATTTTTTCACTCGTAGAACAGCCCCAAAATCACCCAATTTCTGCGCCATACGCAGTCAGTCTGCATATGTCTACTTTACAGCGTGCGCCCAGCAATCGGAAAATTACCAGGAATTGCGATAGCTAATTTCACTGTGTCCGCCACGGAAGACCAGTGCACGGTCAATCGTCGGCGAACATTTCGTCATTCCACAGGAGCCCTAAGATATGCGCAAGCAACTTGCACTAGAGCGGGCCTCGGTTGTCAGCGCCGCTGCAAAAGACGGTGACTTGATCGTAATTGCGTCGGCGGAGCCGAAGTACGATCCGAAGGTCGCAACTGCATCGTATCACTGCACCCAGTGCAAGACGGTGTTTGCGTCCTTGGCGAACTTCCAACCGTTCTGCATCACATGCGGAATGGATGCTGTCGACCCAGTAAGCGAGCAACAAGAGGTTACGCTTCCACCCACCGACGAAACCATGTGCGTGAGTACGTGTGATTCGTGCGATGCCAACACGATGATCCCGGTCCACCACGCCAAAGCGTTGTCTGGTTTGATGCACTGCGCAGCTTGCGGTGCGCAGATCACCTACGCGATGGACGGCGAAGAACCCACGTTGCTGGACGCAGCGGACGAAGACGATCTGCATCAGATCGAAGCAACGGCTGAGAAGGCTGAGAAGGCTGACACTTCGTTGCCGACTGATCCGCCTGAAGTCATCGACCAGGCGAACGACGATGACGTGATTGAGATGGTCGAAGCCTCCGACGATTCGTTGGACGACGCGGGGCAACAATCCCCATTGGATGATGCGATGTCAGAAGATGACGTTGCTACCAACTCTGATCCTGCGGCCGGTGCCACTGATCTGCAAGTGGCTGCGATTGCCGGTGCCAAGGACGGCGACATTCAACTGTGCAAGCTTGGTGACGCCACGATGGCTTTTGTGGGGGAGACGCATGTCGCCACTCTCCACAAGTCGGACATGAGTCCTGAAGTTGCTGCGCTCGATCTGGCATCGCTGCAAGATGCGGTGATCCACAGCACTGAACGTGAAGGACTGCGTGCTACGCTTGCGGCCCTTGGCTTTCAGCTTGCGAAAGTGAAGTTCTCTGTCAAGAAGACTGTCAAGGCGGCGCTGGAAACTCAGCTCAAGTCTGAGCGTTCGGCAATCGAACAAGCCTCGGCGAAGATGCAAGAGCGTTTCGAGCAATCGCTGAAGCTGGCCGCGATGGCAATCGCCCGCAACGCAGCGCCAAAGACCTACGTGAATCCGATCCGCGATTCACTGGTCGAAACGTTGGCGTCAGCGGGTGTGCAATCGCCTAAGCATGTGGTTGACACAGCGCTGGCGACTTCGCTTGATAGCTACAACCGAAACCTGATTCAGTACGCAACTGAGTTGTTCTCCAAGAGCGACGAGGTTCGCAACGAACTGGCAGCGACCATCGGGAACGTAGGCATCTACCAAGAAACCTCTTCGGAACAAGACGGCACAGTTCTGCCGTTCAGACCAGCAAGCTCTGGTGAAAAACCAGGGAAAACCTCAGCGACTGCGGCAGTGAACACTGTACGTGCGTCAGCGGTAGCAAGTGTTCGTGGCACATTCGGGCGTGCCGCCCTGTAACAATCTCGGAGATCATCCATGATTCTTTTCCCTAACACCAAGATCATTGAGGCGGTGGAGCGTCCTGTAGCTTCTGGACAAACCGTTGACCAAGAAGGTCGTGCTCTCGTAGGTCTGCTGACGGCTGGCGTCTTTGGCGTCAAGTTCGCAGCGGGTTCCGGTTCGGAGTCGTTCGTCGGCGTGTCGGTCAATACACCGGCGGTGCTGACGCGCATTCCGATCATCGAAGACAAGGTGCAGTCGTCTGCCAACACCATCGTCATCTCGCAAACACCTAGTGCTTCGACGCTGCGTGTGCAGAACATGACGACTGGTACAGTGCAGGCCGCTGGCAACCCCAGCAACGCGAACGAGTACAGCATCAGCGGTACCACGATCACGTTGAACTCGGCCGGTACAGGCCAGTCGATCCGCGTGTGGTACGCCTACGCGCCGACAACCGTGCAAGCCGTGGCGCTGTTCGGCAATACGCATCCAGGCGGCCAAGCTGGTCTGGTGCTCGGCCAAGTGGGCGTCATCACTCGTGGTGACGTGTACACTTGCGAGTTTGACACCACGCAAGACTGGGTCACTGGTGGCACGGTCAAGCTGGCGGCGAACGGTCTGTTCACCTTGACTGGTGGCGGCAACTCCCTCACCAACGTGTCGATCATCAGTGTGCCGTCCATCGGCTCTGGTGTGCCGGCCCTTGGCCTCCAAATCCGCTGATAGACGAGGTAACCAGCAATGAAGACGATTTCTTTCCGCAACCCTGTAGTCGCTACTGAACTGCGCTCGAACGGCGGCCGTGGCTCCCGTTTCGTCGGAGCGAATGGCGAACTAAACGCTTCGTCGAAGAAGGAACTGCTTCAGCAAATCACCGCATTTGCGCAAGCCGTTTCGGAACACGGCGCTGTGACTGAAGAAACCGCTGCCGAGCGTGCCGAACTGGCGTCCCGCCATCGTGAAGCGCTGATGGCTGCGTTCCACGACAACGGTGCTCACCGTGAACTGGGCGAAGTGATGGCCGACGAGCTGTATCAAGCAGCGAACCGTTCGGGCTTCATGCGCCGTCTGCTGGCGAAGCAAGATCTGAAGCAAGGTCAGTTCCCTCAAGTGCGCATGCGCATGAAGGACGTAACGGCTGTGGTCGCCAGCTCGCCTGTGACGGTGTTCGCGCAACTCATCCGTGACAACCTGTACACTCCGCCAGAGTTCTACATTACGGCCCGTCCGTTCGTGGAACAGCGCGAAATCGAGCAGTCGCTCGGTGACGTTCTGGAAGAGAAGTACCTGGAAGGTCTGGAAGGCGGCATGGTCGCTGAAGACCGTGTGTGGCGCAACATGGCCCTGCAGACAGTGAACGTGGCGAACCCACTGACGCTGTTCAGCGGTACCATGAACGTCGCCGGTCTGAACACCCTGCGCAACCAGGTCTCTGGTTGGGGTCTGAGTGCTCGGACTTGGCTGCTCGCCAACGATCTGTGGACAGACGTTGCCTCGGAAACGACATTCCAAAACGCCCTGGACCCCGTCAGCCAGCATGAACTGCTGATGACTGGTCTGATGGCGCGCCTGTACGGCATGGAGATCGTGTCCGATGCGTTCCGTCATCCGCAGCACAAGGTGCTGGATCAGGGTGAAATGTTCGTGGTGGCCGACCCGGTCACCCACGGCATGTACACTGATCGCGGCGGTATCGTGTCGAGCCCAATCGACATCACCACAGAACGTGTGCCGGGCCGTGGATGGGTAATGACGGAAACCATGTCGATGGTGATCGCCAATGCCCGTTCCGTCGCACGCGGTTCGCGTTCGTGATAGCTAGTAGGGGCTTCGGCCCCTCCACTGTCTAACCGGTAGAGGAACAGGCACATGAAGACATACTCCCGACCACTCGATCTCTTGATCCAAGCTGCGGCGTTTGCCAAGGCCGGTGACACAGAGAAGGCTGCTGTGAAGCTCATCAAGGCGACACAAGAGCCGGACTTCGACGACTCCATCGATCAACTGAACGAGATGCAGGACGACAACCTGCAACAGCAGCAACAGCAAGTGCAGGGCTCGGTTCGTAAGAACAACGCTCAAACACTGGCGCGAGCCCTGGCGCGGCTGCAACGTGGCAAGTCGGCAAAGGCTGATCTGCAAGATGATCAGCTTGATCAATCCGACGAAGAGCTGGATCTTGGCCTCGATGAACAGGCCGGCATCGATGACATGGACTCGGATACCGTCGCCGACGAGGACGAGTTCACCATCGAAACCGCTGGTGACGATGACGACCAGGATCAAGAGGACGACCAGCAGCAACAAGACAAGCAACAGCAGCAGTCTAGCGTGCGTCGTGCACGCGCCTCTGCCAATGCGCGTCTGCTGCGATCCTCGAAGAAGTAAACCAGCATCACGGCAATAGCAGGGGCCTACCGGAACTACGCCGGTCGGCCCCTGCCCACATTGATTGGCGAATTTCATGAAACTACCACGCATGACACTTGTAGGGTCTGTGCAACGGTTAGCAGAAGTCTTCAAGTTGAAGCCTACTCAGATACTGCTGACCAACGCTAACGACCGGACTCGACGCTTGAAGGAACTGGCAGACAAGGCAATTGGATCAGTGCCTGCAGAATTCCCGCGTGTCTTCGTGGTACCGACGACCATTGCCTATGTACCAGATACTTCAGGGTATAGAGCCCGACAACTGAAGCGAGTTGGCGTCTACACCCAAGGCACAGACAATGCCACCGCTCTGATGCGCAAGGAGTTCATACCTGTACAGATCGGTGCCAATCTGTTCTACCAAGACGACAACTTTGATCGAGCAGTGGAATTCGGGGTGACTTGGTTGTCGGAAGTGGTCGTCAGCAGTCGCTTGAACTTCACACTTGAGTATGGCGCCATACCAGTGGACATCAAGGTGACATCGGAGTCTACGAGCATTGACATGCCAGAGTTGGACGCTACAGCGGAAAACCCAACACCGTTCTATGAGATGGCCCTGAGCTTCCAGATCAACGGATATGGAGAGGCGAATGTAGACGACGCCAATGCTATGGTTCCGATCATCAGGAGCTCAGAAATCAACGTCAGCTACGAGACTGTAGCTGGTAACCCACAAGCTTAACAGGAAACCATATCATGGGTGCTCCAATCATCACAGACACACCAACTGGTTTCCAGCAGGTTAACGCATTACAGACCATCGATAGTGCGATGATCTTGGACCTTAAGTGCAGCATGGCTAACGACCGTATGCTCAGAAACGTCTTGAGCACCCGGGTCGGAGTCAAGTCTGACACCCAGACACACCACGAAATATCGTTCATCCTGGCGGCAGTCACCAGTGGGCCAAACAACTTTCTGACGCATGCGCTTCCCGCTTCTGCTAAGGCTCTGGTGATCGTCAGCAATCGTGATGTTCAGGTCAGCATCACCAATGGCAACGGCACTCTCAATCTTGGCGTCGGTACCCTGTTCGTCTTTACCAGTAATTTGACAAGTGTGACGGTGACAAACACTGAGAACGCTGGCACCGCTGAGGTGTCGCTTGTGTCGATCTAGAACCCTGGAGCCTAATCTATGATCTACGTCGTTAACAACAACCCGCACATGGTAGACGTACCATTTGTGGATCAGGCCGGAGAACGGCACGAGGTTGCCGTGATGCCCAAGTCACGTCTGCCGGTCAAACAAGCAGACTGGAAGCCCGTCGATCTTCCGGCACAAGTGTCTGTCATTGACGATCAACCTGTAGGTGAGTGAGCATGGCTTTGAACTACTTTAGCTCCAACACGTACCTCGAAGAGCGTGATCTCAGCCGCGAGTTGTCGGTTGTTGAAACGTCAACGGGTGCCATCGTGTACGTAGGTTCTCGTGGTCGGCTGGAACCACAGTTCTTCACGTCGGATCAGGAGTGGCTAGACTACAATGGCTCTCCTGATCCGACAGTCTCGTTCGCGCCGTATTGCGCTCGCCGCTTCATGCGGTCCAGCGCAAGTCTGTGGGCCGTTCGCGCTGTAGGCACCGGTTACAGCTTCGGCGGTGTGTTCCTGTGGAAGCCTGCAGCCACGCCGATTGCGCTGGCGGCCGATACGGAATCCGATCCACGCACCGGAAACATTGACTGGGTTGCTGGCGGATCTGCAACGCTGGACCTGCAAAATGTGGTGTACTTCTACGCAGACGGTCCAGGCTCATACAGTTCGCAACTGTCCATCGAAATCAAGAGCAAGAATCTGGCAGTACCAAGTGGCCTGACTGCTGTCGATGCTGGAACAGTCACTCTACCTGCAGGTGTCGTGTCTACTGGTACACTTGGCGCCGGCACTTACAGCTACCGCGTATCCGCTTTCAATGAAGTAGGTGAAACACTTGCTTGTGTGGCCTTCACTGTAGTAATCTCGGGCTCCAACAAGTCGGTATACATTGCACTGCCTGCAGTCGAGTTCGTCAGTGGCTACAAGATCTATGGGCGCACTGGCGGATCAGAACTTCTTATAGCTACCGTCGGCATGACGGACGGCTACTACATTGATCGCGGAACCATCACACCTGCAGGTGTTGTTCCTGTGGCACAGACATTCACATCTCAGTTCACTGTGAATGTGTATGACTCGACGATCTCTACGTCTCGGGCTGTGGAAGTGTTCGAGTGCAGCCTTACGAGTCAAGTTGACGGTTACGGTCAACAGATGGAAATCGAAAGCCGCATCAATGGGCAGAGTCGATTCATTCGATGCGCTAACCATGCGGCTTCCTTCATCTCGATTCCAACGGTCTATTCCATCACGAAGACAGCGATGGCGTCCGGATCATCTGGGGCGGCAGTGACCAATGCGCAGATCGCGGCGGCTTGGGACAACTTTGCGGACGTTGACCGCTATGACATCCGTTTGCTGATCAATGGTGGGTACACCAGTTCGACAGTACAACTTGCTATGCTCACCCTGGCGACAAGTCGCGGTGACGCATTCGCCATCTTGGATACGCCACCTACGCAACAGACAATGCAAGGTGCACTAGACCATCGTCGAGTGACGCTGAACACCACATCCAATCGTGGTGCTCTGTACACACCTGATGTGTTGATCGCTGACGAATTCACTGGTAAGCAACTGTACATCCCACCCTCTGGCGACGTGGCTGGCGTGTTTGCTTACACCGACCGCACGACGTATCCGTGGTACGCACCTGCTGGTCCGAATCGTGGTCTAGTCAGTGTAGAAGGCATTCGCACCAAGTACAACCAGAATGAGCGTGACGAATTGCAGAAGGGGCAAGTGAATTACTTGTTCTCGGCACCTGGACTTGGCATCAGCGTCTGGGAAGCAAGAACGCTGCAAGCCACGCTGTCGGCCTTCTCGTTCATCAACGTGCGGCGTCTGGTGGACAACATCGGCATTGCGGCACGTCGCTCGGAGCGTGCGTTCCTGCAAGAGCCGAACGATGACTTCACACGGTTGCAGGTCAAGACTACGCTTGAACGGTATCTGGAAATCGTCAAGCAGAGTCGTGGCATCTCCAACTACCTGGTTGTGGTGGACAGCCGCAACAACCGACCGATAGTAACTGCGAATGGGCTGCTGGTGGTTGACATCATCATCACTCCGATCCTGCCAGCGGAGAAGATTCTGATCCGTCTGAACGTCACTCGACAAGGTGTGAACCTTGAAGAGTTGGTGGCAAACGGCGCTCTCAATTGAACTGAGGACATGACATGGCACGGTTGAATCTCTCTCAAGCGCAGAGTATTACTGATCCGTTCATCACGCATGATTGGAACATCATCTTCACCAGCATCCCAGGTGCTGCTGGACTCGATCTACGCCAGTTGTCGATGCGTGCGCAGACCTCTTCGATCCCTGGTATCACGGTTGAACCAACCGTAGTGGCGCTCAAGGATGTCGAAGTCAGTTTCGCATTGCGTCAGACGTGGCCAAAGACGTTGTCCTGCACCTTCTTGGAAGTGCGCGATATGACCACGCGCGATGCTTTCTTGGCGTGGGCCAAGTTCGCAAAGAACATGCGGACTGGAGTAGGTGCGTACAAGTCCGAGTACGCAATTGACGTGATCATGGAACTGTACGATGCGACGGACAGTGTGATCCGTATCGTCAAACTACTCAGCGCCTGGCCATCAGAAGTTGGTGAGCTTGGGCTTGAGAGCCCTGGTAATCCTGGCTACCTGCCAGTGACGTTCACCTATGATGCCACCGACGAGAACGGAGAGTAAATCATGCACACTATGCAGACCACTAGACAAGAACTTGCTTTGATCAAGGGCTCTGACAAGTACTCCTGGTGTACGTACAAGGGCAAACGCGTAGTGCTCGTGTCCGGCTTCCCACATGGATACCAGTTCACGCGATCAAGTTCCAGATAAGGTCTGGGATTGGATTCAGGATAATCTCAGATGAGCCTACTCGACACACTGTTGTCTCACCCAACAGTGCTGCGAACCAAGCTACCGAATCCGCTGCCGCCAGGGCTTCAATCAAGTGTGCGGAAGCTGAATACGAACGTAGAGAAGGTTCGCGGCGCTATTGAGACAGTCAAACGCGCGATTGACGGTAGACCAGATATACCCAGTCAGAAACTGGTAGAGCCTGGTGCGACATGGAAGATGGTTGCGGAGCGCGAAGATCCGCAATTCAACTTCAACTGGGACGTCTTTCTGCTGGTCAATGGTTTGAGCTTTGATCTTGGACCCTACATCGAAGAGGTACAACTGCCGTCCGTATCGATCCAGAGTCAAGAAGTCTTCCGTGAAGGACAGATGATTCCGCACGGAGAGCACGAGAACGTAGGCGATGTGTCGTTACGCGTCTACGAGGATGTGAACCAATCGGCCATGCGGTTCTTCCGTCGTTGGAAGATGATGATCCGCACACCAGAAGGTCATTACGCCACGACAGCAGAGTACATGGGAACTCTGATCCTGTACACGAAGGACCAGACTGGCAAGCGAATCGCCAGCTACATCTGTTCAGACGTGTGGCCGACCACCATTGGTGGATACACATGGGCTAGTGGACAAGGCGAACGACAGATTCTGGACGTAACGCTATCGGTAGCCAAGTTCGCTATCCGTGACATTGGAGAAAAACCAGACCCAGTGAACTTCTAGAACAGACCATAAACCATTTCTTAACCCACGAGGGTAGCTATGACAGACAAGCCAGTCAAATCCATCGCTCTGGAGTTTCCATCTCTGGACGAGGCGCAACCAATCCAAGCCGGCACCGTACAAGAGCCGAGTTCAAGAGAAGCGCCTACCAATACCGGCCTAGAGCCACCTCCCAACTTTGACACTCGCCGTCAAAGTATCGCACTCCCCTCATCGTTTGCTTTCTATGACTTCAAGACCGCGTTCTTGAGGTTCTTGACTCCGCGCGATCAGTTCAGTCTGTATCGAGGCCAAGTCAATAAGACGGTGCGTAACACCGTTGAAGTAGTCAGCGCTTGCATGCACCAAGACGCGTACAAGCTGACCATAGGTGACTTCCATTACGTGCTGTACGAGCTTCGCATTCACTCGTATACCAAGGCACCGATGACTGTCTCCTGGATTTGCACTGCGGATCAGCACTTGCTGGATGTAGAGGCTAAAAAGAAAACGCCCGAGTCTGTACAGCAGAGAAGTAGACTGACTTCGAGCGATCTAGTGATAACGCAGTTGACACCAGAGAGGATAGAAGAAGCTGAAGCGCTCCGGGCTTCTATCTTAGAGGAATTCAAGTTCCATGTGCGCCCGACACTTGTAGCAGACTGGGTTACTAGCGTAGAGACTCTAGAAGAACAACCCATTGAAGATAGAGCCGTCATAGAGTACATGGACGGGTACGCCACTCTCCTTGATGATAGACACGGCACCTTGGCGGAGCGTCGAGAGTTGATTGTCAATGCGGAGTCTCCTGATCTATTGTCAGATCTAGACCGTTACTCAGAATTGACAGATCACGGAGTCAGCGAGTTCTTCAACGTCAAATGCAAGGAGTGCGGAACTACAGAGCGCGTAAGACATGCTCTAGACGTTCCGCACTTCTTTCCCGTCAGTCAAGCCAGAGACTCTACTTGACATAGCATACAACATGATGGCCCACTTGCACTGCAAGCCGGATTTTGACCATGACATTATCGGCCATCTACTGTACTGGAACGGCAAGTTAGAAGGCGACATCGAGAAGATTGAGCAAGACAAGGCTAGACGAGCTAGTATGGCACAAAGATCTCCAAAGAGGTAACTAGATGACCACGTTAAGAGAGGCCCTTGCCCATTTGAAGCGCGTACTGGATGGTCCTGATTTTCGGACCATGCAGACCAAATTCACGCGCCAAGATGAGAAGGAACTCGTCGAGGCCATGAAAGACCCCTCTTTCCGTGGTCAAGTTGCTCGGATGAGTACGGCTGCTTTGCAAAAATCTGTGCACAAGATGCGCGGCACCAATGTGAAGGAGCTGGTAGATAACTTGGATAAGATCCTGGAGCAAACGGCACTGCGTAACCAAAAGGGAGGTTACCAGTCTGCTGAGATTCGCCAGGTATCTGGTACATTGAAGACGGTGGCTACTCTGTTGGAGAAGAACGAGCAGAACCAGGAGCTCACCAACATTCAAACTCTGACTGTGATTAAAGGTCTAGAGCAGTTGGAACGCTTCCTGATCCAAACTAAGCGAGGAGATCTGAAGAATACAGGAGAAGCTAGACTGGAGCGAGAAATCGCTAGACAGCTAAAGGAAAACTCCAATGAAATGCTCACATCGAAGAACCTGACTCGTGTACTTCATGGTAAGAATCCTAAACAAGAAGGCGACCGGATTAACTTTGAAGAGAAGACACGCGGGGCTAGAAATATTCTCTACTCCATGCTCGGTCCACTAGGGCCCGTAGTCAAGTCGATAGATGATCTTGTGTTGGAGATGGGTGAGCACAAGGAGACTTTCAAGAAGGTTGGTGGCGGTCTGATCAAGAGCTTCAAGACTGGGTGGCAAGCTCTAAAGAAGTTTGGCGGAGCTGGCGCTGATATGACAACGGGCTTGTTTGGACGTATTGGTGGTCGGCTAGGAGGTTTGTTTGGAAAGGGTGCTGGAAGGGCTGGTTCGGTTATTGGAAAAACTGCGGGCGCAGCTGGTCTTCTGTACGGTGCTTTTGAACTTGGTCAGTTGATAGGTAAGGTACTGAACGAGTTTCTTCCGGAAGACTTCAAGGAGAAACTTGGAAATGCCATCGGTTTTCTAGTTGATGAGCTCCCAGCCAAACTAGGTAAGATGACAGAAGAGTTCATCAAGACCACGAAGCAATGGTTTGAAGATACGCTTGATTGGCTCAAGAACGCGCCGGGTCGAGCGAAAGATGCTATTCAGAAGGCCTTACCAACTTGGCTCGGTGGCACACCAGAACCACCAAAGACAGACTTGCAGAGAGAGGCTGAGACTGCGCGGGCAAAATGGTCTAAACGCGCTCCAGGTTGGCTGTCTAACAAGTACGAAGGCAACGATAAGTCCATCTTCAAAGATGTGAACGGCTCGTACTCGATGGGCAAATTCCAGTTGAACGAGAAGGGCGCGTATCAAGCTTTCTTGAGTCAGAATCCGCAATATGCTGAAGCACTTAAGGGGCTAGCACCAGGATCTGCCGAGTTCAAAGCCAAGTGGGAGGAACTGACCGACAAAGATCCCAACTTCGTAGCAGCGCAGGCCAGAGCCGCCAACTCTGTATACGTACCTATACTCAAGCAAGCTAAGGGATTAGGTTTCTCGACCGAAGTAGAAGGTGTTAGAGAAGCTATCATTAGCGGTGCTATACAACACAGTCCGCAAGGGAACACTTCCATTCTAAAGGCTGCGGCTGCTGACCCTCAGTTCTCGGAGGGCCCCGGCGGCCAGATCCGCGCATACTACAAAGCACGACGCTCGTACTTCGACACTGCTAAGATGGACGCGTCGGCTACCCCTAAATTCAGGGCCAATGTTCAGTCCCGCTATAATCGAGAAGAAAAGGAAGCTCTAGCTATGGTAGAAGCACCGGCCGTGAATAGACTACCAATATCTGCTCCAATCCCAAGTGGAAGTACGGCTAACAGTGGGCCGGCCAATGACAGCACGACGGCAGGGGGTCATGCTGTTAGTGTAGCTTCCATTCCACTCGTAAGCGAGGATGCCGGTATGCTGCTGGTAGGATCTAATCTGGTGTATTGATGTGATCTGACAAGCTTCTAGTGAGACTATCATGCCTCGTGTAGCATCGCTTGATTTCCCTGACGAGAACGGCGAATCGTCTGGTCCTAACCCAAACTATCTGTGTCGCATCACGGCTAACGATCTTGGGTTCAATGACCGTGCCAAGATACCTGCAGGTTCGACACCGACCATTCTGTTGAGCCTTCCGGAGCAATTCCAGTTCTCGGTAGCATCAGCATATGAGACTCCGTTCGCGCAAGGCTTGATCAATAGTGAGGGGCTCAAGAACTTCTCTCGGATCATGGGCATCACTAACTTTGTAAGCCAGGGGTTGACTGCTCAAGTGTGGCAGGGCACGAACGAAGTGAACTTCTCGTTGACATTTGAGTTGGTAGCCAAGAACGACCCCGATGAGGATGTTGTGCAACTGATCAAGCGATTGATGTTGCTGACGATGCCGGATGAGAACGCAGTCGGACTACTCACACCACCTGGCCCTACTATTGATTTCGTCGCCAGCGCTGAACAACTAGGTTTCTCAGCATTGAAGGAAGCTTTCAAAAACAGTAGAGCCCCAGAACTCAAGTACAAGAACATAATCACCTTGGAGATAGGGCGGTTCCTCCGCTTTGAGAGCGTGGTCGTAGAGAATGTGAGCATGACAGGCAAGTCACTGTTTCACAAATCTGGTCTACCGATTGCCGCTTCTGTTGACGTGAGCTTCAAGACGTTCGTGGTGCCAATCAAGAAGGACTTGAACAATATGTTCCCGTACTCGAAGCCAACTCGCATCTCTAACAAGGGGACATCGTGAGTCGCGGTCAGTACATTCCAGTGGTTGACTACCAAGTGAGTAGAGGGTCACCTGCCAGAGAACAGGTACTCGATTTCTTGGCTGCGACATACACCACGTTGCGCGAGTCCATTTCGTCTGCCGCGCTCCACAAAGTACGTGAGACTGAAGTTGGACAGCCCGATCAGATCAGCTACATCTACTACGGTCAAGAACAGTTGTGGTGGATCATCACTCTGTATAACGGCTTAGTGGACCCAATTTCCGAACTGACAGTCGGACGTGTACTGCACATCCCTGATCTGAGCGAAGTGAACCGTCTGCTCACCAAGTCCAGTGCGGCAGCGGCCCGAGTAAGTGCGACTGTGATCTAAACAAAAGCGACTGCATCACCATGTATCAGGTCAAGGGCAACGTATGGTTGGACATCAAGATTGGTGAGAAGGTCTATCCGATTGAGCGTCTGGGCTTTCAATCGGTGACGTTGATCGAGAACAACCGTCTGCTCATGCCTACAGCGAACATCGTGATAGCTGACGGCATGAATTGGATTGAGGATAACGCCAAGTTGGTGGACGGCACACCTATCTCTATCTCTGTGGGCGAGACGGAGACTGATGTCAAGACCTACGACTTCCGGTTGTTCCGTTACCGACGTGAGCTGTTCAATGGAACTATCCAGTACACACTTGAGTGCTACTTGGACGTGCCCCGCTATCTGTACGATTCGGTGGCTAATGGATTCCAAGGGACAAGTTCAGAGGCTCTCAGCTACATTGCTTCCCTGTCCGGACTGAAGACCAACATGGTCAACACAGCAGACTCCCAATACTGGCGGTGTGGGGGTCGGAGACTTGGTGCGTGGGCTTCGGATATTGCAAGACACGGATACGCCAGTGGCACTAGCTTGATGCAGTTGTGTGTGACACTAGATGGCACCATGCTGTACAAGGACATCAATGCTCCAGCAGTGTTAGCTGGCAACCCAGTATTGAAAGTAGGTCGTGGTTTGATACCAGATACCATCGAGATGATGGACTCGCGATCACTGAATACGAGTGGTCTACAGAATTCCATAGGCGGCTACAAGATGCGACTGGTCGAGCAGCCGCGCACTCAATTTCAGACTGAGTGGGAGCAAGTCACTGTTCAAGCACTGGGCACACTTGATCGTAATGCTGACGTGTCTGCTGAGATTCAAGACGGTAGGATCATGTTTGCTCCGATTGATTGTGGCAACACTCACGCCAACTACCAGAGAGCGGCACATCAGAATGAACGGGGCGCATTGGTTTGGAGCCTCGGTTACGAGATACTGATCTCTTCACCTCATGTGGCGACACTACTGGACTTGGCACAGTTGACTGAGTTCTCAGTAGGCCGTGGCATTGAGGAGAGTCGCGTCGGTAGCGGTCTGTATCTAGTTACTGCGCATGCTATCCACATCAACGGAAGTAACTACTATGAGAAGTATGCCTTGTGGACAACTAGCTCATCGCAGCGTAGGAGCACGACGTGAGTGGCATGACGAACCCAACGGACATCCACGGTAGCAAATTCATACCGTCCGACCATCTGTTCATTGCTCAGGTAGTAGACAACAATGATCCGGCGAAGCAGCAACGGCTGCGGATCACAGTACCGAATCTTGTGGAAGGCGAAACAGCAGCGTTGCCATGGGCCATCCCAATGGGACGATCTTCCGGCGCCGACAACGTTGAGCTGGACGTGCCAGACGTAGGCTCTTATGTGATTGTCATGTTCCAGAAGGGAGACACTAATTTCCCCGTATGGTTCGGTGGTCTACATGCAAACTATACAGGCAGCTCGACAATCACGGGTACCAACTATCCGAATCGGATTGGACGACAGACTCAAGCCACTACGTACTGGTACGTAGACAAGACTACAAATCAGGTGCATATCTGTCACGGCACAACGACAGTAACGATCAACTCGAATGGGTCCATCAATGTCAGCGCCAGTAACCAGATCGACATCACCGCAGCAGGGACTGTGAACATCACTGCCAGCGGCAATGTGAACATCAACGCACCGCAGATCAACTTGAATTGAATGACAGAGTAGTCACTATGGGACTTCAAGTATTGCGACTAAACGACCCCGGTATTCATCCAGAGGGGTGGGGTGGAAGTGTGGCGTCAGCATCATCCAACGTGTTCGCTGAAGGCGTGGCCGTGACACACGACGGAAAAGCCTACAACTGTTCCAGACATGGATTCCAAGTGATCAGAGCGTCAGGAACCAATCGAGTGAACGGTCAGAAGATTGCACGTGAAGGTGATACAGCAGTGTGTGGTGCCGTAATTCACGCTACGCAATCCACCGTGTTCTCGGATTGATCTACAAAGAGAAGGATCATGGCGACTACGTTTGAGCTAGCCTATGACTCTGCTGTATGGATTGATGTCAATGCTGACTATGGTGTACTAAGTGGGGCGGAACTGCTGCTCGATGAGAAGGCTATCAACGGTAGCTTGCGCAACCTCATGCGATGCCACATCGGAAGCCGTCGGATGCTGCGAGAGTACGGCACTTACATAGCCTACTACTTGCAAGAACCGTTGATCCCGCTGACAGCAGACTCGATGCTCAGTTCTCTAGTTCAGAGTATCACACGTTGGGAACCGCGTGTGCAGGTAGACATTGCCAATTCGTCTGTGGAAGCGGACACCAGATTGCCTGGATACCGAGTGACTCTTAGCTACCAGATCCTCAAGACGAATAACACTGGACAGTTTCAGTTCAGCGTGAAGCGGATGTAAGACCCAAGACTTGAAAGAGCCTCATGTCAACTACTGCCCTCAGTGCCATCACCCCTGACTTTGCCGGTTTGAATACGCAGCTTCAAACACTGCTGGCTGCCCGCGACACATGGAAGGACTTGATCAAGTCTAGCACTGGACAGACTATTATCGAAATGGTAGCTCAGATAGGCGAGCTTGATCAGTACATGATTGAGCAGCAACTGCGGCAAGCATTCATCGACACTGCCTTGACTGATAGTGCGGTACGTGCAATGGCACGAAGCCTAGGAGTGCGACTGAAGCGTCGGACACCAACTCAGATTGATGTGACGATCACACCCTCAGGTGCCGGATTCACTATCCCTGCGTACCGCACGTTCGATGTGAACGGGGTGACATTGTTTAACCGGACAGCCATCACCGTAGCCAACAACCCCGCAGTAACAACGGCGACTCTGTACGAAGGTACCATTGTCACCAAGTCTCTGGTATCTGACGGCTCCAATTTCCAGTTGTTCAAGTCTGAGGACACTGCGTTCACTGTCAGTGATCTGGATGTGACGATGACTGTCAGTGCGACGCCCATTCCAGTGACTCAATCAGGTCTGTGGAACTACCCTGGCACTGATACTGTGTCAGACACCACCACTGATGCGGGTGAATTGCTGCTCACGTTTGGATCTGATGACTACGGATACAAGCCAGGTAATGGCATCACCGTTGATGTAAAGTACACGGTCACGTCTGGTACAGACGCAGTGAACTCCTCGTTGAGTGGTAAGACAGTGACGCCCACCATTGCATTGGCAGCCACTATTGTTTCTACCTCCGGTCTGTACGGTGGCGGTAACGAGTGGAGCGTGACCACGATGCGTCGGCTGTCGCCCCTGCTGTTCGTTAGTCGTGATCGAGCAACCACAGAGACAGACTTTAACGCAGTCGCGGCCACGTATCCTGGCGTACAAGATGCCGTGATCAATGGGCAACACAAGATTGCGCCGACCAACGTAGCGTTTATGAATGTAGCCAGAGTGACGCTGCTGACGCCGGCACCGATGACTTCAGGGGAGTGGACTACGTTTGAGGCCTGGCTGAGAGCGCGTACTATGTACCCTGTGCGCTTTTACCGGAAAGACCCAGTGTCATCGAATGTGAACATCACGGCCAATGTCTACTGTCGCCCGCAGAGTGATCTAACGGCGCTTCAAGCTGAGGTAACCACAAGTATCAGTGCGCTGTTCGCACGAGAGCCTGGCATTCTCAACAAGAACATCTTTAGATCAGACATCTATAGAGCTATCCAGTCTGTATCGAATGACATTGAGTACAGCGAGTTGCTTCTACCGACGAGCGATGTCCTGCTCGACGTGGAACTCACTGGACAAACTATCACCCCAGAAGTCAGCGGCGGTACTTTGGTGGTAGGCAATTTCTACAGCTATGCTATTACCGTAGTCACGGCTGCCGGAGAGAGTCTGGTCAAAGCTGTTCTAGGAGCCACATTGCCTGCAGGCAATTCCAAGCTAAAGTTGGATTGGAACGCCATTGCGACTGCTACTAGCTACAAGGTATATGGTAGAGGGCCGACTACATATGGTTTGTTGGCGACAGTGACCAGCCCTACGTACACTGATACTGGTGGTGTAACTCCAGGCGGACTGGCTCCTACTTTGGATAGTGCCGGCATTTACTACCCAGCGCTAGGAACATTGTCCTTGACCATGCGATACACAGAACGCGACTAAACCGACTGACTGCGATTGAGCACAAGAGAGCGAACATAGTCATGGCAATCAACAGAACCATCCTGGTCCCAGAGCACTTGGAGCATAACCAAGTGTGGGAAGACCTGATGACGGAAGTGAACATTGCGTTCACAGCCATCGACCAGGGCATCTCCGATATGGGTTTGCTGAGAAAGCCCATTGACACTGGCGATTCCATCTTTGCCTCTAACCGCACGGCGGGTAAGCTCACCAGACTGGACGCGATTCGTACATTGGAACGTAGTCTGACTGTTCAGAGTTGCAACAATTTGGGATTCACGTTCAAAACCAGCAACGTGTTGGATGCTGAGGACTACACACGTATAGCCATCAATCTTGGCGCGTACTATGCATCTACTAAGGGCACTCAAGGATGGCAGAATTTTCTGGCGTTCTGTCTCAACGCAGTGTTCACGGTCGAACAGTTGTGGACTACAGACTATGTGACGTTCGTCACGGAAGGTAGTGCTGGAACTCCTGTATGGGATGGCGGTGCCTGGTATCCGACGACTCACGTCAACTTGTCATATGCAGGGGAGTTCTCCGGACTGACCTCAGCAACCATCCAAGACTTCTTCTACTACTTTGCGAACATCAACCTCGTGTTGGAGTCGATCTCTGTTGACTACATGGTGAACTATGCGCTGAATGCAAGCATCAGTTGCATGGTCGAGATTTGGGTCTGATTGGACCTGGTAGATCTGCTTAGGAGCACATTGCATGTCTGAACTCATCACTACCGCCGGTATTGCCGCTGCTGTTGCTGCTGGCTCGTCGGGCCCACTCATTGATGTGGCTACCATTCGACTTGGTAGCGGATACAACTATACACCAACGTTGGGACAAACAGCTTTCGTTGGCACTCAGGTGTACTCGGCAGCGCCGTCTGCGTACACCATCATTGACGCAAACACTGTCGAATTTCGGTTGACCCTAAATCCGGACTTGGGTGGATTCTCTTTCGGTGAGATTGGTTTGTTCTTGGCGGATGGTACTCTGTTTGCCATCAAGGCGCTACCGACGTTGGAAGTGAAGATCGCAGAGCCTACAGTTGGTTGGAACGTAATTGTCTGCCGGATGCGGCTGCAATTGACCAATCTGCCGGGCCTCATCAACTGGAACTTCTACAACACCTCCATTGGCCGGATCATGGAACTGGCTAACTGGACATTGCTGGAGGAACCAGATTCGGTTACGTTGCAATCCAATGCGTTCATTGTCCACCAGCCTGATGAATATGGTACGGAACCCCTGGTCTATCTGCATGGTACTACTTGGAATGTAAGCACGCACCAGATTGTCAAAATTGCCGCCGGCTCTAGATCAATCGTTTCTCGCACCTCGTCACAGATCGTAGCAAACTCTAGCTTGGGTATCAGTTCCGTAGCCGCAGGACGCTACATCATTCAATTGATGACCGGTACACAAGCAGGGCAAATTCGTGCAGTCACCTCGGTTAGCGGAGCGACAGTCAACTGGTCGCCGGCGTTCAATGCGACACCCGCGTTGACTGACCAATTCGAAATTCGGGAAAGCAATTCGTACTTTGCTGCATTCTCTGCTGCAACCCAAGGTCGCCAAGTAGGCGATGTGTACTACCGCGCCGCCAACGATGTACCTGACTCGCTGTCCAAGCCTGCGGATGGTCGTCTGTTGGATCGCACGTACTATGCAGCGTTGTTTGCTAAGATCGGAACTACGTATAGCGCAGGTGATGGTACAACCTTCGGTTTGCCTGATCTACGTGGTGTGGTCATTCGTGGTTACGATGGAGGTCGCGGTAAAGATGCTGGTCGTGTGTTTGGTTCGTATCAAGATGATGCAGTTCAGAACATTACTGGTGCGTTCAATACTGGCGGCCGTGATGTTCCTGCCGTGAGCGGAGCTTTCGCTCTAGGTGGTGGCCTAAGTGAACCTACTGCAGTATCCGACGTAGGCGCTACCGATACATCTCGTTCCATATCATTGGATGCAAGCCGAGTTGTCAGGACTGCTTCAGAAACGCGTATGAAGAACGTGGCATTGCTGCCGTGTATCGTAGTATTGACAGGTAATGAAGTGGGCGATCCACCTGCAGACGCCATACCACTAGGTACGTTGGTGATTACACCAACCACAGCCAGTAGATCATACGCAAAAGACGCCTCTGTTGGTACAGACACGGTAGCTACGTACACACCAACTGGAGCGGTGACTATCACCTTGACGAGCGGTACATTGGCAACTGGATTGGCAATCAGTGCTAGTGGCGGGAACATTCAAATAACTGGTACGCCGACCGTTGCGGGGTCCACATCAGCTACCTACCACGTCTATAGTGGAACACACGAAGGATATTTTGTACTGAATGTGACGGTGATAGACGGGTCCGTAAACATCACAGACCAAACGGTTACTGCTTATTCGATAGCTGGAGTGGCTACGGCAGGCTATAGACTGAACTCGAATGGCAAGGTTCAAACAGAACCGTATGATCCAAACTGGACGGACGCGGAGACATGGTTGCTGACTGGAACAAACTCTTCCTTTGAAGGTCGAGCTACTCTAGTGTCTGGTGACACGCCGACCACAGGAACGCTTGCTACGTGGCAAGTTTTGAGTTCGACTAGAGCATGGACCTTGCAACAAATTGGTGGTGGCACTCTTTCTTGTCATCTGACGATTGAGATCCGTAACGCGGGTGGCCCGGGAGTTCTAGACTCTGCGGAAGTTTACTTGACGGCTGATGTTGGTGTATGACATTCGTAAGTGGGGATAGCTGGAGATCGGTGTTTGCGAAAAACACCCTACCACAACGAGGGAACGGCTCTGCGCAAACCGTTCTCTCAGAATGGTATGCGTTGGAACGTCAAGAAGATGACAAAGGTCTTATTCACGCTTCCCACATCATTGAGTTTGAGGAGAGGTTATCCATCAGTCGCGCGACCTTTCAATATACTGATGGCTTACTTGTGTTCTCCTCTGGTGGTGTATGTTCATTTGGAGGTCTGTGGAAAACTGGTAATGAGTCACCGGAAGTAATAAGCATGCCATCATCTACGTTGGCATACGTACCGCAGGCTTTTGTTATCCGACACTCATCTCCATTGATGTTGATACTAGGTGCAGCAATGGGCTTCAGCAATGTGCGCGTAAACATACCCGCTCAAGCACCGGTAGTTGTATCTGGTAAAGTTCCACTCGCACAGTACGCACGTTCCCTCCGATTGATGTCTGTTCTGTCAAAGTTCACAGGTGCTAGTCTGAAATCGGATGTGTCAGACCACAAGCGTATACAGCTACGTGACCCATCTTCCCAGCACTACGGACTAGCATGTGAAGCATGTGGAATGTGTGTTAAGTGCGCTATCACTTCACTTGAGAATCAGTTACTAGACAGACCATCCGCACTGAAACACCTCGAGATGGCACAGAAATTGAAGGCAGCCTGGTACGAGTACCTGGATACAGGTGCATGGTTGCAACTTGATGAGGAAGACATTGACTATCCATACATCACCTGGCTATACGAAAGTGGAGCACACTTCCGTTCATTGGTAGTCTGACAGATTGATGTGAATGCTGATGGAAAGCAAAGAGGGCAAGTGGAATTCCACTTGCCCTCTTTGCTTTCCCTTCGTTACTACACCAACCACTTCACAGCATCACACCGTGCTTCAAACACATATTGTAGACCAGAGGATTCACTACGCCCCACTGCAACAGATTCTTCGGATGCGCAGCAAACTTGACACCTGACACTCGCTCTATCAATGAAGCAAAATAGTGGAACTGAGCTGGTCTGTAGTCAAGTAGATGCACTACACTGACGTAGCCTATCACATGCTTCTTGACTTGATGTACCTTCCACATCTGTAGATTCGACGGCCAATCGTCTCCCGGTAACCATGACACCTTGCAACCACGATTAAGTTCTCTGGATAGATCTACCAGTGAGTGTGATCCACACCGTGAGCACTTCCACTGTCTGTTTGAATGACCCTCATGCGGCATCCAAAGACATGGATCAGCGACAGGCATTATCTTATGGTGACACAGTATTGGTGGAAGAACGCGGTGCATAGCAACCTCGAACTGGCTAGCTAGACTACTCTGTAGCCAATCACTATGCCCTGGTAGTTGGTAGACCTTGACGCTCCAGCATTGATGGTAAACCTCTGGCTACCCTTTACGAACAGAACAGTGCCTTTGGCTTTGCTCCGCTCTTTCAAGTAGCCCATACGCAAGAACGAGTTGACCACTGTGTCAGACGGAATGAACATCTGCCTAGAACGTTCACTACCAGTTGGCTTCCAAAGTTGAAGTGAGAACGTACTGTCGTCGCGGGCATTGATCACTACAGTACGTCCACCATCAGGGGCTTCAGTGTCCATCACCACTGTTGCTCCCAACTTCTTCAGCGTGCGGATCAGTACGTTGCAGTCATCTTGCTTTAGTTGTCGCATGATCTTAGTTCCACTGTTTACCTGTTCTGGTTTACGGTGCAGGAAATACTTGGATCAACAGCATACCTTGGATCACGTAGTCTGTGGCAGCCGTGTTGTTGTAGTCAGCCGAGGTCACGTTTATGTCATTGGAGGTGTTGATAGTTGCCATAACCGGCGCATTGTTGTTAGTGCCGTCTGCCAAACTACCTCCGATCCAGTTGACCGCTGCGTTGTTTATATTCTTGACGAACGAACGGTCCTGTCTGGTGACGTTCGTCGTCATAGACGCATTGTAGATGGTTGTGCCTGCATACCGAAGGCCATTTGTCTTCGTGTTGGCATTGTTGACGGTGTGCCAATCCCTAGTGGCATGGATAGTTCCGTTTGGCCCAACCAGTCCACCTGGAATCTGAATCCCAGTAGCTGTCGGCGCTACTTGTCCATAGCCGATTAGATTCTGCGCGTTGCCAGAACCAGTAACCTGTGTGATAGAACCCCCGACGGAGAAGTTGAACGCCGAAGACCCCGGACCAGCAGTAAACAACGTTCCTACTGTAGTAGTCGTCATCACTACCCAATACCAACCTGATGGCACCGCGGGTGTTGTGCCGGCAGCGGCTGCGCCCCACCACACCCAAAGACCAGATGTGTAGGCAACTGGTAGAGCTGTAGCGAACGTAAGATGTCCAGATGAACCAGTACCGATGGTCACGTTGCACCCAACCATACGGAAGTCTGGATCCCTAAACGTCACAACACCAGATACCGGCAACCACATTGTTCCATTCGACTGGAACTGCTGGTAGATTCTGTAGGTGTTGTCATGAATCGAGATGATCGCCCCAGTGCCAGCGGCCGCTGCGCTTGGCTTGCTGGACCAGGTGTATGTCACTGGCTGCGGGTCTCCACGCATGACATATTGAGATCCTGTCCACTGGAACTCAATCATCACGGTGCTGGAAGCTGGCACCAGCATTGTACTGACCGTTGCCTGCCTCTTCTCGCTGTAAACAGACGCAGGCAATGTCACTGTACGGGCTGTACCGTCAGTGGTCAACCTCCAGTAGAAGAATTGCGGTGAAGATGCGGGGGCGCCGCTGAAGGTGACCGTCGTGTCGGCTGCGATGGACTGCACATTCAGTGCTTGGCTCAACGTACTCAGAACATTGCCTGACACGTTGTTCTGAATCAATGCCCCACCAAACGGAATGTATCCACCAACACCATCTGCTTGACCATAGACACCGTAGGTCGGATCAGTCAGTAGCGTTCCTAGAGTCTTGCCAGCAGTAGAGGTACCTCTAGTTACCGCCGCAGTAGACGCCGAACGTCCCTGGACCAAGCCAGCCAACTTGATAACACCCGCAGTAATAGCGCTAGCAACCGCCACTTCGTCTGCTGTACCTTCCAACACGGTAATGTTGGTTACCTTGTCCGGGTGAACTTGCTGACCGGCAATTGCAAGATTGCTAGCTGCTGTTATAACTGGATAGACTAGAAGTCCCATGATTCGTTCCTGTGAAGTGGAGACAGTAGAGCGTTTGCTGTCAGAGTGAAATTAGAGTGCACACGTAATCATGTAATCACCGAACAAGCAGACGGGGATGTTGCGGTTGCACATACAGAAAGCCGCCAGAGAAGCTATCACCAGGGGCTACCAATTGTTGCGTAACTCCGTTAACCTGTTGGTAAACTCCTTGGCCAGAAGTCATAGCTAACTTGACCTCTAGACCGTCTCGCAAGACAAATCCAGGCTGAACTTCAGCAGACAAGCTAGAACTGTACCCTTGATCCAACAGATGCTGTCTAGTTGTGGTCAGCATGGCGAACTGCTGATTTTCATCTCGTGGATAGCAGAATGTGTAGACCCTACTCTTTCCGATCCCAAGCGCTAGACCGTCTTCACTTGCCCACACCACTACACCGTACCAGTGAAAGCCATCTTTGACGCTGACTTGCATCTTGTTCAACGTCAAACCAGCGCCAGGTATACGCCCCAACACCATATGGAAGGTTGGAGTCTCTACTGTGATGTATCCAGTGTTTCTATGAACCAGCACCTTACAAACAGCCGCGTTAGTCTTGTCGCCGGCCGTCTGCCCAGCACCTGCCAATGCGTAGGTAACATTGGTCTGCGCAGCCACGCTCTGGATGTCATACCGAAGTCTTGCGTGAATGTAGGACCAATACTGACCGTCCTCACCAGCAAGCTCCAAGGTACTGACTAGAGCCGAATAACCGGGCGTCGGTTGGTATCCGGAGATGTTGTCGGCCTTCGCGTAATGGTCATACAGAATCGGTAACGTAGCAACCGTCTTGTCTTCGGTTGTCAGTTTGCTGATTCCACCATATCTGTTCATCAGGGTGATGATCTCAGCCATTAGCCAGTAGTTGTTGGCTTGGAAATTGTGATCACCCCCTGCTTGCATAGGCCAAGTAGCATTGATGAAGCAGAACCAATAGAACCCACTTGTGTTCTGCAACAGTCCATAGAGATTCACTAGGAACCAATGTTGACAGTGGCCCAACACGGACAAGCCGTTGACCCCTGTCTCAGTACACATAGCTGGCTTGTTGGTCAGCGTGGTCCCCTTGCGGAACGTTATCGAGTATATGGATCCTAGAGAGGTTGCGTCACCAGATGCGCTTCCTGTGAAGTCAACATTCTGCATGGTGCCGTTCACATTCGCATGAACGCGTGTATTGGCAGTGTCCGACGCAAAGTTGGCATGCAATGCGCTATAGTTAACAGCATGGGCAGGTAAAACCACGGAACAGGTCCCAGAGTACGCCGGGTCTGAAGAGGTTGCCGTAAACTGTGTGGTGGCTTGTGTAGCTATGGTAACTTGCTCGGACCAGATATACGCCCACGTCACCGTCCCGTCTGCAATACTGGCTCCAGTTCCAATTGGACCTGCACCAGTTGCTGCGGTTGTGCCGCCAGTAGTGGCCTTGTAGACGCGATTGTCATTCGTCAGGCAGAAGTTGCCTGTCGAGAAAGCCTTGTTTGGACGCCACCGGGATACGTTGGCTGACGTGTACGTGTTGTCTTTGACCACGCGGACTGGTTGACCTACCACAAGACCGTGTGTCGTGTCAATGCCAGATATACCTGTCACAGTCAATGTGCCAGCCGCCCAACTCATGGACGTAGCAGTAGTCGTCTGCCAGTTACCGTTGCGGACTAATGAACCGTCCGATGGGTAGTGATAGCAGTGGACATCCAAGATGTCCGAAACGCTACCCGCATAGTGACCAATGTACCCACTCTGACCAGCAGAGTATAGATGATGCGGGCTCAATGTCTTCAGATAGTCCCGAAGCTCTGTATTGAGGTCTCTCTCCAGTTCTTCCCAGAACTGAGCTATACGCATGCGTTCCGTATAGTATGGCTCTGTTGTTGAGGCTGCACCTACGTTGCTCTTGAAGGATTTGGCAGATCGATCTGCTATGCCAGAGCCCGTTGTGCTTGTATACGCATACGTTGGCATATAGGTGATTGGCGTCCCGCCGTATGTCGGACCGCTACCGAAGGTAGCTGTGTGCCACGCCACGAATTTCGCATCGATGGCGGCTACATACGTGCTATTCGGGGAGCCACCTGTCTGCACCATCTTGTCAAATGTACTACTGGTGGGACTTGAGATGTTAGATGTGTTGTAGTAGAACTGGTAGACTCCCATTTCATTGAATGGGTTGATCGAGAACAGCGTGTATTCACTTCCATAAGTCCTACCGGTGTACTTGTTGACCCGGTTAAGAAACACCGCCATATGATCTTTGACGGCCTGCTTAACGTTTGGTGTGCCGTTTGTACCGTCGAACCACCATAGACCAATCCACTTCGAGTTGGCGCTGCCGTTCGGGGCGGTGAACCCGCGGTTCTGCATGACCAACCCCCATTGGTCAAAGCGAAGAGATATATAGAGCCCACGTTCGGTACAAGCTTTCCAGAAGTAGTCCCAACCACAAGCACCCGCCACGTCACCCGACCAAAACGCGTCTACGTATGCGGTTGCGCTGGCATCGGACCAGCAACCGGACTGTCTACCGGCTAGACTCCCGCTCGGCACAACAGACACAGCATCAAATTCCATCAAACAGATCGAGTTGATGCCGTACTTAACAAGCGAATTCAAGGCATCGTCGACCGATGACTTGTCAGGTGTGCAGCTCATGTTACCGAAAGACTGCCCTGTCATTAGTAAGCCGTGCAGTCTAAAGGGAGATCCGTTCAGCAGAAGAGATTCACCATTGGCGACCAGTGGTGTTGTGACAGGTGACACTGACGTCAGGTCAATGCCAAGCAGTGGTTCATTGTCAAAGCGGTAACGTGTCCACATGGTTCAGGCACTCACTGGTAGAAGAGGACGAATGAGCCTGTGCCACTAACGTCAGCGTACAGGCCGCTGATGGAATCCGTAGCGATTGTAGCGGCAGCATACGGTGTGTTCACACTCAAAGACAGCGCTGACCACCCTGTCAGTGCAGGAGCACCGCCGGAAGTTCCGTTCCTAAGAGTGATGGTTGCTGTGCCGCTCACCATCACCAAAGAATACACTTTTGCCGGCCCGCTCTTGATAAGCGTTGACGCCGAAAAAGACACTGTAGAGATAACGTCACTAGCCGAGGTGAGCGATCTGTACGTACTGGTCGTCAGCGGAATATAGACTGTTGAGCCTACTCGATATAACGAGTAGAGTGATAGACCGCTAGCGGCAACGAGTGCCGCTAGCTGGGCTGCTGTTACGTCTGTGATCAGCAGAGACGAAACGTTCTGAACGTTGTTCCCAGGAGTCAACCCACGAATCTGAAGACCTCCGATGGAGTTCTGACGCAGAAGTTCTGTCTCCTCTGCTGATCCATCTACTACCGAGATCGTCTTATACCCAACGTTGGGTGCAAGTTTGTTGGTTCCGATCCAAATGATGGATTGGCCGGGATTCAGTACATCGTAGGTGGCGATTGACATGAGTTGGTCCTAGTGAATGTGGATTACCGCTTGGTGAGGGTTACGTGAAGATCCAACACTGAGTTGTTGTAGAACTTGACCGCCTCGGTTTGGTATTGCTGGTTACGAACAGAAACATCTTGGTCCAGAATGTAGCCGTATCCGAAATCGAAATCACACGTCATTTCGTATGTACCGTGGGTCAGACGGTTGGCAGTACGCCAATTCTTGTTGAAGTACAGGAAGCTAGACTCGCACACTGGCGGCCACTCATGATTGAAGTCCTGCACCGAACGCATGCTGCTCCAATACGGGACAATGACAACCATTTGTCCGCCCGGTTGCAACACGCGATAGGCTTCGTCCATGAATCGAGGCCGAAGCAACGCTGGGATATGCTCGAAGAAATGGGAGCAGTGAAGGAGCTTGGCACACCCCTCTGCCACCGGCCATGGGAACTGAAGCAGATCGAAAACGTGATCGGTCGAATTGGTCTTGAACTTGTCAATGCCAATGAAGCCTTCACGCTTGCTATCTCCGCAAGCCAAGTCGAGTTGAAGGTCTTTTCCTTCCAACAGAAGTCCGGCAGAGGCGCTGGGTGTATCGGCTGGAACAAGATTCTCTGTAGTCATGGTGCTGATTACCGTGGTTAGATTGATGGTTTTACCGTTGTCTGATTGAGTAGGCTCGGCCTACCACATGGTATCAGACTGAAGATCGTAGTGTCCGACTTTGATGGAACAGTCGATGGCACAACGATAGCCGTGCTTCTTGGCATCCGCCCAGAAGTACAGATCTTGGGTGGACACGCCTTCTGTAGAGCTAGCCGTAGTCTTGAACCACGGTTTACGAAGACGCTCGTCCTTGAACATCGAAAGTCTGAATGCGGTGAACCCCATGCCGGTGCCGTTGCACTCAACTAGACCCCCATTCGGATCAGGTCGGCATGGCTTAAAGTTCAGTGGATGCTCGTGAGGGTTGCCCCAAATCTGAGGCTGTCCACCAAACCCCTTCGTAAAGTACAAGCCACCAATGGCAGCAAACTCTGGGTGGTTCTCCATCTGCGACAGCAATCGTACAACACCATCAGGTGGTGGTGCGTTGTCGTGCTCCATCATCAGCAGATACTTGAAATTAGCCAGATCTGGGTTCGCCAGTATGGCAGTGATGGTTCTGCTGTACGCGTCACCCACTTCCATGTTCAGCGGCCAGAAGCGTGCATACTTTTGGTTGGGTGGTGTAAACAGTTGTATCCAAGCCGCCACCACTTTGGTTGGTACCTGACCGAACGCTGGAACAATCTGGATGCAGCTCAAGTCTTTGTAGGCTGCTGTTTGTTCCAAGCGTTGCATCGTCGCATCCAAGTCTCGGTTGTGGATGCCTGGATCATATGAGCTGACGATTTGCGGTTCCATGACTTGCGTGTTCCCGTATCTTGGGGTTGAAGATTAGCCGATTGTGGCATTCAGCATCTGCATGTAGAACAGATGTTGAGTATTAGTGCTGATAGCCGATAGAGACATTGTGCCGGTGGTTCCTGTTGCTGCTCCAGGTATTGCTCCTAAAAGAAGTTGTTTAGATGCTGCGGATGCTTGACCGAATGTACCAAAGCTCAACGAGCCTTGCTGCGTCACTATGAAGTTCGAGACGTTCAGCAAGCCTGATTGCGACGAACCACCGCCAGTTGTAGCAGCACTGGATACTCTGTGTGCCATCCAGTATTCGCCCGCCGTTAGAGTAGTCACCAACGGTATGGCAACAGCTTTGTAGCCGGTGAGAGCAGATGCCCACGAGGTGTTGGTAGACTGGCTATTCGAGAAACCTAGAACACCGCCAGTGCTGTCGGTCACCCACTGCATCTGGAACGACGCCGACGATGACGACTGTGACAGACTAGCAGTAACTGCCCAGCTTCCACTCGCTACAGACACTAGGTTTGAACTGTTAGCACCGTAGTCTTGTCTTGAGAAGAAGGTGACCCCGTGGAACTGAACTTGGGTAATTGAGCAGCTAGAGTTTGCTGTGGACAGTGCTGGTATCACTGCCGACATAGACTTACTTACAACCACAACCTTCATCGCCAAATCTTCTTGGATATTGAACGGGTTGAAGTAGTAGCTGGTCGTGTGCGAGGATGTCGAGCTACCTGTGATACGCGGATACGGCTCAAAGAACTGCTGTTGCGTAGCATTCCCTTGAATGATCAGCGTATCATTGCTCACGCCTACTGACACACCGCTCTGTCCAGAGATGATCTGGCTCAGGTGCGATACTGTGCCGCTGGTGTTCTTACCAGCAACCGTGTTGGCGCCTGTCGCATACCAGGTGCTGTTGGCAAGCGCTGCGGTAACGATGCTAGAGTTCGACATCCCAAACGAGATGTTGTTGCTGTTACTAAAGACAATCGTACCACTGGTAGCAGTCTGCGTGCCTGCCGCAATGTTCGGCCCCGTCTGATTTATGACGCCACCGCCACCGCTGATTATCAGCGTATTGCTGCTGACACCTACCGATACGCCACCAGCACCACTGATGATGTACTGATCATTATTGAAGGCTCCAGAAGTGTTCGTACCTGCAATGGTGTTGGCGCCAGTCGCAAACCACGAGTCACTACCCTCAGATATGGAGAGTGCCAAGTTCAGGCCGTTGCTGTTTAGCGTAGCAGAGGCATTTATGTTGGTTAGCCCAAGCGTTGTTCCAGTACCAGCATAGCCTCTAGCGTCTAGAGAAATACCACCACTGTTGACCGACCAGGTGACATTAGACTGAGCAGTATTCAAGCCAACGGCATCAGTCGATGCGCGTGCCGTAGTCAACCATGCCGGATGCTGGAACCAAACAGTGTTGGGACCACCAACCGCCGTGGATTGAGACAGAGTGATGGATTGAGATCCTGCCAGAACCCAGTCAACCCCCGTGCTTACACCTGTATTACCGGCGGTCTGTCCTGTATTCGATACGCCTAATGCTTTGATAGCAGATTGATTGCTCTGCGCAACCGTGTTGGGTCCACTGATGGTCAGCGACACAGAGCTGCCATTTGAGGACTGGCGCAAAGTGATGTTGTTGCCGCCGATCAGGATGTACCGAAGTCCGGCTCCGTCGAATGTTCCTGTAGTACCAGCGGTGTTGCCATTGGTACTCATGCCGATGTTGATCGGATCGAATGAGGCAGTTATCACACTGCTATTCGACATCCCAAACGTGATTTTGTTGCTGTTGCTAAAGACAACAGTACCACTGGTAGCGGTTTGTGTACCCGCTGCAGCGCTCGGCCCACCTCCAGCGCCACCAGTCTGTGAAATAACAACCGACCCCCCAGACATACCGACACTGATGTTGCCAGCACCACTGAAACTCAGTGATCGGGCATCAACAGTGGAGCTACTTGACTGCCCAGTCGTGTTACCGACGTGGTACAGCCCAACTGTTTGATTAGTTTGTGCTGCGTAAGAAGCACTGGCAGTAATGACACCTGCGGCCAACCCAAAGCTAACGTTGTTGCCGTCAGACAGAGTGAGTGTTGTCGAAACAGTAGATACACCCCCATTAACCGCCAGCGCGTTCACACCATCCGCCGCCCCTGCCGCCCCTCCGCTAATGGTGATGGCATTACCGTTCTGACTCAGAGTGATATTGTTGCCACCTGCCAATGACAGTACGCCACTAGAGACCTGCGCCATTACGCCAGCAGTGTTGCCACTTAGCGTGAGGTTGAAGCGATCTTGGGTCTGTACGGTCTGTGCCGCAGTGGTTGCCGAGATGCGCAACGACCCATTAGACATACCCACGGACACAATACCCGCGCCATCATAACTGATGGACCTGGCGTCAACTGTGGAACTAGAAGACTGTCCGGTGGTGTTCCCTACTTGGTACAGCCCTACCGTCTGGTTGGTTTGAGCTACTGTATTGGGACCACTGATCGTGACGGCATTACCATTCTGCGACAGGGTGATGTTGTTACCACCCGCCAAAGACATGGTCCCAGAACTGATCTGAGCCATCACCCCAGCCGTGTTGCCACTCAACGTGACATTGTGCAGGTTCTGGGTCTGGACTGTTTGTGCAGCAGTGCTAACGGACAGCACCACTGATCCGCCAGACATACCGACACTAATGTTGCCAGTGCCTTGAAAGCTCAAGCTACGCGCATCTACGGTGGAGCTACTGGATTGTCCTGTGGTGTTACCGACACCATAAACCCCAACGGTTTGTGCTGTTTGCGCCGGGACCGTCGCAGAAATTCTGAGCGACCCGGCAGACATGCCGACCGACACAATACCTGCGCCATCGTAACTGATCGAACGAGCATCAACTGTACTGCTACTGGATTGTCCTGTTGTGTTTCCTACACCATACAGTCCAACTGTTTGATTGGTCTGATCACTACCTGTAGCAGAGATGACGAAACTGCCATTGGAGTGCCCAACCGAGATGATGCCCGAACCTCTAATCGACAGGGTTCTAGCATCTACTGTTGAACTACTAGACACACCTGTAGTGTTACCAACACCATACAAGCCGATGGTCTGATTTGTCTGAGGTACATGGCTGGCACCACTGATAGTGACAGCATTGCCGACCTGGCTCAGGGTGATGTTATTGCCACCGGCAAGTGTGAGTGTTCCACTCGATACAGCAGCAAGTGTACCTGAGGTGTTTCCACTAAGCGTGACGTTGTGTAGGTTTTGTGTTTGAACGGTTTGCGCTACAGTGTTCGGACCGCTGATAGTGACAGCGTTACCGACCTGACTCAGGGTGATGTTATTGCCACCGGCCAAGGACAGCGTTCCGCTAGAGACTTGAGCCAATGTTCCCGACGTGTTACCACTCAACGTCAGATTGAATCGACTTTGGGTCTGTACCGTTTGCGCTGCACTTGTGGCAGACACAACCACAGATCCTCCGGACATGCCGACTGACACCAGCCCAGCACCACTGAAGGACAAACTGCGGGCATCAACTGTGCTACTGCTAGACTGTCCTGTGGTGTTACCGACTTCGTAGAGGCCGATTGTCTGGTTGGACTGCACTGCGGCCGATGGCCCACTGATGGTGACAGCGTTACCAACCTGGCTCAGGGTGATGTTCGGACCACCCGCTAAAGACAGTGTTCCGCTAGAAATCTGAGCCAATGTACCGGAGGTGTTACCGCCCAGAGTGACGTTGTGCAGATTCTGGGTTTGGACAGTTTGCGATGCAGTAGTGACTGAAACGACTAGCTGCCCACCAGACATGCCAACAGATGCAATACCCGCCCCGCTGACACTAAGACTGCGAGCATCAATCGTACTAGAGCTGGACTGCCCAGTAGTGTTGCCGACCTGGTACAGACCTACAGTCTGATTGGTCTGTGCCACAGTGTTAGGACCACTGATAGTGACAGCATTGCCTGCTTGGCTCAACGTGATGTTGTTTCCACCAGCCAAGGACAGTACACCGGAGCTAACAAGTGCCAGCGTGCCAGAAGTATTGCCGCTCAGTGACAGGTTGAATCGACTCTGTGTTTGTAGGGTCTGCGCCGCAGTGGTGGCAGATACAACCACCTGATTGTTGGTCATGCCAACAGAGATGATTCCGGCACCACTCAATGAAATGGAACGCGCATCGAACGTCCCACTAGAGGCTTCACCGGTGGTATTACCTGCTTGGTATACGCGCAGAGACTGTACCGACTGAGCTACTGTGTTCGGACCACTGATCGTGATTGCATTGCCAACCTGCGACAGAGTGATGTTATTACCACCCGCGAGAGACAATGTGCCGCTAGATACTTGAGCCAACGTACCGGACGTGTTCCCGGCCAGCGTTACGTTATGCAGATTCTGCGTCTGAACGGTCTGTGCCACAGTGTTAGGACCACTGATAGTGACAGCATTGCCTGCTTGGCTCAACGTGATGTTGTTTCCACCAGCTAGCACCAGGGTTCCGCTCGATACTTGTGCCAGTGTTCCTGACGTGTTCCCGGCCAGAGCAACATCCAGAGCATGTTGAGTCTGTACCGTTTGCGCTACTGTGTTAGGGCCACTGATCGTTACCGCGTTACCATTCTGCGACAGGGTGATGTTGTTACCGCCAGCAAGCGTGAGCGTTCCGCTTGATACCTGCGCTACCACCCCAGCAGTGTTGCCACTCAGGGACAGGTTGAATCGATCCTGAGTTTGCGCTGACTGCGCAACGGTATTAGCACCACTGATCGTGACGTTGTTGCCTGCTTGGCTCAACGTGATGTTGTTGCCGCCTATCAACACCAGCGTACCGCTGGAAACCAAAGACAATGTGCCTGAGGTATTGCCTGCTAGACTTACGTCGTGCACGTGCTGGGTCTGAACTGTCTGCGACGGGAATGTGGCTGTTGCCGTAATCACACCGCCAGCCATCCCAAAGCTGACGTTGTTCGAGTTTGACAGAGTGAGTGTTGTGGCGGAGGTGCTAACCCCAGCGTTCACCACCAGAGCGTTGGCACCGTCTGTTGGTACGGTAGTCCAAACACCGTCACCCCGAAGGAAATTGGACGTAGCTGGTGTTCCGGTTCCAAGAACAGCCGGGTCTACAGTATTCGGCGGTAGCAGCCGCTCCGGGTCGCCTTGCGTATTCAGAAAGATAGGCTTTTCAGCCATCACGCTCTCCAGGTCATGTCAGACGGATAGGAAGAGTGTCCAGCATCAGTTGAAGATGCGTGGTCGAAATAGCTTTTCCTACACGTACTTGCCATCCAGTTGTTGGGAGTGTTGACGTAATAGAGCCTGCTACCGTTGTGCTCAGGTAGTAGAATGCGTTGGGTGCAAGACCACCGCTTCCACCTGTTACTGTATCCCACTGACCAGTGGTTGCGGACATTGTGCCATCGATGGCTATTGTTGCGCTTGCATTGTTTAGTACAGACACGTCAGTCACAAAACCTGTCGGGCGACGAGTGCCGTCCGCATTGGCCTGTGCCAACCCGACTGTGCCGTTACCGTTGGTGTAGACAATTTGCCCGATCACCATAGTCGAACCGCTCGTATTCAGCAGCGACTCGGTGTTTGTGTTGCTACCCATTGGTCCAGGCGGGCCAGCGGGTCCTTGTTCATTGACACTGGTCAAAGTCACCACCTGCTCAGTGGTATCTACGCTGACTACAGTGTCACTGACTTCGACGATGGTGGTCGGTGCTGTAGGCACCAGTACAACGTCAACCATGTACGGCTCCAGGCACAATCGTCATCACACCCTCTATAAGAGACAGTGTATCTCCTTGAGTGTCAACTACATGCAGACCGTAGTGATAGTGATCCTCAGTAAGTGCTAGCATCTGAACGTCTGTTGCCAGCATCGTCAGTGAGCCAGTCAAGTTCACAATGAGAATGCCAGATGGGCTCGTCAACTCAAGCGCAACCGGAGCAGTCAATGCCGTCGATATGCGGAATTGAGCCTTAGCCGTGTAACCAGTCAAGTTGACAGGAGTTCCGTTGGAAGTCCAAAGGAACGTCTTGCGGAGAGTAGCACCACGATAGATGCTAAAGTTGTGGATGCCTGGCGTGATCATCAGATCCTCACTTCAACGGCCCCAAGGTAGCAAGCCTTTTCTCAGAGCACTGCGGTCTTTTCTGCGTTGCAGTCTCTCTTCATTTTGACGGAAGGCATCGATGGCAGCTTTCAAAAGGTTCTGATCCATCTTCTCTGGGTTTGGATGCTTGAACAACTTGTCCAACTGTACAACCTTCATCTGCCTTTGGTATGGCCATTCCATCACTGTCCAACCGCGACCATAAGGGTACGCCAACGCTCCGTCAATCTGCTCACCATTCCATACACCCTTGACAAACATGCCAGCAGTTGGGTTGTAGACAGGAGATAGCGTCTGAAGCTTCTTCATGTTCTGGTGCTCGCCCTCACGAATCTTCTGCACCTTCTGCTCGTGGGCTTTCCGTTCACCCTCTTTCATGTATACGGTGTTAGGATTCGGATCGTAGCGTAGTGGATTCAGACCGACCTTACGCATCCACTTTTGCCACGTAGGTCCGTGCCCCTTATTCACATTTTCGATCACACGGTCAATCTCGCTCACAGCCTGATGGCACATCTCATGAAGAAGGATCTCAACAAAGAAGTTCTGATGCCCGTTGAACAGGCGAGGCGACAGCCCAATGACACGGCGACTTGCACTCCAGTAGCCACGCCGACGCATGTTCTCGCCCATATCCTTGGTCAAGAGAAAGTTCGGTGCCTTCATCCGGCTCTGGAACTTCTCACGATTCAAGTAGTCCCACAACTTGCGGACGAATCGGCCAGCTTCTGGGCTGTTGCGAACGTTGTTCGTTGGCACCTCAGCATACATCTCTTCCAGATGCACGGGGATGCGAACGACCGGTACATTCTTGTCGTCGTTCTCCCGCGAAGTGCGGATCTTAGGTGGTTTGGGAGCTATTGATGGCTTACCGACCGTGATGGCCTTGATCGATACGTCCGTGTAGATCTTCTTGCTCAATGGGACGTTGACTTTGACCAGTATACGCCCAACATCGCCTACCGGATAACGTTCCACGTCACCGTCTGCATGCTTGACCTGTACCGCACCTGACGGAAAGACTTTGGTGACTACGCCCAAATGCCAAGGGCCGCTGAATCGTCCAGCTACTACATCGTTGATGTTGAGTTTGATGGTCTGCATTGTTGACATCTTGCTTCTCCTTTTAGCTACCCAACCGGGTTACTTACCGCGCCAGATAATCAGTTGATCTGACAGTGCCGTTGTGAACGCAGGCGTAGCCACGCTGCTAGTCTCGAAGAACACGAGGTTGTGTACGTTCTTGAACACCAGGATACCATTACGGATCTCGAACTGTCCGATGGCATTGATGTCCAAGTGAGAGCACTTACCTACTTCAGAACCGCAGTAGCTGCAGGAGTAACCAGGCTCTTCTTCAATAGTGCCGACCCAGGCGCCCATCGAGTACGAGTTCTGCTCACCGGTCAGAATCCTGTTCGCCAGTACACTGTTCTTGGTGCGGTCCAGCGCCAGCAATGCAATCAACTTGTAGACCGGGCGGCCGTTACCATATCCGTGCACCAAACGTAGAGCACAGTCAACGATGACCCCAATTGCCTTGGTTGGATCTTGGTTGTCATGCTCTACGTGCATCGGTTTGCCGATCAGAGTACGATAGGCCAAACAACCGTGCTCCAAGTTGAACTTGACCAGTTCCTTGAGCGGGAATGCCACTGCGTTCCGATTCGGCAAATCGGCTGGCATAATGACAACTGGCACTAGAACATAGTCTTCTAGTGCCGAGCTGATTTGATACCTAGGAGCAGCAAACGGGAGCCACTGGCTGAACTCGACCTCGATACCAGCGCCCTTGGAGAAGCCGAGGTCCGAAGCGGCGGTCACAAGTGAAGCCGTGGCCTTCCGACGCAAACCGTATACGTCGATAGGCTTGGCGTATTGTTCACAGTCGGAGTAGACTGCGAATCCTCGATGAGAGAGCAACTTGCTAGTCATTCGGATTCCTTGGTGGACGGAAGTCTACGCGCAGACGAGTTTGCAGTCCTTGATTCGGCATATGCACCATCTTACGCTCTACCTTCTCAAGAGCATGGAACCACTTGTTCGCCAGCGGTTCATATGCCAGAGGGTCTTCACGCTTGCCTGGATCTTCGATAGAGCGTTCGATCCACTCTTTGTCTGTCTCAAGCATCATGTCCTGTACGAACGTGTGGTCTTCTTCTGGCCTAACGTACAACACTGCTAGATCACACGCAGCAACCGCTTCCTTAGTCGGCGACACAGTGAACTTCTGAATCACACCTCGAGTTTCTGGAAGGGTGCGCAGCGTGTAGTGCCACACAACCGAACTGACGGGCTGCACCATCGAACTGAGAACTGGAAGTAGCCACAGGCTGCTGTCCAGAATGATCGGCTCGATGCGTCTACGTAGTGACAAGCTCTTCAAGTCCTGAATGACCAAAGCCTTAACACGTTCCGAGACTACATCTGAGCTTTGCTTATAGCAACAGATGAGTACCTTCATCATAGCCTCAAAGGTTTGATTCCAGCCGCCATAGCACGCTTCGCAACTTCATTCGCGTACTTAGGATCGGAGTGCAAGCGTGCTGCCGCTGCGGCAATGGCAATGTCTGCCTTCTCATTTGCCATGCGTTGATTGTGGATGTACTTGAGCTTTCCGGTGCGTGTTGTGCCTACAACTTCTTGCTGCTCGTGTTTACGACCCAAGAAGCTTCGACGGTGCGATGTCAGTTGTTGCGCTGAACTGAACTCGCCCATATTGGATTCGTCGTCTGCTGCATCGGCGCCGTCACCTGACTCGCCTTGGATCTGTTTCCAAGCCGCTTTCATCTTCTGCTCACGACGCAGGTCATCTTCTAGCCCATCCAGCGATACACCAGCAGAGGCTGCAAGCATGCGCATGGTAATCGGAACACCAAGATCACGAAGCTCCTTCAGCAAATCGAACGTATCGCGATCCAGATCACGACCCAGTGGTCGATGCCACTGCACTTCAGGAATGTCCCACTTCGACGTATCGTTCAGTTGTTGCAACAGAGTGCGTGTCGAATTGGCTACGAACGCATGCTCCTTGTCATGCTTGCCGCTCAAGAATCCTTTGGATGCCGCGACCAGCGGAAATATCTTATTGATCAAGGCTGCTTGCGTCATGCGGTTGCGATGAGCACGCAGACCTTGAATGAACACAGAGATGGCAGCGTCCGCGTTGGCAAACGAGGCGTCACCAGACAAGAATGCTTCGCTGATGCCGAGAGCGCGAAGCTTCATGGCACCTGTGACATCGGACAAGTCTGTGAACTTCCAAAAGTCACCACCCTGCCGCACTTCGCTAGGCGTCACGCCTTGACGTGTGGCAACGATAGCTCCTAGAGGATCTAGATCAGCTTGCTGCATCAGACTGACAACAGCAGCTAACTCGTCGTTCGTTGGTTCCCAAGTGTCATTGCCGCACTCCAGGTGCAGCATAGCTCGTTGGCGTCTGGCAGCTTCCGTCATCGTCCCTTTGTACAGCGCCTTCTCCAAGAAGTAGATGGGCAGAATACGCTTGAAGATCGATGTGCCGAGTTGATCGTAGGAGAATGTGCGTCGTGCTACGTACAATGTGAGCAGCGGTTCCAGCTCTACGTTTCCGCCCGACAGCACTCGAATGATGTCCATACCAAGCTTCTTACGAAGCTTCTGGGCAGCTTGACTGTTGTTCGACACGAACTGCTCAATCGCTTGACTCCGCTTCACTGTGATAAGCGGGTCTGCAGACCTCATCGGAACAGATTGCCGTGTGACGTTGGTGGGCTCGTGACTGATGCAGTCCGTAAACTGCGTCAAGTTCCTGTCATAGATTAGGCTACAAACCGAGTAGCCATTTGCCAGTACATCAACTGTGAGTTCCGGGAACAATGCGCCTATGTTCAACTGCGCAGTGGCAGAATTGTAGACCTGCAGACGTTCAGCAGATACGCCCGACAGAGTGAATTCGCCGAATGGCATGGCCGCGATCAAGTCAACTGCGGAGCCTGCTGTTGTATCGTACCAGTAGATGTCTCGGTAGAAGCGTTGATTCGCCTCGTCCGTATCACCGGCAAAGCCAGTGAGCAACGTATCGTAAAAGACAGGGCTCGCCCCCATCTGTGATGCGGAGAACGAATTGAGCCCTTGCGGCTCACCCCAGTAATCAGCACGCTCTTGTCTGCCTACTCTACTAGACGCAGCCGCATACACTGATTGAAGACCCACCGCTGCCATAGCATCGCGAGTAGCTGCGGGTGCTCCGGCTACGATCTGAGAGTCTACAACTCGGATGTGGTTTCGGGTGCGAATCATTGACGTGCCACGCGATCTTCAATTGGGAGGGCCACACGATGCTCAAGACAGGCGTATGACGGAATACCGTTGGCCTGTACTTCTTTCATTCTGCTGTTGCACACCGGACACAATCCAGTTGGACTTGGCTCCCAACGTGCGGACTCTTGCCTCGATGTTTTCGCCGTTTCAGTTTTCGAGCCTGACGCAGTTTCAAATGGGTCGATCAACTTCATGTCTATTCCAATCCAGTGCGTGTCTTGAAATTAGTGGATGCGTGCGTAGGTTCTACTTAGAAGCAGCTCCTAAACCAGCCGGATTAGATGCTGGACCCCCGCCAATCGATCCAATATTCGACGGAACGGGATTACTACTAAATCGTAATCCCGAAGCGGTCGGTACTGCAATGCCCATCGTGGAAGAACCTGCGCCAATACCAGCAGAAATTCCACGTTGACGTGGAGGTTTGATGTGCTTCTTGCACCACTCATCGTCCAACAAGAACTTGGTACCGAGTGCCCATGCTCTCCAAATATCATCTGTAAGCCCAGGTGCCTTTTCGATTGTACGGCCTCCATCGCGAATGGTAGCCAACTGAAGCAAGAAGTGTTCCACAGGTAGATACTGGAAACACTGTGGATAGTTGTCCTGCATCAACAGTATCTCTTGAAGAGGAATTCCAGAGGCTGGAATCCTGAATGACCGGTCCAGAATGTGATTCTGCACCAGTAGCATATCATCCCTCTTCAATGAGTATCGTTCCGCTGGAATACCAAGAGCCTGTGACAAATCATGCAACAACTTGATGCTATTCCACTGATCAGCAAACACGTAGCACACGTTGAAAGCCTTAGCTAACGGAAGCAATACATGCTCATAGACCAGAGAGAAGTTCACCACGGAGTTACCAATAGAGGGCGCAATCTCAAGCATCACATCTGTGATGACTTTGATAGGGTCTCTTCTATTAGGGTTGCGATGAGAGATGGTGCAGGTAAATGAGTTGTTAGACAAGCCTGCGTCGATGGTCATTACCGATGAGATAACCAGAGCCGGCGGATTGCATGCCACTTTGGCGTAACGATACTTGACTCCGTGCCGTTCGACCTTATGGTAGTTGTACACCACTCTGTTAGGCACTTTGCCAGGCAGCGCCGATATTGCATCGTGATCCTGAATAAACGCAGAGTCTACGAGAGGTGGTTGTGCACCAAAGTCACGCATTGCCTTGGCTTCACTACTTTGGAAGTAGGAGTCCAGAGCTTTGCGGCTGAGTTTAGGGTGAATGTCCCAAGTAGCCAGATGCAACGCCAATATCTTCCGACTGTTGGCGTTGGACTTTACGTGACGCATCATCACGTCACGTCTATGCTGAGGGCTAGAGCCTATGATGAACACGGCATTCGGAACATCGTAGTACCCGGATTTCACTCGGTCTTTCCAACCGACGCGCACGTTCAGCATGCTGTTGTCGAGTGAGGTATAGACTTCACTACCGTTCATGCGAACGGTCTGATCTTCCTCATTACCGTCAGAGAAAAATGCCCACTCGTCCAACAGACAGTTGTGAACCAGAATGCCGTTGGCAGAGAACATATGGATGTCCTCCACCTCGATGTCATATACGTCGTGCTCTCCTTCCAGTTCTTCGCTGCGCCACAGACGATCACGGACGATGTGATTGTTGTCTCGCACCTGGTAGTCGAACGGATTGTCAAGTAGGACGCGAAATGCAGTTGTAGAGTTGCGGTGAATCTGAAGTGTACTGGGGCGTCGGACAGACAAAACACCAAGGCTCAGCAGCAGAATCTGAGTCTGCTGCATGCGCTTGTCTTCACCGAACAAGACAAAGCTATCCTGGAACAGCGCAGATAGATAGGCACTGACATGGATCAAAGATGACCGTAGAATCACCCATGGTACTTCGCCTCTAGGAAAGCCCCATTCGGATTCTGCGTATTCGTCATCTGCTAGCTGTGAGGCTAATTCGCTGGTCATGCGATGTCTAGTTCCATCCTTTTTTCGGAACTGGTCCAAGTTCTTTCTGGAAGCCCCGTTCGCACCGGCTACAATGACCACATCGCTAGGTTTGATGTGCTGTGCTTGACGCCACACCATATCATTGTGCTCATCCGAACACATCACCAGATGAGCAGGAGTCAGATCCAAACTGAACCCAAATGTGGTTGTCAAACGTATCAGCTTCTTCGCACCTGTACGCATAGCTCTAAGTACAGTAGCTGGAGCCCCAGCTACGCACACACGATTTTGGTCTGGTATGATACGTTGCATCTCTATGAGACCCAAGTCCGTTTGGACAAGTGCATCACCTCGAATGCATAGCCAACGTGTCTTACCACGCAGCAGCTTACGGTTTGGACCTGCTGGATACAGCATCAATTGCCGATGAGGATAGTGAAGCATCTGTGTCTGAAACTTCAGAAGCTCCTCGCCATTGCGATTACCCTCATGCTTGAGCATGTCGTGATAGCCGCAATTATGTACATTCATGCCACCTGCGTAGTAGTTGTGCGTCCCTGCTACCTCGAAATCGTACACCTTGTGCTTACTCAAGTCCGTTACCGACCTGACCTTAACCGCCTTGATAGTCTTACCATTAACGGTAATGATCTTACTTGATTCGGTTTCCATATTTGTCCATTACTAAGAAGGAAAATTTGAAGCCTTGCGCTCGACACGCACGTCGTTTAGCTCGATTCACTTCCTTGCTTGCTTTGAGTGTGTAATCACTCTTGACCTCGTAGATTTTATTCCAACGAGGTACGTAAATGTCCGGATGGTATATCCTTCGCTTGCCATCAAAAACATATTCAATACTGGGCAATTGTTTGTCACCGATGCCGCAACGAATGTCTGATGGCTGTAGTCTCGTGTTCGACAAAAGCCACTCAATAGCCTGAGGCTCATAACCTTGGACTTGAACCATTCGCTGACCGAGTTTGATTCGTTTGCATTTATAGGCAGTAGCCAGATTTTTGTCGAACAATTCCTTACTCTGAAGTGCGTGAATCACTCCATATCGTTTACGCATTGTACGTCTAATCTTACTCTGAATTTCAGTACGTTGCGTGGAGTATTCGACTCCGTACTTGCGTAAGTTGTATTGCTTAAGCTTCTCTTGAGAACACGGCGGACAGCCACTTCCTTTTCGCACATTGCCCAAGTATGGCGACCACTCGTGTTTGCACACTAAACATTTCACACGAGTGCGCGTGTTCATGTTAACGAACTCACCTACGCGCTTTATATTCTGTTGTCGCAGAAACTTGTCTAGCTCATTCAGGTCGAAGCGTTTACTCTGACTTATGTTGCGATTCCGGGTACAGGCACATCCATATCTGAGCCAATAACTGAAATGTTGGGAGGACTGCCGATCACAATCTTGGCAGCGCACTACCAGTTTGTACTGGTGCTGTGGGTCAACACCAACTACTAACAATGACGAACCGCTACTTTTCAGGTAGGACTTCACAATTTTTAGATTATCACTCATGGTACTCACCGAATCACATACATCAAATTAGTCGGAGTACCATGACATGCTTAATCTTCTGTCACCACGTAATCATCTTCCGTTAGCAGATGGATTTCCTTCCACATAATAGCCATACCATCCGGTGTGAGAACGCGAATGCAGTGATCTCCTGTGGCGACCAGCTTCTTATCGTCTTCCAGAGTTATCTCCTTACAACTGCGCACGCCATTGTCAAAATGACACAGGACTTTGCTTGATCCTTCAAATGTTTTGACCATATCACCCGGCTTTATCTGCTCGATTGGAACAGTATTGCCGTTCTCCAGTGTGATCGGTGTACCCTCAGCAATACAGAACCATTGACAGCCCTCAATGTAAGTCTTGATCGGTAGCCACTGCTGCTCGTAGGCGTTTGCGAACGTCTGAGCTACTGCCGTACCGACCATAGTGGTTGGCTCAAGATCATACACCTCGTAGGGGCGTTGAAGCTTAATCATGCGATGCAACTGATAGACTGCGGCAGGCGCTTCAAACTGAGTCGTCTTACCTACTCGCTGGCCGGCTAGCAAGGCTAGCTCGTGGTACGGCATCATCTCTTTGGCACGCAATAGCTCTAGCCGCGTAGCTTTGCACTTTGGGCACTTGCCGTGTTTTAGCAGTTGGAAGTGCTCAGGGAATGCATCACTCTTGATCTTCAGTGGCACATCTAGAATGTTGCCTGTGTGGTACTTTGGATTGGAGCACCGTGGACAGATTTCGCCGAACAACATGGACAACGCCCACAGTTGGCGTGCGAATGGGCGCAAACGCAAACCAGTGGGCGAAGTTGAGAACTCCCAGTAATTCGGGAATAGCTTAAAGTCACGGTCGTCGATCCGCAGATCGCGAACCATCCGTGTGGTAGGATCGATTGCATCCGCTACCATACTCTCAAGATCTAACTCAAGATTCTGGTCTACAGCGAACGTTGTCTTGATCGGTGTGGGTGCTTCAACTTCACCAAACAACTCGTCGATGAACCCTCGCCTGTCTTTGAGCTTCACTTTGCAATCTCCTGAGGCCACAGTCTCATCAGAACACGCTCCAGATCCTCTGGGTGCGCTTTAAGTTGTCCTGCCAAGTGTCGTATAACTGACAACTCGATAAGCTGATCTGTAGCCTTGGTTACTCGGTCACTGGTGACGTTGATCTGTCTGTTGTTCGTCAACAGTCTCAGAGTCTCCTCCATATCCGCGTAAGCGGTTGGTAGACTTAGCTCCAAGGCAGAGATACGGACCAACAGTTCATATAGCGTCTTGTGGTTCTTCTTCAGACGAGTTGTGAACTCTCCGCGCAGCTTCTTGTCTACTTCCTTGAGCGTGATGTCTGGGACTGATGACTGTGGTTGCGTCTTTACCAGTTCGACCAGTTTTCGTTTGCGCTTTCGTTTGTTCAGTAGAGCGTCAGCATCCCACCAATCATCTCGCGTTCGCTTTTCCGGCTGCGGCAGCTTAGTAGCAATCTTGGGGCTCTCTTTATGAATGACCCCGAAGATTGGGTCATTCAACGTCGCTGAGGTCTTCGAGGTATTTCTCGTCTTTGTCCGTTTGGTCTTTCCGTCTTCCGTCGTTCGACCGATGCTTGTTTCTTCCATTAGCTGGGCGAACACTCTTGCCTGTTGTTCGGAAGCCAGACTTTCCTGATCCTGCGTGTCGGCCGCTGGAACTGGAACCGGACCCTCGTTTGGTTTTACCTCTACTGGTACTGTCTTCTTCATCGTCATCTCCGCCATCAGGCAGCATATTACGGTCTACGTCCTTGTATTGCATCGGCGCGTTGATAGCCATGATTTGGAACGGGAACTTCTTCTGGTTACGCGCCTTCTGTTGCTCGATGTCCAAGATCGATACATCGCTAATCTCGGCCGGGGCAGTCCACGACCACAGGTTGTTTGCATTCTCTTTGATGCCACCAGAGTAACGCACCAGACCCTCTTTCGATAGCTGTGCCACTAGAATGACTACAGTGTTCGTGTTCTTGGCCCAGATCTTGGCAAACCGACTGATCTTTGTCAACTGCTTCCATTGCTCATCACCGTCCGCACCCTTCAGTAGTGAGATGTAGTCAACGATGACAACCTTGTATCCGTAGGGCTTCAACGAGAACAGCACCTCTTCGATTGATACGTCTTCATCCGGTGACAGGATCGAGTACCGGGTGCCTATCTCTTTGAGTTCCTTGACAAAGGCTACATAACTACTCTTGATTAGCTTGCGTTCACTGTTGGACAACCGGCCCTGAGATATTCGGTTGACATCTATACCAGAGAGCACACCAAGCTCACGCGCCTTCATCTGCGTAGCGGTCATCTCCAACGGCACTATGGCAACGTCATGCCCGCGCCGAGCCATGTTGATGCCAAGTTGGTTTGCCACTGCTGACTTACCGCCTCCGGAATCCGCAGCCAGCACTACCAACGAACCTTCTAGAAAACCGCCATTCTCTCGGTCAAAGTCATCAAAGCCAGTTGGTACTACTTTGGGCTTCTTGGCTGACAGCAAGTCCTTAACCAACTTGACCGAGTTGTTGCCCTTTCCAGTGTGGAATAGACTCTGGGTCAAGTCGACCTTGGTCTGGCTCTTGACTAACTTGGTGTGCAAGGCTTCGGTCAGCTTCTCGACATCTAGTTGATCGCCCTCAATCTCGTTGTAGATCTGTTCAGCAATCGAATAGAGCCCCCGTACTCTCCGCATCTTGTCCAGCGTGCGGATCATGCTTCGGGCATCACGCCTCGAATCTGTGGTTTCAGCGTCTGACCCCTTCAATAGCTTCCGGTACTTCTCCGATAGCTTGGGGTCTGAACACAGTTCAGTCCACGAGGGTATCTCACCTGACTGACGAACGCTTGCCATCACTGCTTCATAGGCCGCTTTCGTTGGCGGGTGGAAGAAGCAGTCTTCGTTCAATGAAGCAAGCACCAGACTTCGCAGCTTGTCAGAGGCATCGCATATCGTGCGCAATGCCTGGTACTCTAACCTGGTACTAACGATTTTCATAGGACTTGTACAGTCTCAACGTGACCTAGATTCATGCAGTATTGAATAGCCATGTGCAGCTTGCTATTGGCTATCGTTAGTGGATCACATCCACTACAAACCACGATGCGAGGGATGTTGCTGTATTGGGTTAGCAAGTCTCTCACCTTCTCAAACTTAACGGCTGTGCTATCAACCACCAGATTGCTCAAGACCAACATGCTAGGCCTGAACTCTGCTGGCTTGTCGCGGAGCTTGTCTGCGAACGAACCGTTGACCCAATGCCATAGAGGCGGCTCGAAGCCCGGGCGCCGAAGTTTGAATGCCAGCCCCATCATGTGAGCGGCCAAAAGTCTAGCTCGCTGGTCGTTAGGATTCGATGCGATGACCATGATGTACGGGTCAGCATCTTTGACACAGTGTTCATAGCGCATCAACTGCGCTGCCCTAGTAATACGCTTGTCAGCGTGGCGGAACGATTTGGCTGCACGATCAAGCACAAAAGGCCGCACACGAAACAAGTCTCGTGGCAGCCCTCTGTTCAGCATCTGCTGCTGTAACGTCGTGTCTGACGGTAATTGGATCACACGCCTCTCCGGCTTTGAAGTCTACTACTTTACCGATTCGTCAGTCAGACTAATCGGTTCACTTGGATCCTTTTTCTGGTCGCATACCCATGCGCTTATACCGAATCTCCATCAGCAATTTTCCAAGTTGATTCTCGCCACGACCGTTGCACACACCCCAGAAAATGTCACCCCAATGGTTGCCCTCAATGAGCTTGTCTGGGTACGTTTCAATCAACCGCCTGGTCAGCGTCTTGCCTGGAGCAAATTTCTGCCCCAACAATTGCCGCATCACATCTATCTTGATGCGCTCCCAGTTTGGCGAAAGCCGAACTCGGCTGCCCTTTCTCTTGGCCTGTCCGGCAGTGCAAGTCTCGTAGATCTCTCGTTCCGTTGTTGGCGACTTGGCTGCTTGGTAGGCGTTCTCTACAGTCGGGTACGTCTTGCCGTCTAACACAACCTCACTAGCCCAGAAGTTACTGAGCCAAGCATATTCACCGTCAAAGCGTGTTATGGCCGTAGTTGGTTTCATCTCTCGAGGCTTTCTGTCTCTTCGGTCAGTCGAATCTAGCAATCCGCTGCCTACTGTGTTACCGTCACTATCCAATTTCAGGTTGTAGACTGAGGTGAGCGCAGCTATTGCCAACAATTCTGCTCTAGAGAATACGGTCAATGGCTTACCGCAGTACCCTAGTTGCTGTGCTATCATCAGACCAGTTTTTAACAGGTCTAATGGTAGTCTACTTTCTGTGCTACCCTGACACCCTTCTATGTTGCATAGATCGGTTAGTGTGCAAGCGTCGCATGGGATCTTGACTTCTTTTTTTGGCTCTGTGGACTCCTCTTTGTTAAAGTCTGGTGTTGGCGATACCAAAGGCTTGTCCATCAGAGTCTCAGTAGTTTGGGTTAGTCTCGAATGAGATTGGAGATGGTTTTGCGAGGTCGCTCGCTAACTTGAAGCCAAGCAACGGCCAAATCTTACTGACTGCATGCTGCCGCGCCACTTTGCGGCCAAACTCTGGGTCAAAGTTCTCAGCACTTACGCAAGCACTTTCTCCGGTCACGGTGTACCCATTCTGCAAGACCAGCACACAGATCGTTAGCCTATCCAATGAACTAGGAAAATCTAATGAGACTCTTGTGCCTTCATTTACGGCATCTGGACCATCCCTGGCCGCTTCTCCTGCAGTGAAGTAGTGCTCAGATACAATTGCGTTCTCTATGTCACGCAGCGTCACTCGTGGAGCGTTCAGCCCACGGGCAAGAATCTCTTGTTCAACGTTGGTTACAGCCACAATCCACTCCTTCAACGTAGAGTATTGGCATCGCGCATAGCGCGGTACTTGTTCAGTTCTTCAACCACCAGATCTAGGTCAGAGACATCGATACTAAGCTCCTTTCCACTCAACTGAAGTTTGACTTGATCATCCACGAAGCCTGTACCACGCAGCAGATAGCTTCCGATTTGATATGTACGCACCATCTCTTTCATCATCGGACTGAGCCCCCATCGACGTTCTCGTCCGGAACCCCCAAACTCTGTGGCATTCTTCTTGACCAATAAACCAGCATCCATTGCCTGTTCCAAGCAAGTACGAAGTCCGACTATAGGTCCGAAGAGATCTTGCATGAACTCGGTGCTGATCCAATCATTCGGGTGCATAGCCAAGTACATCATGATCTTGACACGAGGGGCAACTTCATAGCGTTGCCTAGTCTTTGATGTAGATTCGCTTTCGCGCACGGCGCGTCCGTTTTGATAGATCACCTGACCTCCATGCTAGTCTAGCCAGAATGGTAACTCGTACCTCTAGATCCATCGGACGCGAACGGGCTTTCGTGCGTATTCGACAGTAGCCAGTGTCGTCCAATACCAGTACGCCACAGTCTCCTAATCTTCGTTGGGTCAGTAGTTTAGCCGTCTGTGCCTTCTCGTACACTTTCTTGGTAACGCACAAGTACATGCGGTCGCAGAAAGGGCGGTACTCATGCATCTTGTTGTCGGTGCGCAGATCCGCCAATGAGGACTTGACTTCAACAATGACGATCTGACCGCTGATCTTGTTGCCGATTACGTCTACGCGCCGGCGACCCCACGGCATCACTCCGACCTCGAAGTGACAACTGAAGCGGTACTTGAAGAAGAGGTACGCCGCAGCTTGCTTGAGCGCATCAGCTACTTGCTTACGTGACGCTGCCACGCATTTATCCCTTATACTCCAATAGTCTCAGATCTTTCTCGCGCAGTATGAACTGATGTCTACTGTCACCTTGTAGGAGATTGATAGTACCGCTTCTATCATCAATCCATGACTCATCATCGAACAGCACAGCGAAGCGAAATCCCTTCTCAGTGAACTCCACCTCTTGCACAGTCGCTTTAGCACCCGGCACCAGGAAATGTGCGCAGTGTCTCCAGCCCGGCGCTTTGTTGTAGTCCGGGGCGGCAACCAGAGCTACACGATCACCAACCTTGAATGGTGCGTGTTTCTCGATCAGATGATTGTAGGCGGCTACAAGCTTACGCAAGTAGTAATCAAGAGGACCGCTGTTCAGGAGCCTTATCGCATCCGACATGAGCGATATTGCTTTCTCCACTTTCTCAATTCCCATGGAAGTCCTTAAATAGCGTCAAGCTGATATTACGATTGACGTCGTGTGTTTTAAGAGAATCTACCGAAGCAATCTCTTTGTCAGTAGCTAGCCTCCAGTAACGCGGCAGTATCATAGACCCAAACAACGGATCAATAACACAGCATCCACGATTACACGTCTTTACGATACGTTCGGAATCCAGTACACTGTAGCGAACAGCAATCCAGGTCTGTTTAGGCGGTAGCTCCTCGTCAAACGATTTGAGCATTCTTCACTCCAGTATCTCACGCAACGCCAGTGGAGCCGATGCCGCCCTGACCGCGCTCAGTCTGGTCGAACTGGTCAACCACTGTGAATTGAGCTTGCATTACAGGTACGATGATCATCTGAGCTACGCGATCCATAGGGGTGATGAAGAAGGGTACATTGGATCGGTTCCACATGCTGACCATCAAGGGTCCTTGGTAGTCACTATCGATCAGACCTACCAAGTTACCGAGCACGATTCCATTTCGGGCACCGAGTCCTGACCTAGGCAACAACATGGCGGCATAGCTTGGATCGCGGATGTAGATGGAGAGTCCAGTTGAAATTAGCTTAGATGCTCCTGGGTCCAAACAAGTCGGAAGATCGATGCATGCACGTAGATCGAGCCCCGCCGAACCGACAGTTGCGTATGTAGGCAACTGGTCACGCATACGCTCGTCCAGTATCTTCACTTCAACGTTGATCATGATTGGTCCTTGTCACATAGGGTAGTATTTCCAGAGCACTCACACTGGTTTCGTGGCAGACAACTGTCTCGCCACATTACGTCAGAACACTTGTCGCAGGATACTGAACGGTCACCTCTCGTGACTAGCGTTGGTTCACGCTGCTCCTTAGTCGTCGCGTGCTCACGGCAGTGGACCACGTAGTGCTTGTCTGTTCCGTAGTCACCAAAAGTCGAGCACCCGCAACTGCTAGTACCAGCATACCCCACGACGCGCTCTTGAAATGAGCAGTCCGACAACTCATTCCACAAGGTCACACGACGGCCATCGTCCATCTTGACCTCATAGCGTCCGGCTCGAATCGTTACCGAGACAGGCAATGCTTGCTTGGCAGGTGGTGTTAGTGTGTGTGCTGCCACAGCTCTAGCTGCGTGGTTCTTTCCAAAGTGTTCTTTGGCGCAGACCTCGCACATGATGGCCCTACAATCCAAGCATCGGATCACCGTGTTGAATGACAGTGCGGTCTTGCATTGGTAACAAACCTGTACAGTCTTGGTGAGCAGGTCGATTGCGTGCTGATAGACCAATGCGCCAATGTTCCAATCCCTCAAATTGATCTGTTGACCGCCTTCAGTCTTTTCCTTCTCAAAGCCGAATTGTGCATATGCCTTCTCAATGGCTTCCGCCAACTGCCGCCAATCGAATGTGGGTATGATGCGTTCCATGTCAACTGTCCCCTTCGTTGAATAGCTAGGCGTATTCATCACCTACTAATTGATTCATCATTTCCTTCACCTAGAGGCGAACCACGCCAGAGCCGCGATCAAACAAAACGCGAGAAAGGCGATGAAGTACATCATGTTTGCACCTCTCGCAGCATCACCATCGTAGCTACAGGGCGCGAATGGATGGTAATGATCCGTAGCGAATAGTACACACGAATCACTCGCCATGTCCTGCAATGCAAACTCTTGACATGCTCAAGTGCCTCACTGTTCCACGCCTCTTCGTCATGGAGACTGCTATCAACACTAATATGCTCATCCGCACGCGGGACTGCCTTCCCTAGATTAGTTGACGTGACCAACTCCTCTACACTACGTTCATGCAGTTTAGCCATATCCTCTACCAGCTTGGTCATCTCTAGATCAGGCTCAACCAGTGCAGGGCCAATCTTGGTCTTGATACAGTCTGTGCAGTACAGAGCATACATCGTGTCTTGCGTACTGGTCTTTCCACACTCGGAGCACCTGTGTTTCGGTTCATGACCTTCAGCTGTAGTCTCTACCTTTGGCTGTCGTGGCAAGATCGATAGGTCTACGAAACGAGGATCGGCAAATGTTTTGAACACGAACGTCCACGCCAGCCTACCATGTGGCTTTGTACCTGGATTTGACGACAAACTCCTCAGATCAGTTGCGTCCACAATGCGGTTGATCAAGTGCTGGGGTTCACACGCATGCTCCGTCCACGGCACTGCCATCAGGTCCAAGTCTCTGGTGAACGAACCGTGTAGACCAACAGCATAGCCCTCATCCCAAGCGAGCTTGCGGATGATGGTGTAGACGCGACCGTAATCTGGGTCAATTATGCCATACACTTGACCATTGGTGTTAGGTGCTGGTTCTCGCCGATTCCAGTTGGCAATGGCATCTTGCTCGGTGATACTTATCACTTCAGCGCCGCAACCACCTTGAACTTCTGGGCACTGCGCGCACCAGTCTTGGTTGCCCAGTTCATCTGGTCGTGTGGTTGGATAGCAGAAGTCTGGGTCAGTCGTGTCGATCACATGACCGCAGAAAGGACACGGTTTAGCTCGGTTCGGTGCTAGTTCTCGATCAGTCATAGTTTCTATCTCCTACCATAGAGACCCCACGCGCTTGACGTTCCCTGGCTAACGTCTTTTCAACTTTGCTGTAGCCTCGCTGCTCATAGACCGAGCCTTGGTTTGAAGAGCCTTCATCCAAGCAACCCCAATTTCCTCAAGCTGTTCGTCGGTGAACATATAGATTGGCCTGCCATTACCATCTAGCTGTAAAATAGAGGTCGGCACTTTCGGAATGAGGTATTCAGTGGCGTATGTACTATGGACTTTCACAACAGGCGGTGATTCTTTGATCTGCTTCATACATGCCCTTGTCAACTAGACTTGTGGTTGAAGGTGGCGGGTCTGCTCCATCAAGCAGTCAAGACACAAACCTGTAGAATTACATCCACCTTCATTAAAGACGACGATAACTCGTGGACATACCCAAAGAGTTTCAGACCAGGTAGTACCATCACCTCTGGTGTGTGTCTTGTTGTGTAAACCGTGGCAATGTTTGCACGGCGTTCCTCCACCATACTCTGAAACCTCCTCATTTTCATGAACAAACCAGTCTCCACCTTCCCACATACTTCCAGAACTGAACGCATGCTTAGTCATCTGTACACCTTACCTACCACTTGATTCCGATGGTTGGACTGTCGTCAACTACTCTACGCCCCTTGTTCATGTACTTCATGGCGACTTGTACCTGCTCTCGGTCGATCTTGAATCTCTCAGGCTTGTAGGTCTGCCAGAAGCAAGTGCGCAGACAGCCACGACTAGGGCCGTAGTCCTCTATGAAATGCTTGATCAACGGTTGTTGCTTGCCGTCCACCACTGTCCGTATACGTGCAGTCTCTTGCGCCAGCTTAGGTGGATTGGAAATCGGTATGACCTCGTAGATGGTGTCCCATCGCGGGATGTTCAAGCCGACTTGCACGATCCGTCGGATACCAACGATGATGCGAATGCGGCCGCTTCGCGCATCTTGCAGTATCTTAGGACGCTGCGTGTTCCGTTCGACCTGACCAGTGAATGCGGCAGCAATGTCGCGGTCTTTCCCAGTCATACGTCGGTATGCCTTGTTCAGCACGTTGGTCAGCAGCATCGCGTGCTTCACTCGATCCACCGGGATGACGATTGACCGGTCGTGCTTGATAACGTCCTTCAGCGCGTGCTTGACTATCAGTGTGTTACGTTGCTCGTTGTTGGACAACCAAGTGATAGCACCCGGCCATGTCTTGTGACCGGCGTGCGTAACCCCAGTCTCTACGAACTGAACACTAGGCACCAGCGTATTGGCTTGCCCCTCGGCACGTACAGGACCGATCACCAACTGAGAGAGTATGATCTTGCCATCTTTGCGATCATACGTCCCCGTCAGTCCGATCATGTACAACGAGTTCAACTGAGCCACTACTTTGAGGTACTCATCCGCCGCAGTGTCGTGGCAATTATGAACGAGCACACCTTTGTCTGAGTCTGGGCCATAGACAAAGTAGTTGTGATGCTGCTCCACTCCTATATCGTACACATCTACAGGCGCATCCAGTTTGATATGCTCTACTGATGACACTCTCACTAATTTTGTCATACTGGTGAATCATGTATTGGAGTTAAGGGCATGTTACGTCAAGATCATCCGCGATTTCATCAAATGGTGTCCCGACATAGAGCCCTGTGCTCAGTAAGAAAGATAAAATTCACTGCCAAGATTGTTGACTTGAGCACTACACGTTATTTACATCGTTGTCACTGTGGTCATGCTTGGAAGCAAACTATATCGAACTTTGTTGGCCGTACTGGATGTCCTGCTTGTGCGATGCGGCGTTTTCAACTAGCTGGAGCAGCTTCCGCGCGTGGAAAACCTGCGCATACGAGACTAACAAAAGGGGAGTTTCTGAAGCGGCTTCCTAAAGGCTATCGTCTAATCGGATCTTACTCAGGACAACGCGAACTAGTCTCATTGAAATGCCCACAAGGTCACATAAGACGAACTACAGCGGACAACGCCCATCGTTATGGCTGTGGTGTATGCTCGGGAGTTGAAGTTTCACTTGACTCCCACAACAAGCAATTGGCTGCTCTGAATGACCGTGTTCGTTGCCTGCAGTATTTTGGGGCACGCACAGCATCCAGATACCATTGTCTACAGTGTAAGTTTCGCTGGTCTTGCATCCCTACAAACATTTTGAAGACTAAACGATGTCATTGTCCGAGCTGTCAACCACCTGGCGTAACTGTCAGATGCGTCAAGCTTGGGCGTCGCAAAGTGCTTGTTCGTGGATACGAGCCACAAGCTCTAAACTATTTGATACAAGTGAAGGGGTACAAACCTAACCAGATTCGTACAGAGCTTGAGGGAACTGTCCCAAGAATCAAAGTCAATGGGCGACTTCATAAACCCGACTTTTTCATCCCAAGCGATAACCGTCTGGTAGAAGTCAAGTCGATTTTCACTCTCGGACTCAACGGTGAGCTATATTTCAAAAGAGCATTCCAGAAGTTGAAGACTAACCACGCAAAAGCCCGGGAGGCAGGGTACCGATACAACTTGCTAGTTTTTCTCAAAGACGGAACGCGAGTAGACATACCTAGTAAGTGGTATCTATTGAGCACTGAACAAATGCGACAGTTACTTCGACAACAATAGCTCGTCATTTACCGTTAACTCCGATGCCTTCACGTAATCTTGTCTAGTAACCGACCAAAACTTGTGGTTCGGAGTGCACAGAAGTTCTCTACCATCAATAGTGACGCGCACGAGATGGGTAACAGCTTTCTTTGTGAAGCTCTCTATGGGTTTGAATTCTCGTTTCCCAGATTGATGATTGAAGCACTCGACAGTCGTCTTGTAGCCGCTTTCTACAATATCACCTAAAGACATCAGCCCATTTTTGGTCTTTACTCTATGACCATAGGTGAAGCATTCATCTATGATGATGGTCCCAAAGTGATCCTTGATCTGTTCAAGCTTCTTCTTGCCACCAGCAGACAAGAACGTTTGATACGTACACAGCACGATGTCATACTTCAGCATATCCTTGACATCAGTGACTATGCCAGCGATCTTGCGTCCGTTGAACTTCTCTAGGTCGTCAATGTTGGTTACTGCATCCGCACCTTTGAGCGACAGCATGAACTGGCGCAACCAATCGATCTGGGCCGCAATGATCAGCGTGCGATACCCGATCTTGATCGAAGCAGCTATCGCCATCACTGTCTTGCCCGAACGCGGCGGAGACAGTAAGACACCCCGCTTCTTCTTGATGATCGTGCGTACAGGATCGCGTTGATTCTTCCAGAGCTTGCCTGTGAATTCGATGGCGTGACGAAACCGCTTGTATTCGGAAGCAGGCTTCTCTCTAGTGACAGTGATCGGCTTACCAACTACTTCCTTGACGATTGACGGACGTCCCAACGGTAAACCAAGCATGCCATCTCGTTTGGTCCACAAGTGGTAAGTGCCCCGGAACTCAGGGCATTCGTCGCAGATGTCACAGTGACGCTCTTCTAGGTACTCACATTTGTTGCATGCTTTCTCGTTGTAGATGCGGATAGTCAGGTGTTTTTTGGCACGCTCTACATTCTGCTTCGTAGCTGGCACCCACAGCTTGGAATTACGTACCGCCTCAACTGCTTGAGTCTTCATGTCCTGTATGCCCAGCTACGATTTTCAGTGCTGCGTTTACCGTCAACGACTCTGCAAGACTCAGCCCATACTGTCGTGGCGCCCAGCTACACATCGTAGCCAACTTGCGCAGCTTGGACTTAGGGCCAAGCACTGTTCCATTATTTAGTGCAATCAACTCACCGGCGCAGGCTTTCACATGTTTCTCAGCGTATGCTATGGCGCAGGTCATTTGTTCAATCGACGACCTGAGGGGTTTGCTGGTCTTAGTGATCTTGGTAGGCATGCTTTGAATCTCAACGTCCATTGTCTTCACCTCATTCTGCCGCGTGGTCTTTGGTTTCACTGCTCTCAGCGGCCGTGGTGGCATTAGCTGACACCTCGAACAACCAACCTGAAGAGAGTGTCGCTTGCTTGTGATACTGCAATGACACTTGTCCTCGACGAATCTCTTTGATGAAGCGCTTCGATACCAGAAGCGACCCAGCGTGTATCTTCCAATCAACCCCGGGTGTCATGGTCTGCTGGTTGTTAAGCACAGCTACAGCTACCACCTCTGATGGCAACCGGGTAGTTCGCTTGTTGATGGTCTTGATCTTCAACTCTACAGGTTTGTTTGTCACATCAACCTCAGTAAACGACTTTGTGCAGCCAGCCCATCGTTCTTCCACAGCATCTTGCGCCCGTTGAATATGGCATCTGCCGTTACTGACTCATCGGAAGTCAGAATCATAAACGCCGCTTCGGCTACTTCATTTACAGTTTTGAAGACATAGAGAGCCACCTCTCCTCGGTCAATCACGCGTAAGCATACCACACCATCAGTCGGTGTGGGTACTTCGCGGGCATTGAAGTAAGTGGCTCGTAGCCGAAGCTGGTCATAACTCATGTTGGTGGGTTGTTGGTTGCGATGGGTTCCGTTGCTACAGTGGTTGTTCCGTCAGTGGTTTCATCACCTGCAGTCGTGCGTCGGTAATCGGGCTCGATTGGACTCGGTGTGGGCGCCTCACGCCACGGTTGTACCTGCCTAGTGGGTGCATACCACTGTTCTCTTTTGGCAACTGTTTGGTCAAACAGTTCCAAGCACTTGGCTAGATATTCTGCCAGTATGAAGTCCGGGGTGTTGGACCCGTTCTCTCTAGAGTGTTGATTGATCAGTGCGCGAAGCTCTTGTTCAAAGGTCGGTCGTTCAACTGTGTCTGTCATACCATTCTCCTAATTGAGTTAGGACTCAAAGAAAATACCCTACCACCGCCAACAAGACCAGAGTGACTAATACTCCGATCCATATCCGTTCAGTCGTTCGCTTGATGCCCACTCACATCTCCTGCACTTACTGTCTAGATCAACGCAACCGAAGGGTCGCGTACTTGTTACTGCGGTTATCCGAGTAACGGAGGTACATATGCAGTCTGCGATGAGACTGCTGGATCTTCTGGCACAACAAGCGAGCGGCGCAGCTTATGTGGGTGATTGATCGGAGTACCGATCCGTCACCTGCAGCTGGATACGCTGCTCGCCACAGACAACGTCCCAGCTTACGTCTGTTTGACCAGACGAATCGGTACCGTCGCTTATTTCCCTTGAGCTTGACTTTCACAGCACACCCTCCATCATCCAGGCCAATCGAACAATAGCTCGTTGAACGCGGGTCTTGTAGTCCGAAAACTCCGCCATGCTAGGTCCACTACGCGGTATCGTAGCCACTTTTTCGCAGCCTGGTCTGGATACAACTGTACCTTCATCTGTATGGTTAACGTTTATGCCTTTGAGCAAAGCAAGCTCCAAAGCTTGATCCCCATCTAGTATGGGGTTCCACAGCGCAGTTAATGTTGGAGCAAGATGGATCTGGATACCCCATCTATTCGTACCTTGTAAGAAAGTGGTCTTCCACCCAAACGATTTGGCTATATGCTCTAGACATACGCGATCACCGGGTCTCTGCATTCGTGGGTCGCCGTTGTTGACCTGCATCGCAACATCGTTCAGTTCTGCAATCATGTAGCATGCTCCCGTTTGGTGGCAATCTCCAACGCAGACAAGCTGTTCTTCACTGCCCACGCTGCTTTATCCGAAAGTCACTAATTTGCACGTAGACACCGGAGAAATATATGCCTCCAGTTTTGCGTTCACAAGTTGAAGTTACTCGTCTACTAAATAGTAACAATCCAACTATACGATCTATATCCGAGTATAGAGGATGTAGAAGTGAAGGACAATTCGAGTGCTTAGAGTGTAAGCATGTTTGGTCAGCTCAATGGAGACGCATAATACAAGGCGCAACAAAATGTCCTCGATGCGTATCTGTAAGACTTGGAGGCAAAAACAAGAAAACGCACCAAGTCTATTGTGAAGAACTTGCGTTGGTCGATCCTTCTATCCAGCCTCTAGAAAAATACGTCAATAGCTACACGGCTATTTTGCATAGACATGAGTGTGGGCATGAGTGGAGACTAATGCCGTTAAACTCACTCCGCGGTAGAGGCTGTCCTAAGTGTAAGCTTCGTTTGCGCACCGTCAAATTGGGGGCCCGAAAGGTTAACGTGCGTGGATATGAAGCCATAGCTTTAAAGTGGCTTGTTCGTAACAAGAAAGTCAAACCGTCTGAAATACAAACACACAACGAGAAAACGGTACCTAATTTTCTATATCACCACAGAGGTAGGCGAACATATTTCCCAGACTTTTACATACCCAAAACGAATTGTATAGTCGAAGTCAAGTCTTTATCAACCGTAGGCATTCTTGGTAACTTCTTTAATCTTAAACCTAGAACTCTGTTCTCGCTCACACAAGCCAAGGCTAAAGCTGTACTGAACGCAGGCTATCGTTTTAGACTATTGATCATGGGCAGCGATGGCAATAGAATACCGACTCCGAAAGGATGGCTTCGTATGACACACAAAGAATTTTGCGCGTCTATCGGACCTGAGCATACCAGCAAACATTAAGCGGAGTGTTCTCTTTTTGTGACTATCTCAAGAGCGTTTAGACTATTTTTGATTGCCCAAGAAGCTTTGTCGAGGTCTTCCACCACCAAGTTGACCATCTCAAGCAGAGAGTCTAGGTGATCTACACTTTCTTGAGCCCGCTGTGTCAGCAAATTGATCAGTGCTCGCTGACCGGTCTTGGTACGAACGCCCATATTCGATAGCTGGGACTGGTACTCGGATTCGATGTATCGTTGAATGCCGAACAGTACAGAGGCCAAGTAGTTCCTGTTGCGTGTGATCAGCAGTATGATTTCAATGCACCGGCTGCGATAGGACTGGTCTTGAAGCCCAGCCTCTGACAATTTGCGAGCACCGGATTTGCTGGACAAGAGGCGCACACCCCGAGCCTTGTGCAGCTTGATCACCTCTTCCAGCCAAGTCTCGAACTGAGGGTCCACTGCACGCTTGGCTACTACTCTGAATGCCTTGTACCGTGTGTCTTGTCTTAACAGCTTACGCAGCTTGAGCAAGGAGCTAGTTGGCGCCATCTTTACGTTTCCAGGTAGTCAGAGGTTTCATCTTGGGTTATTGCCTTCGACACCAAGACACCAAGGTCTTCCACCGAGTAGATTAGAAGGCCACCGACCCTGTACTTACATTCGCTACCGATCTGCTCCAATGCACTACTGATAGCGTCCATGTTTCTTCGGCACGCTATCAGATACTCAGGCTCTATCACCACTTGAAGTGGCGTGCGAAACATAAACCCTAGTCGAATGCCATTCGCCACGCTATGCCTAACATCATACACTTGAACTGCCGGCAAGTTCATCGCGTTTGGCACCAACAGCACAGGCTCTTTGCCTGGAATCCATCTGTTCAACCACAGATAGCAATGTAGCATCTGCTCCACCCGATGGAACTGATGAAGTTTCGCGCTGTAGATGGTGCAGGTCAAACGGTGATCCAACCCAGACCAGTCCACAGAACGCAACGGTACTTCCGTTGCGTCGAACAGGAGTTTACTGTCAGTTGGAGTAGAGGAAGCCATAGTGATAGTCGATGTCCTCGTCCGTGATACGTAGCCAGCAGATGTTCTCCGTGAACATCAGTTGAGCTTTCTTGCCTTTCATGTTCTGCAACGTGTCATACGCCAGCATTGGGTTGATCTTGGTCTTGAACATCATCGTCTTGGTTGCTGAGCACACGGCACTATATTTGCCAAACTCATTACTGGCCTTCAAGCTGATGCCGTCGTCAGTTACGGCCAAGTCAAGCCCTCCCGCTTTGTCGAACAGGTGGAAGCTTTGGTATAGCAAGGCCAGCAGTTCATCAATGTTGACAGTAGCCAACCCAATCGGCTTTGTCTTCTGTAGCGCAAGCTCCAACGGCACGTCGATAGCTACTTGCGGTGGGGCCAGCGCAGGAGACTGATACTCCAGCATGTCCGATCTGATTTGCGTGCCAGAGTCCTGAATGTTCAACTCAATGGCAGACTCGGACCAGGATGATACTTGTGCCAGCAGATAGCTGCTGATCTGAGTGCTCATCCGCGCCTTGATAGGCTTTGTTACGGCCAACGCCATGTGATACATATCGTAGCGGCCTACTACCAAATGACTCTTGGTACTGTGTATGTGGAGCATAGGCTCGACGCCTACACCGTATACGTCAGACAGCATAGTCTTGCGACCCATCTCTAGCACTCGTTTTTGCTCCTTAGCAGTCATCTTGTCTCCGCCCTCCATCTTGAACTTGACGGAAGGGTCGTAATCAACTGCATTCAGAGTGGCTTTAGCTCGGGCCGATTGCACCAGCAAAGTCTTCGTTGTCGGGGTCAACTCTACGTCGCCCGCCGACAACAACGGAATTAGAGTTTCCATCCCTATCCAACACGTCTTGCTTTCTCCTGTGGCAGATGCCCCAGGCACCAAAAACTTAGCATACGTGCCTTCCATCTCAGCACGGATCGATCCATCATTCTTGATGCCGATTATGGTTGCACCCGTCAATCCACTGACCGTGTTGATGGTCTGTTTCAGGTCTTTTGCTTTGGCTTTCATTCTGTTCTACCAATCACTTGGCTTACTTTACACATCAGTCAACCGCCCGCAATCACCGAGTTGCGAATACGATTGCTGATGTACTGCATTACGTACATGTACTTGTCAGGTCCAGGGCCGTAGTTCTTGATGTACTTGTGAAACTTGTGTACTAGATGAAGGGGCTGCAAAGCAACCACCATGCTCGGCGGCAATTCGATAGGAACAGTCAGCAGGTGGTTCTTCTCTTCACTGTCAAACACAGGCTCAAACAGGTTGTCCAGCGTGGACCACACAATCATGTAGTTGCCTTGTACGTACACCAACCACATATTGATGCGCTTCAAATGCGACGACAAGATGAAAGACGTGCTGCCTGGAGCCGGCCCAGCGTACACCATGCTCACACTTCTAGGGATCGGAGGCAACTGTGAAAACACCCGAGCAGCCACGCGTTTGCCGTAGTTTGAGGTATCTTCTCCCCACGGCTCCTGATTCAGTTGCAACAGATTGGTGGTGCAGATGCGAGCACACGACTCATCATTGGTGGAGGACCATACCGTGATACTGCTGTTCCGTTGCGGAATCAGTGTATGCAACGGTGCAGTGCCCCAGGCAGTATAAGCATATGACTCGAAGCGAAAATCGCTAACCATCTTGAATAGCATCTCAGAGACAGCAGTGTCACCTGAAATCTCGAACATCGAGTGCTGCGTGTGCTTGACGTTCCCGATCGTGAAGGCTGCGGTATCTTGTCTTACGATATAGCGCCACAACCAATCCACACGGTCGTTGCCCTCTTTGTTGGTCGAACCGCGCAGAATGAATGCTCCCGTGAAATTCATGATGTTACCTTCGGCATGATAGGGTAGTGTTTGTCCAAGTAGCTTTTCATACTTGGGGTCTGAGAGTACACACGCTTGTAACAGGCTTCAACTTCTACAGCCGGTAGCCGCTTCGCTTGCTCCTCTAATGCGGAGCGCACAATCTTCTTCATCGAGGAGTCTGACCAATCCCACTTGATCAGAGTAGAGCTATCAGATCCAAGCTCAAATTCTACCTCGAGCGGTGTAGTGAACTTGACCCCAAAGTGCTCGGCGTAATACTCCATGCAACCAATGGTCGCGCACCATTGCAGAATCTGGATAGCCGACAGATACAGTTCATACGGGCTGTCCGCTTCCAGAGCATCATGCACCATCAGTTCGATGTTGCCAAGGTCTACGCTACCATCTTCAAGCTCCCACTTCATCGGCACATGCTTGAAGCCAAACTTCTTGCAGAAGCGTTCCAGGTGGTAGCCAAACAAGTAGGCCGCGGTGTGCCCGATGTCACTGGCTACGCTTTGGATCGGGGAGTTTGCGCCGCGACGCTCCACGGCAGACTCGAACTGTTCTATGCCGAACAGGTGAGCATACATATGACGCCGACGACCGATCAACGACACTACAAAGTTGTGGAGCAGAGGCATCTTCTTCGCAGCTTCCAACCATGAGCTTGCTCTGGGGAATCGCTTGAAGAACTGCTTGAGCAGCTTCTCGATGAACTCCTTGGTCTTGTTCACTTGACCGGCGATTGAACGAGCACTACGTCCATAGATTGCACCGAAGACGATACTCTTCACCGCGTCCCGATATGCAGCAATGTTGGAGGGCAGCCCTAGCTTATTCTTTATCTTGTCCATCACGGGCTTGATCTTGTCCATCGAGATGGAAAAGAAGAAGCTCACATTCTGAACGTGAACGTCGCCTTCCGTCAGCATACGTTCCAGATACTTCGGGTCTTCAGTCTTGCGAAACTTGCGGCGAAGCTCTCGACCAAAGTCAAACAGCTTCGACAGGATGGTGTCTTGTGATGTGATGGCCCACATTCGCACTTCGTGGGCGTTGTAGTCAACCTTGATCTTCAATCGGCCAAAGACGGTGGCGAAGGTTCGCTTCATGGTCTTGGCAAACTTGCCGCGACTCGGCAGATTCTGGAAGTTGGGCTCGTATGAGTTGCTTCGACCTGAGACTACATCAACAAAACCAAATGAAGGGAATAGCCGCTGCGTGGCTTTGAAGTCCGGGTTGGTTCGGAAGTTGAACAACCACGGCTTGACGTAGGTAGACAGAAGCTTGTCTACCTCACTAATGCTAGTGTAGTGCTTGACCTCTTCTACATCAGCATAGTGTTTGCAAAATGCCTTGTCTATGGAGGGGCCACTCTTACCGAATGTCAACGGTTCGAGCTTCAACACGTCGAAGAACAACATCGCCTTGTGCTCTGGCTTGTTGATCTTGAACATCCACGCATTGTACTGTGACCCGTACATTGACGTGGCAGGAGCTCCGGTCAACTTGACCAGACGTTCATTGGCTTTACGTACAGCCTTTGTCTTGTATAGGGTTGAGCGTGTTTCATTGACTATGCTCTGCAACGGTCCATTGTTCCGACGCAGGTAGTGCAACCACTCCAAGTCAACCGCCACGCCACGGCCTTCCATCGTGGCGTGTACGTTGATCATGTTGTTGAGTTGCGTCACCATCAACCGCTGATAGTCCTTACGGTAGGACATATCGAGCACACGGCTGGTCCAGCTACGAGTATGTCGGGTATGCTTGGCTCTTAACTGCTGTTGCTCATGTATGGCGAACGGAGCCTGGACATCCATTGCGGCATAATTGAGCACCTTCTTGGTCAACTTGACCGATCCGATGGTAGCACGTTCCGCCTTAGAGAATTCGGCCCTACGATACCAGTCGCATCCATAGTTGACACACACCTGCATCAAACCGTACTGTGGCGTGCCGTACTTCTTGAGCGTCTTGACGTTTTCGTCAAGCAGAAACTCCCCCGCCATCAAATCCCAGACTCGACGCTTAAACAGGAAGAGCTTCAGATTCAAGCGCGACACGATCATGTCGAACTTGATGTTGTGTCCTATCGCATACTCGTCATACTCTGTGTCCATTGGATCTGGACCAGAATCAAACAGTTCATACAAGTCCTGCTCGATACTAGCTAGATCGCTTCTGGAGAACTTGCTGTCTTTGTGGTATAGAGGGACAACATAGCCACGCTTAGAGTCGAACGCGAACTGAAGTAACAGCAGTCTGTTGTCAACTGCACGGTTGAGGTTATCTGTCTCAGTATCGAACGCCCACACTTTACGTCGCATCAATGCTGAGTGTAGCTTGCGCCACTTGCGCATTGTGTCGATCAGCACTGGTCTTGGCTTGACCTCAATCTTGTAAAGCAGGTCTCCGTGCAATGCCGATGCTACGTTACGTGATTGATACCCCAACAGATTGGCGTGATCTAGTGCCGCGTCATCTACATCGCCTTCGCCACCATCATCTAGTTGCTTCTTCGAGTACGCCTTGTGAAGCGACACTGTGCTGAACCACAGCATCTTGGTCTTTGGATGCTTGTGGGGCCAACCACGATACACTTCAGGGTCTTCTATCCACGGGAGTAATGCTCGTGCAGCGTTGTCGCCAATCACCAGCACCTTGTGCGGCTTTGCTTTCTCTATGAATGCGTTGACCCGTTCAGCCGCCGCTGTGTCGCATAGATCTTGCGTTTCGCGAGATAGATCGTAGGTCTTGACAAAGTTGAAGTTTATGAAGGCAAATGCTGGTACCGTCAGTTCGTGGCCCGCGTTTCTGACTTGATCCACAGCCATCTTGTAGGCATTGGAAAAGCTAGTGCTGAACGGACCCGACAAAAGTCGTCCACTCTCAAGATCCTGAGTGTCTACGTGCTCAATGACTACCAAAATGCGGTGCTTGCTGATCTTCCAGCTAGGATCGACCGCAATGGATAGGTTGTATGGTTCTCGCTCTTTCAGTTCGGGAACTCGCAGCAAAGAGCGCGGCAAGTCCGATTGAAACTTCATGTAGCGCATTATTGAGAGACAAAGAGTAAGGGCCGATGAGTTACCCCATCGGCCCTTAGCTCTTGATACCTTGATGGTGGTGGATTGGCTACTTTACAGTCCGTATGTGACGCGGACTTGCATTTGCAACATCACGGAGCAGGCGTGTCTACCGGTTCTTCTTGCGGCTGCTGTGGTTGCACTTGGTCTTCTACTACAGGAGCATCTGGCACGACCGGCGTATCAACAGGGTCGACTGCTACAACTGGTTCCACAGGTGCTTCCGGTGCTTCAGGTGCTGCCGGTGCTTCAGGTGCTGCCGATGCTTCAGGTGCTGCAGGAGCTTCCGCAGCGAATAGCGCTTGCAGTTCATCCGGCAATCCTTGCATGTAGATAGGCTGCTGACAGTCGAGTGCAGTAGATCGGCCGGCGCGACGGCAGCAATCTTCGTATGCCGATTGCAGATACTGATCGTAGCCACCTTCTTCAGAAGCATACAGCACGCCCTTGTTGAAGAAATAGCTGCGAATCGTTTGCCAGTGCTCGGGTGTCAGGTGTACGTATCCAGTCATTTGAGTCTCACTTTCCTATGGTTCGGAGTTCATCGATGCGCTTCGAGGTCTTCAGCGCGTTAGTGATGGTATAGCTCTTAGTCAGTTCAACAAGTTTCCTCTTTGCGTCTTGGCGGTTGGCACAGAACAGGAACATCTCATGCTCGGCTTCTTCCCATGCAATGCCGGGTACGATGATGCGACGAATGGCAGACCAAGATTGCTTGTGCGCCGTCTGATCAATGCACAAGTACACATCACCGTTGTCCACCATCACATATGGCCTAGCCTCCTTTGCGCCTACTGGCTTGATGGCGGCTCGCAGAAAGTCCTTCAACACCGTCGGTGTCAGCACCTTCATAAAATTGTCCAGATCCTTGGCACGCTTCCAAAGCTCCAGAGTCTCTTGTAGCCGTTTCAGATGCGCCTCGTTGATTTCCAACTTGGCTTGTGCCAAATCAAGCCACTTAGCAAGATGACGCCAGGTCTTCAGTTCTGTGTAGTAGTACGGACGGTTCGGGACGAAGCCTAGTCTCCTCAACTCTGTCACTGGTACGTCCGGATCTTCTGCGTCTACGCCCAGAGCAATCCACTCGTTGTAGTTGATGGCGAACACGCTGAACTGCTGGTTCACCGTCTTGTCAACGTTTGGCACCGGCTTGTTTGGAATGACCTTTGGAAGTTCCTTCTTACTACGACCTGGGTCCACAGCGCGAGTCGAATCTGCACCAGCAATGCGTGCCATTGTCTCGCGCACGTTCACTGTCTTACGTTGAACCACGAACGCAGTGTCCTTGTTGTATGCTTGCACCTTTCCATTGATGCGAACACGTACACTGCGGTCACTCATACCAGTGCATTCACCCTCGCCATCTTCGGTGTGAATGATTAAGCCAGTTGGATCGAACTCCTTCTTACGCCTGTTCTCACTCTCGTAGGTCGTGAACTTGACCAGGCCAAGCTCTTCCATGCCATATAGATCGATGCCGGGAATGTACGGCACCTTCTTCAACATGGCACTGCCAGGCAACACACCGCCGTCCTCAAGCTTATACGGTTTGGAGAACCGCGTCTTGTCTTTCAGGAAGTCTTCATACGCTTCTTCTTCCAAGTTACGATACTGTTGGTACGTATCGATGTAGTTTGCAAGACTATTCTCCCCACCGTCAGTAAAGGAGTTCGACGCCGAAATGTTGGTCAATGACATTGACACCGGAGGGAGAGAAGGAAGATTCTGGAAGCGCGGGTCTTCCGATTCATACCACTTCAAGGTCTCTACGAGTTTCGCAACCATGCGACTCGTCTTGGTAACGTCAATCGAGTTGTTGACGATCACCATGTCAATGAAGATTTCCTTGCGGAACTCGCTTGCCACATTTGGTCGAAGCACACGAGCTTCGCCTTGCTCCATAGCACCCCAGTTCCACACGGCTTGGATTCGGATGAGCCGCGAACAGAACTGTAGGTTACGCCCGGTGTTCAACGAATCTTCAACGCCGACCAGTGCCCAGATCTCCGGGTTCTTCTCGAACTCGTCAAGATACTGGTCCTTGGTCATCTCACCACCGCTTGCACGGTACAGCAATATGTGCTTCTTCAACTCAGGTGGAGCATACTTGTAGACTGCGTTGGCACCGATATGGTTTTTGGCGAAGATCAGTACCTTACCAGGGTATTGTTTGATCTGTGCTTGGTGCTTGGTGATCAGTTCGTGAACCTTCTTGATCTTGGGACTGATGGCTTTCCGCTCATCAGTGATGGCAAACCCCGCTTCATCTGCCATCGGATCACATAGGAATTCTTCCAGACGGGCGATGTGGATAGATCCGTCGAGGAAATTCTCCAACTCGTCTTCTTCATCTTCCGTCATCTTACCCGTCTCAAGCGCCTTCTTGAGTTTGGGATTCTTCTCGGCGATTTCTTCTCGGATAGCCTCGATCTGTTCTTCAACCAAGCGGTTATAAATGATCTGAACATCCTGGTCCATCGGTACAACGAAATACTCGTCTGTGACCTTCGGCAACAGTGCTTTCCACTCACGACGCTTGATCGTGATGACGTTGGAGTGTTGCTCTTGTCTGCGACGAATGGCACGACCAGCATTCGGAATCCAAGCTCCACGGCCCTTGTTGGGATCTTTGAACTCCTCATTGAATCGCTTGAGGTCACCAAACACAGTGGGCTCGATTTGAGCGAACAACGCCACCACGTCTTCGTTAGTGTCTGGCAAGTATGTGCCCGACATTTGGCGAATGACTTTGATGGTACTAGCTAGTTGCATAGCCATGCGGGTACGGACGGAGTACACATTCTTCAGCTTGTGCACTTCATCTACCCACAAACCATCCCACTCGAACTCGCGTAGAAACTCCAGGTTGTTGCTGGTGGTAACACGCGATGTTCCGTAACCATAGTCTTCTGACCTACCACTGAGAAACTCGAAGCCTGTGATGCAGATGGTGTTTGGTGGTGCAGACTGAATCAACTCACGCAGCTTGTCATAGCCCCAGCTATTGACTGTGACAGTCGAGATGGCGATGATGTTGACTCGACCCCCAAATACCTTGTTCGCATCGATAAAGTAGTTCTTCATCAAGTCCGCGGGACACATGATGAGCGGACGCTTAACTCTACCGACCTTCATGTTCAGGGCAATATCTATCAGGGCAACAATGGTTTTACCACCACCAGCCTGAACATCGATCACTGCAGCAGGTGGGAGATTCTTAAGCCACGAGAATATCTTGCCCTGATGAGCGAGAAGTGTTGCGTTCTTTACGAACGGCACCTTCGGCATCGTGAAAGTTTCAGCCGTTTCCAACTGTGGATTGACATAAACGGCACGTAGCTTCTCGTCTTGTGCTCGAATCTCGGCCTTCTTTGGGGCGTACTTGGAAATGACAACGCAGATGGCGATAGCCAGAGTAGCTCCGTGAACACCACAGGCTTCACAGATGTCGCTCAGACGCTTCTCGTAGTTCTTGGCCAGGTAATCAGCGGCCTCTGCCAGCAGACGTAGAGGCAGCACTGGGCTTTTATCTGTGATGTCTGCCAGCACGAATCCGTACCGTGCAGCCCACTCCTCTGAGAAATACTTGTATAGGGCTGGATTCGAGTCTTCAGACAGTGTACGGCCCATGCGGGCCAAGTCTGCATTGATGATGTTCAACAGCGTCTTGGTCGAACCCTCATTCAACGCAGCAATCACGCCGGTACGCGAGTCTGGCAGGAACCATTCGGTGTACTTAAGGCCTGCATGTTGCGTCAACTTGTAGCCGATTGCCGCCAGCGCTTTGCCCAAATGACTGAACGCGGTTCCTGCTGCACCGCGTTGTGGATCAGACTCTAGCAACTGACGGATGTGGGTCGCCGTGGCTGGACGGCAAGAGTTCAGATCATCAACCTTGAGTGTTCCGCTGTCGGTGGTGTAGGTGAACTTGCCTTGGTACCAGTCAGTGAACACTGGCTCATTTCGACCCGCACGCTTACGCAGCATCGTGGCTTGACCAGCAGCGTTCAAGCCCTCTCTGTAGTGGGTCTTCTCTGGCGTGATCACATCGACGGCCGCAAACTCGCCGCCTTCTGTTGTAGAACCTAGTTCAATCTCGTTCTCAACGCGCACAGCATTGTCTATTCCGACTTCTGGGATGAATCGGAAGTGACCACGTTGCGTTACCAGCAGACCATCATCATTGGTGCGCTTGACGGGAACGAGCCGTGAATCTTTGGTAGCACGAGCAATGGTGCTGATAGGGTTCAGAGTCTCTGTATAGTTGGTGGCGCCACCTTCACCTTCATCAGTCTCGTCGCCTTTGTCGTCTTTCAGAGTGATGTTGATCAGACTCTGCAGGAACGCCGAGAAGTATTGAAGCCGAACCTTCGACAGTTCAGTCTGAGTGACGTATTCAACGACTTCAGTCGGGAAGTCATAGACGCCCGCAACATACACTTCCGCCAAGCGGAAGACGTGCTGACGTGCGTAGCCTACGAACTCACCGTCAGGCAGCTTCATCAATTGGTTGAATGGCACACCATCTTTGGTAGCACGCCCCATGAAGCGCACGCTCCGTGTTGCTTCAAGAAGCATCTCAGCCGGATCTTGAGAGTCCTCGTCTACCAGTTCAAGCTTATCCCAATCCGGCTTGAATCCCTTGTGGTTCTTGAAGACTCGCGCGGCTGGGATCTCAAAGTCGATTGGACCTGGTTCACTGAGGGCTGGATGAATCAGCCGAAGACCCTGCATGAACGCTTTGAGCGCGGGGACGTCACCCCCAAGACGACGACTCAGCAGTTCAGGAGTGCGTTGGATTCTGGTCAGTTGACCCAACGGAACTGTAGCTTGAACACCCTCGTCGGTACGCTTGAGTCTGATGCCTGCAGCTGCCTTCTTGACGATTGGAAACTGCAACGCATCTTGAAAGCCGATGAGGAAGTCGTCATCTCGAAGATCCAGATTGAGCTTGGATGTTGCTGTCGCCGCCACAAAGGCATGCGTGAACATCGCGGTGAAGATGATGACGCCTTTGAAGTCTTCGACCAGAATTGAATACTGGTGGTAGTCCGTCAGGTCCACTTTCGGTACGTCACTGAACCGACCTGCCAACTCTCGGACCGGCGTGTACTCGGCAAGGGTAGCAGCAGACGCGGCTGCGGCAGCCGTGGTTGTAAGTTCAAACATTGGACATCTCTGCATAGTGGGACCAAACACTCGGAGCACCGAGCCCCGCACTTGGATAACGATTCAGCAGTTCCTTGGCCAATAGACGAGCCAGTTCGCGGTCTGGTTCTCTCTTGAACCATTCCTCAGTGTATTCAGTTGCTGCCAGCTTTGAGGCTTCAGCATCATGGAAACCGCTAAGACCATCTAGGATTCGGTTCAGCACGTCACGACGATCTGCGTCAGTCAATGCAGGCCGACGCAATTCGTCAATGACTGAGCGTAGCTCGACGATTCTCTCCTGCAGCATTCGCTTGGTTTCCGTGGATCGTCCGGCTGTCAGCACGGGTGTAGATGCTCCCGTGTTTGGCAACCGATCAATCTGATCGTCTATCTCCGCAAGAATGCGGTCCATGCGTGCGACTGTTTGATTAAGGTGTTTCATCAGAACTTGGCCCTTGTAGTGCGTAACCGCTGAGTCAAAATTACTGGTAACCAGAGGCGGCGAATGACGAATTCTGCAAATGCCATCTCAGGTTCAGTGTGCATCACTTCCGACACGTATGGGGTTTCATCGAACCTCATCGTATACCAGACGAAGGTCTCAAAGTTGTTCGCTGCACTCACGCCGATTTCGTAGGGCTTGCTGGGGAACTTACGATGCCAGTCCCACTTACCAAGCTTGTAAGGACCGTTGTACTGGAAGAAGTTGTTGGCACTAAGCCACTTGCGCAATGGTTCCAGTGGTTCCTGTCTCAGCATCAGCATGCCATGCAGTTCAAAGCCTTGCTCGAAACGTTTGACCTTGAACGTGACTGGAGGCATACGCTCGTTCAGTGTTCGAGCAAGTATGCCCCATTCATCTACATACTTTACAAGTTCGCGTCTGATCTTACGCATGGCGAACGTCAGAACCAAGTTGTTCTGGGAGCCGTTAGCGTGCCGGAAGGGATTGCGACCCAAGCTGTTGCACAAGCGCAGATACGCTCCGACTCGTTGAGATTCTGGCTCCTTGTACGCGCGTGACCACAGTTCCGCATTGCGCGGATCGAACTGTCGTGGCATCGTCCTAGACTTCGGATCAATGCCTAGTATCTCAGCGGAGTCAACAGGCTTCATTCTACGATCTCGTATACCAGTATGGTTTTGTCACCGCGCTTAGCCTCGTTTGTACACTTCTTGTTCCTTGAGTAGTTCATCTAGGTATTCTTTGGCAACTTTTACAGCGCGTGCGCCCCACTTCTCTCGACGAGTCATATCCAGATTACGCTTCGCCGACCGGATAGCTTCTTTTAGAGCCTCGGGGGACACCGCTGCCCATAGGCTTAGTCTTAGCCGATGCTGACGCCGCAAGCCGGGCAGTTGCTTCGCGGATGATGCGAGAACTGTTGCTAGTAACCGCATCCTTACCGTAATAGTTCTTTTGCGCCCCATCACGTAGAGCTACCGTGTACGGGGTCTTCCTATCATCTCGGTCCCACTCAAGAACAAGCCAACGCCTGTTGCCAAGATCCCAAGTCCAGTGCTTACCACCAGCGGTACCACCCTCAATACGTGGTCTGCCAAACTTGGCAGTGAGTGCTGGAATGTAGTCATCAATGTGAGTGAATCGATCAAGATGAAAGCGAATGTAGCCGTTGAGAGCACTAGGTGGGTACTTGGCTAGTTTGAGGCCAAGGCTTGCCAGATACTTGCGTGCCGCATCAATTGAGATTGCCATGATGGTCCTGGTAGTTGTTGTCAGGCCCGTTGAAACCGCTTCATGAAGTCCTCGGCAATCTTATGTACCCTATCTTCTGGTAGACCAGGCTTCAAGAACTTCTTTTCCACGTTTCGGTTCTTGTACTGAGGCAGCAATTTCACACGCCCTACGTGTAGATTGTCGATGAAATTCTTGTCGAATGGTCCGATAATCGTCCAACCTGATGTTGGATCCGGGTCGCACACTATCCAACAGTATGGTGACATGCCACAATTTGGAATCTCGCCCACCGTCATCTGAGAGTCGTCCCAGTACGGCTTACCGATCTTGCGCCACTTAACTGTAGTGGCCGTTTGTGTCAGTCGCTTCATGGTCTGCTCCTAAGATCAACCAACGTCAACAGCCAGGATGCCCGAGTACACCAAGTAATAGACGGTTATCCCGATACCAATTGATTGCGGAGGACTGAATTCCCACATCATCAAACCATAGTGGCCCGGTATCTTCATCCGCTTGAATCCGCTTGACAACAGTTTCTTGTCAATCGCGCCGGATTTGTCTGCTTGGGTTAACCACAGCAAAGTTGTAGCTGTCCCCGTTTCATTGATTCTTTTCGGTACCCCAAGCTTGAACGGAAATATCTTCACGAATCCGTCAACAACATCTTGGAAAAGCTTACTGTCCATGATTCACCTCAAGTGACGATGCTTAGAAACGTGGCATTTGCCACAAACTGTCATTTGGTTGTGAGCCGCGTCGGCTCCACCTCGTGACAACGAAATGATGTGATGTGCTGCTCGCTCTGGATCACCCACTACGGAGCAACCACAACGTCTACATCTGTAGCCATCACGCTGAAACACCTTTTGCGCGGCCGCTCGTCGGTCTGACCCGTAGTCTTGCTCCCACGGCTTTCGGCTACGAACAGCAACACCATACTTGTTACGCTGGGTAAGTCCGGCCTTCACAGTCATCTGTGAGCACCCCGTTTTGAATGAATCCGTGATACACACCGACGACATTGATCGACGGGCTTACTGTAATCAAGGGTGCTGTACCAGTAACGGTCCAACCACCATGCATGCCATTCTGATCCCAACATTTGCTGTCTACGCAGAACACACCTGCTTTGGGCAACATCACCAGGAGCGGCAGTCGATGTGTGTTGTTGGTCAGGTAGTAGTCACTCAAGCGTTTGCGGCTGGCGAAGAAGTCAGGCCAATCTAGATGGTCATCAGATTCTTCGGATAAGACCTTTGCGTCGGCATACCAGATCGAACCTACAGGAATCGTTCTAGCGTCTTGCCCGGTGTACTCGATCAACTTTAGTTGCCAACTCATGTCGCACCTGTCATCATTGCAAGCAGTCCAGGCTTATTGGTCCACTTGTCATTGAACACGGACTTGATCTGACTGCTGTAGAACACACCCCAAACACGCACTTTAGCCGGGTCACGACCGTCATCGTCCATCTGATTGAACGCACTGCTTGAACCCTCATAGCTGAGAAAGCCATCGAAACCCTGGTGCTTGGCTGCTTCCACGAATCCAGGATACGCTTCTTTGACTTCCCAACGACCGTTCAAGAACAGAGTACGGCACCGCTCCATCAACGCTTGCTGACCAGGACCACGAGTGGATCGAACGTAGAACTGCTCCATCTTCTTCCAGTGCGGCTCCGTCGGCAGCATTGGGTTCAACACTCGCAGGTAGCACTTGTATAGCACCCCTCGATTGTCTTCGGTCTTGTCTTCACTGTGCCAAGTGGAAAAGCCATGCGCGTATCTGGATTCCTCTGAGAAGAAGAACACGCGGAAGCCCGCAGCGACACGCTCACTAACTGGCATGTAGGGATTGATGTAGAGCGCAGCTTCTCGTCTAGCGTCCCTCTCGTTGTTGGCGTCGAGTCGTTCCAACTGACCGAACTGGTGCAGGATCCACAAGTTACCAAGATGCCACAGTTCGCCTTCTAGAGTCTTGGAACCATCGTACCGAAGACCCAACACGTTCCACTTGTGGTCCTCGAACGATACAAAGTCCAGCCGCTTGTACTGGCGCGGTTGAAAGGCAAACTGGTGGATGTCTGCGCGAGAAGCGTGATACACAGGCAACGGATTACCTGCTCGGTCAACCACTTTAGAACCGCGTATCCACTTGGCTAGACTTGAATCGTCAGATCTAGCTGTCAACGTGCGTCGCATTCCGTCACTCTTCCGCGGGCTCTTCTTCCGATTCTGATTCAGGCTTAGATTTCTTGGACTCCTTCTTGGCGAAAGCATCGCGCAGATACTTCACCTTCTTGGTGGTGCTCTTGTCGAAGATGAAGAGGAAGACACCCCAATCCGGCAGCATCTCGATCTGGATGTCAATCCCATTGGCGTATGGTGCAGCCATCCAGATGCTCTGGTTCTTCTTGAGAACTTGCACGTAGCAGTGCTTGGGGTCCGCCACTTTCTTGACCTGCTTGGCAGCCGCTACCGCAGCTAGCCACTGTACGTTCTTCGATGTGAAGCCACAGACCACGCGACCGAACTTGAGGAACTTCCAACCAGCAGTGATGCCCAACCAACGCATCAACGTCTGGATCTCTTTGATCTGGTTGATGGCGGCAGTCTCCTGCAATCTTACAGCAGCGGACTCCATCACCCTATCGACATGAGATTCGATTTTGCCTTTGCTCATGACAGCCTTCTTCAGAAGTTCAAGCACCGCCTCTACGGGCTCGAATAGATTGTCCACTTCAGACGGCGGACCACCAACTGTTCGCCCGATGAATCTATCAAAGTGCGTGTATGCTCTGGTGATTTGCGCTCCAGGAACACCATCCTTGCGGATGAAGCGCACACCGAGCGTCAATGCGGCGGAGTGTGGAACAGTATCATCACCGAACTTAATGAAGACGCCCCAGTCTGGGTTCTTGCCTGGCTTCATGCCAAGTCGCTTGGCGCCCGCCAACAACTTTTTCTTGTACTGTTCTGGCGACATGGGTCTTCACTTCCAGTTCAAGTCGATGAGTGGGTCTACAAACGTGTTCACCACTTGCTGCCACGCTTCAAGTTCCTTCTGACAACGAGCGATGTCTTGCGTACTCACCTTGTACAGGTGAAACTCGGGTGGTTCGATCCATCCAAACTTCCAGTGAGCCGGAGTATCCGTCCGACTGAACCACAGCTCAAAGTCCGGCACGCTCGCATTGCCAGGGCTGAACTGACCTCCGGCACGCAACACAGCAAAGTTCGCACCCGGCTGTTCGATCATATCCATACGTGCGGCCGCGCCCAGATCAACGCCGAGCCGGTAGGCAAACTGCCTTTCGTCGCCGAGATAGAGTTCCTTGAACCGCTGAACGCGATCCAGAATCTGTTGCTTGAGGCGCGCTTCAGACACTGCCGCAGTCAGCAACGATGCGAAGAACAGCTTGGGGTGATCCAGATTCATTCGCACCCTGAACATATTGTCAGTGGTGCAGTCCCAATCACCTTCAGTCTGCTTGTAGACCAGCGTAAACGAACCAGAGTCGTCAAACGGTTGGCCCACCAGAGTGCTGCGATCACTCTTGAAGGTCAACGTGTGGACGTTGTTCAACGAAACGATTTCACAGTCATCGTAACGACGCAACCAGTTACGAGCCTTCGACAACGCAGCTAGCGGATCGCTATCCTGGTTAACGATGGTTGTGCGGTACTGCTGTAGGGCTTCCGAGAAGTAACTCATCGAATGATCACCTCGTTGATCTGCATTACTGCGGTCTTGTACTGCTCCGCTGCGTGGCGAGCAATGGTTGCGCCTGCTGAGTCGATCAAGTCCATTGCACGTCGTCGCTCTTCAGGCAGAATCTTCTCATCCAGCCGCCGACGCAACGAATGGTGCTCGTCCACCAGAATCTGAGCGACTGCGCGAAAGGCTGGCATAAGTATCTCGCGGGACAGAGTGGCAGCCAACTTCTGACGGTCACCCGTGTTCTGCAAGTCTGATGCTAGTTCGCGTGCTTGGGATACCAGTGCGTTCAGCGCATACGCATAGCTTTGCGTTGGGTTGCGACGGTATTGCTTCTCGGCGATTGGGATGATGCGCGTCACAGCATCAAGCATCTGCTTCTGGAAGTGTCCAATCGCTTTGTCTACGTTGCCCTCTTGGATCATCTGCGTGATCTGTTTGGCGGGCAACGAGAAGCGACTTCCGATCTTCTGAATCTCAGCCCCAGTCTTACGCAGCTTGGAGGCTTTGGCCTTGATCACACGCACTGGCGTAGCTTTGGGCGCTGACAGACGAAGCAAGTCAGCCGAAGCCCGGGAGCTGGATTTACCTGGCTTACCTGATTTGCTTGGCTTACCAGACCTACTGTGCGTTATCGTGATTGACTTGGCAGTCTTCATGTTACCGTTCTCGGTACGGAGGGTGACTTCAGATGTGGACCAGAGTGAACTCGACATTGCCTTTGCGAGCAATGCATACTTCGGGCTTTGGACAGTCGATCCGCCAACCCATCAATTTGACTGCTTGGCAAAAGTCGGTGAACTCGCAGTCGCTGATTTCAAACAGGTTCTTGCCTCGACCATCTAGCACGCATTGAATAGTGCAGTGTCCTGCGTGAGCCATGCGTTCCAGCATCTCAACGACGGCAAGATCAGGCAACTGGTTCAGAGGCACTGCATCGTACTTGTTATATGCCAGCACCGCTTGAACTTTCTCCGGCTGGACTGCCAGAGAGAACAGACGGTAGATGTGGCCTTCAAGCTCTTCTGGGCTGATGCCAAGCTGGCCGGCCAGTTCGTGAACGTCTACGTCCTTGATGTCAGGATGATCACGAAACCACTCGACGATCATCCGGTCGAACTGAGCAGTTGTGGCAAACTGCCGCCGTGCTTTGGCCTTGACGGCCTTGAATGGTTTACGTGATCGTTTCATGTTACTTCTTCTTGACAGCGTACATATACTCCATATAAGACAGAGGGTCTGTACCGCCTTCCCACTTGTTACGCAACTTGGCTAGCTTAAACATATCAGACAAAGATCCGTAGAAAGCCACTTCTGGGTTACCACCGCCCGGACCTTGTTGGTTAACGATTTGAAAACCTGCGGTGTCTGGGTCCATGCGAGCTTCTTTCATGGTTTTCTTCGCAGCTTTGATGATGTCATCTACATCGAGGCCAGCATCATTCTCGTAATCCTCAATATACAGATCCACTGTGACAGCATACGTTTCTATGATGGGGTAGGCAAGGGAAGCCCACTTGTATTTCCCAGAGCCAGGAGTAACCTTAAGTCTAATAGAAGCTGCGCTTTCTTGCAAACGTTGATGGGCGGCAGTGATTACTTGCTTCATGGTGGTCTTTCGGTGGTTGAGGGTGGTTGAGGGTGGTTGAGGGTGGTTGAGGGTGGTTGACAAGAATCAACCACCCTCAGCTGCATCACAGAGCGGCGTGCTGATCGATCTGATCAGCGATCATCTGATAGTACGCCTTCGCTTCTGGACTGTACGAGTACAGCTTCTGGAAGTAATACTTCAGCTTGTCACCTTCCGTGGTGTTCGGGATCTGGAAGTCCTTGAACATATCGGCATCGTTCTCTGCCACGTATGCCGACTCGATCAACATAGCAGTGTCCAGCACCACTTGTTCCTTGCCGCTAGCACCCTTGGTGTCGCGGTTGTGCTTCTCTTCAGGCGAGTCGTTGACGCCTTCGGTAGCACCAGGATCTTGCTCGACCGTAACGCCAGCATCCGCATACACACCATCCAGCGCCGTGTTCGGAACCACAGTGATCTTGCCTTGGTCAGCAGCCACCACGTAACCGAAGCGCACAGCTTGCTTTTCTGGGTCCATGAATGCGGCGAACTCGCGAACGGCCGGAGCGGTGCTGATCGACGCCAACACCGGAGCACCGCGAACGCTGTAGACCTTGGCAGTCTGCAACAGTTGCGTCAGATCATCGCGCGTCTTGCGGGCCAGCATCTTCTGCCCGTTCGGACCAGCCGTGACTTCCCAAAGACTCTGATCGTCCTTGTCCATCAGCAGATTGCTTGCCAGTGCCTTCATGTGCTTGCCGTCGTCTTCGGTCATCGCACGAACTTGACGGTTCAGCTTGACGTAACCGTAGTAGGCCGGAGAGCCAGACGACTGCACACGACGGAACGAACCAGGTACTGCCATCGCCTTGCCGTCCAAGACTTTGGCAACTGCGCGAGACAGGTCTTCACGCGTGGATTCGACGGAGGTCGAGATGACTACGCGAGCCAGCGTCGGAGTGACGGCCTGATAGTCGGTGATCGCTGCAACAACCTTCATGTTCTGGCTCATGCGATTGAGAACACGAGCTACAGCTTGTTGGGACAAACGGGTCATGGTGCTTCCTTTGTGCGGATATCTACCGCGTTACTAGTTGCGAATGGATACTCTACCGCGAGGGTTCTACTTGCTCAGATACCAATCGAGTGCCTGATCAATTTCACGTTGCTGACCAGGCGTTGCTACAGACACCCTGCCGTTCACTCTGAACGACACGAGTGATTCTTTGACTTGAGCTTCAGTCAAGCCATAGACATACGGGCCGTAGTGCGTACCGATGAACACATCGTAGGTCTTGTCGGCTCGTCTACGGCACCAATAGGTGAAATGTTGGTGCAGTCGGTACCGTGTAGCCAACGGCCCCTTCTTGACATAGACCTTGAACCACGCACCATCTGCCACCGCTGAGAACTCAGGCACTAGCCGTTTCATGTCCAGTCCTTGAGTTGATTACCACGAGAAGAGTGCCCCAGGATTACGATACTGACCGCCACGCAGCGGAGTCAGGTTGTTCAGTCTGATGCCGATTGCGCCAATCGATCCCATTGTCGGGTTGATCAGAGCACCGTCACCACCGAAGATGCCATACTTGTTCAGCATGTCCTTGAACGGCTTGATCTGCTGATCCAGATCGTTGAGCGTGGCGCTAGCCATCTGTTCCCAGTATTGCGTGCGATCTACGTCTAGACTGATCGACTGTCCGGCAAAGTTGAACGCTCTCATGCCTTCAGCCAGTTGCTGGGCACGGCATGCGTTGACAATCGAGTAGCCAATCCAGAACTGACGAATCGCACCTGCCGCATTGGTCATGGTGAAATTAGTCGGTCGGACTGCGCCGTTGAACTGATCCATGCCCTTGCGCAGATACTGCAGGAGTGTGGGTTGATCCAGTGTTGCGAACGGTTGCAAGCCCATATCCTGGTACGCTTGATTCAGCACTTGCTCAAGCATTCGCGCGGCTTGAAGAATCGACGGGTTCACCACGTACATCTGACCCATCTCAGTACGTACTTGGCTCGTGTCATCTGGATACTGAAACATCACGGTCAGCGCGTCCATAGACGCTACGATACCCGCACTTGTGTTGTGACTCCAATCGTAGTAGTATTGCCAACCATCGGTTGTTTCAATAGGTTCAGCCACTACTGCGGTGTTCACCTGTTCAGTGTTGTTCTTGTAGATCTTGATGGTCAGTGACAGATCTTCTAGTGCAGAGCGATAGGACAGTCGTGTAGTGGAATTTTCCATGTCCACCACGTCCACTACACCTTCGCGGTCGATCTCTTGGCTGCGTACAGTGATCGCATCGTACACGGTGTGCTCGTAGCCTTCGTGCAGCAGCACCCACTTGATTCTGTACTTGGTGCCCAGCGAATTGACTGGAACATTGGCAGGCACATCAACTTGCGCATCAGCGCGGAACTTGTAGAAACCTGGTTTGAACTGGTGCGGCGCTACGGTCAACGAAATGACTGGCCCTTGAGCGTAGACCAGTCCGTCCTCATCGATGAACGACCAGTTGGCAGTGGCGGTCGTGACGGTCGTGCGCAGTTCCCAATCAGCGTAAGCCGAATTGGTGGAGCCAGCTACGATCACGTTGATAGAGGCTTGAGTCACTTCAATCCTCCAAGTGGAGTTGCAAAGCCTGATTGATGCAGTCGATCACGTCAGGCGTCTTCCAGCGGATATGGCGGTGAACGTCCTTGAAATCGTCATGGTGAAGCAATGCACGCTTCAGCAGTTCTGGGTTCTTGCGGAAACGCGCCACCGTTGCAGGGTCGCACTCTTGCAGATACGAAGTTACACGCGGATGCAGGTGTCGTCCGATAGAGGATGCGTGGAGTCGTTCAGCAGTTGCTAGCAGGATATGTTTCATGGCATCGCTTTCAGGTCTTTGACGGAAATCCGTCGCAGCAGTTCATAGCTGCCATCATCACGATCATACCGTATCCAGGGTTGACGTTGAGGAACACCGTAACCGTCTACCAGTACCATGTTGTTTGGCGTCAGCAACGTTGCGTGCGCTACGTACTCGAAGTTCGCCCCGGGCATTCCGTACAGATGGATGAACCCGCTAGTACTAGGGTGCTTGTACAAGTACAAGCCGACTTTGTGATAGCAAGTGCTCGGGCTAGCCGATTGTCCTGTCAGCATCAACCGACGAATCTTAGTCAACACATGCTTTACGTCGTTGGTTGAGGCTAAATGCTTCACGTTCTAGCCAAACGAGTAGAGGTAGCCATCAACACACTAGCCAGCGCAGATTCAACGGCAGGGTGCGGCACCAAGTGATCGTAGTCATCCATCGTCAGGGTTCGCTTGGCCTTGATCAGGTTCTCCGCCAAGTTGTGCAGGTCCATGTCAGTCTTGGCATCCTCTCGGGCATACTCCAACAGACGGATCAACAGAGGCACGTCCACTGTCACTGTGTCTACTTGGTCTGCGGCAATCACTTGGCTGCGTTTCATGGTGTGCCCTCAACTAACTGTTCGGCCTACTGGTTCACCAGTGTTCGGGATGACTTGGACTGCTTTGTCGTCCCAGAATTCGACCATTGCCATGTCTTTCTCGCACGTCACCGGCAATACTTGGCCCAGATGCGTCTTGCACCACTGTTGAATGGCGGACCTAGCGCGCTCGGCCTTCATCATGTGGTCGTGACTACCATCATGGCTTACTCTAGCAGTGAAGATGCGAACGTCACGCCCAGCAGCCAGCCAAGCTCGCACACGTTCGACCATGGGCATGACTGGTTCGCCAATGTGCGTGTGGCTGACCCAACCATCGTATCGAGCCAGTGTAGCATCCAAGTCCACCCCGATCCAGCTCATATTGTTGGTCGCCGTTTGCTTTAACCGTTGCACGATCAATGGCCCCGTTGACGAATAGACCGAATGGCCTTCAGATCGTCGTCGTCAAAACCGAAGTCTTCCCTCAAGCTGTCAAGTTGCTGCGGGGTCAGTGCTTCTGGGTCCGCTTCTGGTGGCAGCACCACAACGAACTCCAACGTGTACTGATCGGCACGATTGCGCTTGGGCGCACGGTACTTGATCTTTCCCCCGGTCTTACCGGACAGCAAACGGTGGATGTCCTCCAACACCTTCTTGGCTACCAGATCCTTGTTCTTGTCAGTCACTGCTTTGGTCAGAGTGATCTTGATCACTTGATCGTCAGTGACCTTGACGTCCTCAATGACTTCACGCGCCGCAAAGTGCTTGACATCGAGAGAGTCCTCAGGAACGCGAGAGCGTTCCAGCACGTCTACAAAGTCATCGGCAGCTAGCAGACCAGCCAATCGGCTGATACCTTGCTTGACCGAGTTGAACTGGCTGCCAAGCTTGAACGTACCTGGCGACTTGAACTTGTGCAGTGTCTGAATGAACGTGCGCATCAGCCCCTTCGAGTTGATCGTGGCGCTGAACACCATGAAGTATTTGGGGTACGTGAAGTCCTGCGAGTCGTTACGCAGCCCCGTGAATTCGATGTAGTGGTTGAACACCAAGATCGTACCGTCAGACCCTGGGATGTCCGTCTTCTTCGTGGTCACATACACGTACTGTTCCGCAGCGTCGAACTTGTCCTTGAGCTGAGAGTAAAACGAGTTCATCACCTCTTGAATCATCTCGCTCAGTTCAGGCGGCTCGTGTGCTTTGGCGATCTTGCGCAAAACTGCCAGCGCCTTCTTGAGTTGGCTCTCGTACTTGCGACGCAGTTCTTTCAGCGACGGGCCGATCCTGTTGCGCTCGTTGCCGAACGCCTCCTGATACTGAACCTCAAGGCTGTCGATCACTTGTAGTCGCTTGTCCAGATCCTTGATGATGTCAAAGTTGGACTGGAGTTGTTTGATGTTCTTGATGTCCACAGGCTCAATTCGGTCGCCATCTTGATTACGCACCGTCTTACCTGCAGGCTTAGCACCACGATTGAACGTGATGACGAACTCTTCGGCCGCAGTTGCCTTGGCTGCAGGGAACAACCGCTCCAACTTCTTTAGGCGTGTCTCCGTGCTCTTGAGTTGTTCACTCATCTGGTCAATGAGCGTTTGCACCTCATCTGGGCTCCGGAAGTTGAAACCGCTGACCTTGTCAACCGACAAGTCTTGCGCCAGCGCCATGATGTCTCGCATCGAAGTGCGTGTCTTGAGAGTTTTCATCGTACTTTGCTCGTGTAACCAGATGGGTATGGAACGTATGGGTCAACTGTTGCTCGGAGTGGGTGTGGTTGAACGCGAGTGAATGTATGCAGTGATGTTGGTACGTACAGCAGATACTGGTACTCGTAGTTCTGTACCAGACGGCAGGATGCTTCCCATGGCGCAACGATTCTACGCTCACGATCACGGCGCCCTACCACGTTGGTCAGCATCCATTGTCTGTTGTACACGGGTTCGGCGATCACGTCACCAACTCGAACATCGGCCAGATACGGACTCAGGAACACTTGCACCGAGTCAAAGTTCTCTGGCAGTGCTGGGTTCTGAGTCTCCGAGAGCGAAGGCCACTCGGCGTAGATTGGAGTAGTCGGTACCCGCATCTGAATCTCAAGATGCGTGAATGTCAACCCTGTGTCCACATTCAACCGCATTGTCACGGGCTGGCCTGTGGCGTAATCAGCAAGATACTGAGCAGCGTCCTGCCACTCGTTACCACTCCATAGATCAAGGCGCCAACCGTTAGGCACTTGCACCTTGTTGTTCCAAAGCTTGATGCAATCCACTGACGTAGCACCAATCGGCACCGTAATTTCAAACTGTGTGCGGCCATGAATGCCTGTCGAAGTCAATGTGTTCGGATGCTGCTGTTGATCCACCCCAATGTCAAGAATTGACCACGGAGTCTGGGCATCCAATACAACGCGCCACGCGCCGACGGGACTGTAGCCACCAACGTATCCAGTGCCCATGCAAACACCGCATCCGAGAGATGCGGTACCTAGCAACAAGGACGCATCGTAGTTGTCGTCAGTGAGTCCTGCAGCTTCCAGTGTCTGCTGTGTCAGGTTCTCAACGAACGGATCGTCAATGTCTGCCGAGTTATTGACTTCGTCACCTTGTGGAAGATCGGATGAACTGCGTGTAGTAGATGAAGGATCAAGGGCGCGAGCGCCGTATCGAGCCACACGAATTGTGATCTCCTGATCATCGACGGTAGTGTCACCAGAAGGCAAAACAGCCGACTTTCCAGATTCCAGATTCTTGAATGTGGAGGTCGGCGTCGGCGCTGGCTGAATTGAAAGTCCCTGACTGCAAGTACACGTCAAACCGGAACCCGCACGGTACCTTCTGTAAAGTAGAATTGGATAGCCGTCCACGCTCAATGCATTGTTGTTCTGTTCTGCCGCAGCGGGAGCCAAACGGTCGATAGCAGTTCTCGCGGAGCGGTTTGCTCCACGATTTTTGGGACCAATTGGATGTGTGGTGCGACGATTGACTATAGGCATAGGCCACTAGCTTTCCGAGTTGACTGAAATTAGTGAAAATCACATGCGAGTTCTAGCGTTAGATGCCGGTTCCGTGAATTTTGGATACGTAGGTTTCGATACCGGCGTTGCCACTCCTCGCATCATTCAGTGTGGAATGCTCAACAGCCCGTTGAAGATACTAACAGGCGACAACATACTGGATGACTTTCTGTTGTACCGAAAAGAGATAGGTCGATTGATAACTCAGTTGGATCCTGATCTGCTGGCAGCCGAACGGTACACCACACGCATACGCGGCACCACCACTGAAGCCGTCAACATGATGTTGGGGGCCGCTGCCGACATTCTGATGCGCTTCAACAAGCAGCAGAAACGTGATCCGCCCGCTACAATGAAGGTGGTAATGGCTGCGAACTGGAAAGTACCGGTGAAGAAACGCTTAGACCTTGACGCATTGTACAAGAGTGTGGGCGTACCAGATCACGTAGTAGACGCAACGTTCATGGGACTACACTGCTCACCAACAAATTGGAATCGGCTGTCTGTGAACAGCCTTTTGCGACAACTACAACGAACGTACATCGACGGTGCTTGAATGTTAACCTGTCCTCTGACCGATATACAAGTCAACAAGTGTCCTGTTCGCACTTGCATGTACTGGACGAAGAAGCGTCCAGGCAATTGTCTAGGACCAGATGCTGTTGGTGAGCCCTTAGATTCAGATGATCCGCTGCTACGAATGTCTCGTGGGTACACTACCAAGCTGGGTAAAGAGAGTGTCGAACGCATCAAGCAAGCTCTACTGGTCAATAACTACTTAGAGTGGTGCGCAGAGAAATTCACCTGGCAAGACTATCCGTTTGTCATAGGATATCGTAACAAGCGACTGAGGGCCTACGTCAGTGAATTGGCTAGCACTACGTTCCCTTACACACTGACTTCATTGCCGTGGAACATCGGCCTTGTGTGTGCCACGGTCTACCCAAAATGGCTAACCAAGTGGAACCGACCACTTGACAACTGGCCTATTAGCGAAGAGCTATCTCAAGAGATACGCTCACACTTCAGAAGAGCGGCCGAAAAGGCAGCGAGTCGAAAATGGAATGCAACGGACAGTCGTCCACGATAGAAGGAAAGCACTAATCATGCCAATGTCAATCAATGAACTTGAACGCGAACCTATCGGCCCGATCTGGGTACGTAACACTTCCGGTCCCAAAACCGGCGGTCGCGGGGTAGTATGCTTGCTGGTGCAGTACCAAGATCGGAGTGTAGCAGTCGCTGTACCGATGACTTGGGTTCCAGTGAACTTGACAGAACAACTACCGAAGGCTGCTCTACTGCAAAGTGCCGAATTTCGACGTGCGCTGCGCAACGGTCAACTAGAACTGCTCGATGACTCCGAGGCGGAAGGTGAACTGCGTCGTCCAGGTGCTGCTGAGGAAAGTCAGCGCATTGCGCGATTCACTATGGCCGGAGGAGCACAGCAACAACGCAGTGAGGCTTCACAGACGCCGAACGACGAACCAGGGCGCAATGCTCTGCTGAGTACGCCGGTACAGGGCATCATCCATACCATGTCACTGTCGGAACCCCCGCCAGAGATTGAAGTCATCAACTCACTGCGTAACCTCGGAAGTTTGAGCATCGATGAGATCCGAGCCGTTGGTCTTAAAGCAAAGGAGGTCAACTTCGGTGAAGTCAGACGCTACTGCAAGTCTGAGTTGGCCCGACTTGACCCAGGCCAGAACTGATCTCGTAAGCTGAATCTCAGCCAGACGCAAGAAGGGGGCAACGGAATATTCCGTTGCCCCCTTCTCTTTGTGCAGTTCATTGTTCTAGAGTCGAGTACACCAACTTGGCTTTCGCTATGAAACGGGTAACCTTCGAGTACGGGACGCTTGCGTACTTGGCGTATAGCTTTGCCCTCTGCTCTACCACCAGCTTGGTGAACTTGTCCGGTGTGCCAAGCTCCCTCTTGATCCAAGCTCCGAACTCTGGGGTAAAGTTCCCGCCCAGTGCATGTAGCAACTCCATTTGACGATCAGAGCACTTGGCTATGAACCGGGTCATATCGATATTCTGCGGTTCAACCTTCAACTGTTCAGATGCGTAGCCAGAATCCATGTTGAAGGTTCGACTAGTGAAACTGCCGTTGCTTTCCATCAACTCGGATCTCTTCCCGGCGGTGCTGCTTTGAATCAAGTTGATGCCAGCGTTATGCACACTCCTCTTGTAGCAGTTTAACAGATGCTCTGCACTATCGAACCTAGGGTACATCAGGTAGACACATCGTATACCAGAGTGCCGCAAATCCGATCTAATCGTGGAGAAGGTCTTACCGTAGCTTTGCTGCAGGAACTTCATCTTGTGGTTGATGAACTTACCGATCCAGTCCTTAGCTTGCGTATCCGCCCACATTACGTAGTTGTCTAGCTGCTCCGGCGTCATAGCAGGCGTGCGAATCTTCTGCAAGCTCTTGAACAAAGGCTGCGCGATGACTGACAGCCGCATATCTCCAGGCTCGATTTGGAATTGCTTGGCAACGGTGGCGCTAAATGTACCTCCGTTCTTGGCACACCAGTACAACCACAGCTTGAGGTTCTTAATGACGTACCCATTGTTCGTAAGGGAACCACGCATACGATGGAACCGTACTTCTGCAGGTAGCCGTTTGCGCAGAGTCTTCAAATCAATGATGCGGAATAGGTACTGAATGATGCGCAGCACATGCTCGGTGGCATGCTGATCCTTCAGACCATACTCCCGTAGAATTTTCTCCAACGTGTTCTGCGCCCTCATGTTCACCCCTCGATATGAACACGAACTTGGCGTGCTGTCTTGGACTTCTTGGCCTTCTTGACAGTCTTCACTTCGCGGGGATCAACCAACTTGGTCAGCACACGACGGTCCAACCATTTGCTCGGTACTGTATCTATGGTTGGAGGTTGATATGTCTCAGGGGACTTCTCAAGAGACTTGTGGAACGCACGCAGCTCCTTCTTGGTCATGCGAAGTTGCTCAAGTACGCTCGGTATGTTTCGTGAGCCGGGGTCGAATACTCGATCTGCTTTGATCAGAGCAACCCTCAACTTGTTGTACTGCTGCTCGGTCAGCACAGAGTTTCTATACAGGCGCGCAGTGGCTTGCTGCTTCTGCAAGCCTTCCATCGTGGAAACCAGCACAACTTGCTCACCATCTCGGGTGATGGACACAAGTCGTCCGTGAACAATGTTTGACAGGTAGTTGTCTCCGACAACAAAGTACAGCTTCTGCCCAAACGTCAAGCCGGCATTGTCGAACCAGGTTCGACGCATCAGCACATGGCTCAGTATCCGGCATTGCTGTGAATTGCACTCGGTCACTAACTCGGACAGTTTTACCAACGCCCCCTCGGTTACCGACTTGAGGGCGGTGACATCTGGTGCAAAGTAGTCGCATATCGGACTGTATACCTTCTTTCCGTGATCTCTGCACAGCCCAGCGTATGCCGGATGTGCTGGACCTGTCTTGAAGTGAATACAGTCTCCGCAGCGAAGTTCGGTTCCGTGTTTACGGTCTGAGGACTTTGAATGCTCTATGAGGGCCATGATCTCTACTTGTGGGTAGGTTGTAGAGGTGCTATCAATTGGTACGCTACGTCAATAGCATGCTCAACTGCCGCCTGCTGTGATCCGGCGTTTCTGACATGCTGAATGGCACGCAGCTTGATACCGTAAGCAGGGGAAAGCGTTAGTGAGAGCTGAAGTGGTTTGCTTCGTTGTGAATGCGCCCAGCGCTCACGGGCCATCACAACTACTGTGGTCAGGTATTCTAAACGTCTCCTCTCTTCTTCGTCAAGTGTCTGGAACACCCATGGTTGGGATGCTCTAGCCAAGCTATGCAACTCGGTGTGATGAGCACCACATAGCGTTACTTGGGGACCATCGGTTCCGCCGTATGCTTCAGGTATGACATGGTGTTCGTGAAGACCGCTGCGCGAACTACAGACCCAGCAGCGATCCAGCTTGATGATTGCGGTGATAGGTGGATCAGGACCGAAGATCACGAGTTCACCCAACACACACTCAAAACAGAGCCATCATACGAATTGCCTTCTACTTCCAGAGACCTTCCGTTCGACAACTCCAGTATCAAACGATACTCGTAAGCTCTTACACCTACGATAGATAACCCTAGAAGTTCTCTAGCCTCTTCTATTGTGATGGAGGACAAATCTGAGACTTCTACCGATGTTGGTTGGTTCATCTGCTAGCTGCCGTGGTGTGGAGCCATCAAAGGCCGTTGCCCCACAATTGCCGTACCCCGTTGACGCGAGTGATGGCTCCACACCACGGCAGCCTCTAGTTCAGTGCAAGTTAAATGGGAATGCCCATCCAGTAGCACCACCATGGGTGATTCGGATGAGCTTGGTGAGTTGACGTTCAGGCATGATCCAGTAATACTGGAAGCCGTTGGTGGATGCTGCTGGGGAATCGAACACCAACGCATACTTGGTACCTGTGCGTTTACTGATCTGGTCCAGCGCGCTCTCAACTATCGTATCCCTCTCCATGTCCATCTGAGCGATGTACTTGGTGTTCACTCCGAGTACCTTCTGGTCTTGCAAGATGGGGTAGTCTGCTACCAAGTCAATCTTGAACCCCATGTTCTGCAGGTTGGCTTTGATGAAGCTGTTGAACACCGCTATCACAGGAAGCACTGCGAACGTGACTGCTTGCTTCTTGTACTTTACAGAGTTGGCATTGGGCAGCATAGCTCCAACAGGAGCATAAACTGCCAGCATGTTCTTGATGCGCTCGTAGATACGATCCTCGTACTCTGCCGAAGCAGCAGTTTCGGATAGCCTACCACGCTCCGTCAGACTTTGTGACGCCAGCGTACAGGCAATGCTCTGCCGCTTGAACTCTGATACAGTTCTCTGTAGGTCGGCTCTAAGCTCCTCCACATCGGAGGCTTTCAGTGGATCACCCAAAGCCAGCACATCACGGGCACTGGACAACGAGTTGAAACCACGCTCCATGCAGGCCAGCAGTTCCCGGCTGTCTTGACCTCTAGCATTCTGTCGCTTCCGTTCCTTACGCAACAGGGTGCATACCTCTTCGATGGTGTTGCACAACTCGGCCATCACTGGATGACCCACAATCGGATTGGCGTGGCGAGCAGTCAACTGCGCCCGACCAGTTTCCAGCTTGGCGAGCAGCGTTCGCATTTGCTCCTTGACCGAAGGGTTCCGATTCAAGGAGAAGCCGCGCTCTACGACTGCCTTACCGGGGCCATCGTCATCATCTAGCATGTCTGTGGGGTCTGTCATGTCTGTCCTATATCAACTGAACAGGTGTACGGGCTAATGGTCCGCGTGATCTGAGTCTCTCCGCGTATTTCGGCGGATTGCTACCGTCCGTGATTCCATTGTACCAAAGAACTGGTGCGCTCTGGTGCTCTCTGGTGCTCAAGCACTACAGGCTCTGCGCGATTGTGTGTGACGCAACATGAAATTAGCGTGGGCCGCCGCGCCTATTCCTCTACAGTCGGAACGTCTTGCCACACAACTTCGCCGGCAGGTAGCGATATGAATGCCTGTTGCAATACTCGAGGCTTGAGTACAGGTGGATTCACGTTGTCACTACGTTGCAGCCATCGCAGTCCGTGCGTTGGCTTTAGTACAACGGATGGACCTGTCATCATGTGTTCAGTCAGGTCAATCACGCTCGGTTGCTCAAACTCCATCTCAATCTCCTGTTCCGGTTCCGGTTCCGGCGCCGAACTTGGCAAAGACATCAAGTTGCTGGGCCATGTGAGGTTCTGGATTACGCTTGCGTTCTTCCAGCGTCTTACGTTCCTTCTCTACTGTCGCGTGCTCAGCCTCCAGCGTCTTGCGCTCCAGCTTGCGCAACTGAATCACCTTCAGCGAATAGATCGTGTGCGCTTCCGCAGGTGTGATGTTCAGCTTCTTTGCTAACCATGCTTCTAGTCCAGCTTGATCCAGATCCAGGTCCAGACTCTCGATGATTAGCTTCCGGTTGTCCACCGCCAGCATCAACAGTTCAAGGTGCTTCAACCTCTTCTTAGCTTGCTCGATCCAGTATGCACAGGCTTTACGTTCCAACTCGGTTCGCCATGCAATCCAGGTCGTGAGCATATCCAACACGCTCATGGCACGGACACGCGCTGCACCTTGACCATGCTCGTCGATGTAGCGTTCCGTAAAGTTCAACGTGTAGCTGGCCCGGTCGCTCAGTTCCGAGTCGATACGGGCCAGCATGTCTTCGCGCTTTGCAGTACGCCCCAACTCGATGGTCAGCTTGCCGTACTTGTCCGTCTTGGAAGAGTCATCACGGGCACGCAGCACGCCATTCATGTTGTTCAGCTTGGTGAGCATCGACTCCATGCTCCTGGTACCAGCGAACTTGGTGACTACCACTTTGCCTTTGGAGTCTAGCTGAGGGTTGGCGTATAGTGTAACCCGTCCGCGAGTGCTCTTGAACACCGCTAGTCGATCAGTGCGAGCCTCTGCATTCCCTTCTGTCTTTGTGAGCTTGCGTTCTGCACCGCCGTACAGGCTTGTAAACTTGAGCGTCTGGGACAGCATCTTAGCCGTCAGCTTCTCCCCTGAGTAAACTCGCTTCAGCAGCTTGAGCAGGGTCTTGAACTCGAATGCCGGTATGTGTGTCTGTGCACCAGGAGCGATGCCGAAACGACCGTTGATCAGTGCAATAGGCAGCAATGCTGGCAGTACCAGAGGTTCGATTTCGGAACTGTCGAAGTTAGGTACGAACTCGATGGTAGGTGTGTAGAACTTGTCGAACACTACCTTGCTGGCAAACTGGCTGAGTCGAACTTCAGTATACCGCATGGCGGCTGCGGTGGATTCACTAAGCGATCCCCAATTGCCAGCACCCTCCATCAGCGGCATGATGGCATTGGTGTTAGTCATCTTCACGATGGCCTCATACGCCGCAGAGTCCCCGTGGGGGTGATACTTACCGAGTGTTTCGCCAACAACACGGGCGCTCTTGACGTATTTGGCCGTCGGCATCAAGCCCAAGCCATACGCCGCCCACAGAGCGCGACGATTGACCGGATTGAAGCCATCGCGGTAGTCAGGTATGGCACGATCCTCCAACACCGCTATCCCGTACTTGTAATACTGGCGCTTGGCGAACGAGTGTAGCTTTGTCTGCTTGACAGGCTTAGTCATGATGGTGACTGTGACTCTCTACGTTGGATACATAATTACGTCGATGCTGCGGGCTCTCAAGTAGTCTATAGCATCCCATGCCGCTGTGTCCTTCGCATGGTGGTGATCTACAACCACTTGAGTAATTTCTCCGCTCGAAAATGGTCGAAAGAATGTGTCGGTAAGTGAAGATGCTCGAATGATGCGCAAATCTTCTCTACCGAGGGCTCTGGCAAGCCACATCGGGTACCTCAGATCACTGTTGCACCACACGAACACGGCGTTGGGCTTGGCGTCCCGCATCATCCGTGATGTTCTGCCTGTAACTGAGTTGGGCGTAGACTGCGCCATCATTGCACTCCGAACAGTTCTTTGCGGTACGCTGAGTCTTTGCCCATCAGCAGCCGGAACTCATTGGCCCCATTCTTGTCGGGGCCATTCACTCGGTAGAGAATGCGACGATCTGGGCTCAGTGCGATGTCCAACTCGTTCTCACTGATCTCACCCCAACCCTTGATGTATGTGATCGCCAGCTTGTCTGCGTCTACACCAGTGCGCTTGGCAATGGTCTCCTTCTTCATGCCAAAGTACAGCTTGCCCTTGTGCCAGCACTTGTAGAGCGGCGCCCTGACCACATGCACCACACCTTGCTTGAACAAGTGCGGCATGTAGCGCCACAAGATCGCCAAGCACAAGCAGTTGATGTGAGAACCGTCCACGTCCGGGTCCGCCATCGCAATGACTTTGCCGTAGCGGACAGTTGGTGGACCCTTCTTACCAAGCTCAACACCCAACGCAGCCAGTAGACCAACCACTTCTTTGTTGCTGTTTACTTTACCGGCATCCGCTTCCATCACGTTCAACGGCTTGCCACGTAGCGGGTAGATGGCTTGGAACGACTTGTCCCGCGCACGCTTGGCACCACCCCCTGCGCTCTCACCTTCTACGATGAACAACTCGCACTCACCGGGTGGCCGCTTGCCGCTAACGTCTGCCAACTTGGTGCCGATGGTTTTCTTAGCCGAGTTGACTTCCTTGATCAGCTTCTTGTCTTTGAGGAAGTCTGCTGTACGTTCTCTCAGTTGAGCGGCACGAGCACACAGTTCCTTGGTGAATGTCTTGTTGACTTTGAAGAAGCTCTCGAACACCTTCAAGCACTCATTGTAGCAGGGCTCCTTGACTCGAATATCTACGAGCTTGTCTTTGGTCTGACTGCTGAACTGAGGTGCAGTGACTTTGTAGTTGAGCACACCCACCAGACCCTCGCGTAGATCCGTCGGAGTGAAGTGCTGACGCGCTCCCTTGTACGGCTCAATGGCATCGACCAGTGCCTTGAACATAGCATCGGCGTGGATGCCTCGGTCAGCGTTGCGCACAGTGTTAGTAAAGAACTCGACTTGCTCACCTTCCGCGTTTGTGAAGTTGAGACACAGGTCAAGCGTGTGCGAAGTGTGGTGGAGTGGAGTCTTGTTGAAGGGCTCTGCCGACAACTCTTTCATTCGCTTCGCCAAGTACTCCTGCACACCCTTCTTCGAGAACCACTGGCGCATCTTGCCATTGTGGAACACTTGGATGGTCAGACCGGCATTCATGTAGGCAGTCATCTCTGCCCACACCGTAAGCCGCTTCATGTCCAGTTGGTGCTTGCCGAAGATGTCCGGGTCCGGTGTGAACTGGATCACTGTACCAGACTTGATAGACTTGCCAGCGATCTTGGGGGGTCGGCACTTCTTGACCGGCTGCGTTTCACGACCCTGCTTAAACGATGTGCTGTGCCATCCACCACTGTCTTTGCGGTACGTCCAACACATGAAGTTGGAGGACAGAGCATTGGTGCCCTTGATTCCAACCCCGTGTGTACCGATGGCCGACTCGTATGCACCCTTCTTCATCTTGCCACTAGACTGCAAGTTGGTCAGCACGTGAGTCAGCGTGCTGATCTTCATCACTGGGTGTTTGGCAACTGGAATGCCAACCCCGTGATCAATGACAGTGAACTGCCCCTTGTCCACATACACTTGGATCAAGTCGTTCCGACCGGCACGGGCTTCATCCACTGCGTTGTCCAAGCACTCACGCAATACGGTGAAGACCCCGTCACTATCGACCGGACCCACATACATAGCTGGCCGACTACGTATCTTTTCCAGATCTCTTTTGAATGCCGTTATCGAAGTTTCGTCATACCGAGAACGGGTCATGTCCAATCCTTGAGTTTATCAGCTTGATACGATGTTGTAGTGATCTGCGGCTAAAGGTGCTACCAGAACCTTTCTTAATGTTGGCTTTGTAGTAGACAACATTAAGATTCGCTGGGTGACACAATTCTTCCAATGGTACAGGTTTCTTTCGACGAATTAACGTCTGTTGTATATCAGACCATTTGAAATAGCCTGAAAACACAGAAAGCATGTGATCCACATGATACTGCCTAGACCATTTTTCTGCGTTTGGAATGAACTCTGCGTAAAGCCCCATTACAGATCGAGTTAGTTTGTAAACGGTCCTTTTATACTCATCATAGGAGAGCTTCGATAGATCAAGACGAATCTTCTCCCGTATTGAAACTCTTATCTGCTGCCTACTACGGTGTTTACCTTGTTCCACCATTAGCTTGCGCTGTTCAACTTTTGAACGCAAAGCTTCATGCTCTTTCAACATACGTTCTATCTTGGAGTGAGATACTCCGTACTGGTCCGCTAGTTCTGCGCAAGTAGCTCCCTTCCGATAGCTTAGCACAATTTTCTTTTCTGGGAGCTCGACGTAGCGTTTCCTTATCCATCCTTCAGCTTCAGCTAACTTTTGTACTGTTGCGTGTGCGCATTTCAGCACGTCAGCTACAGCTCTAAGGGATTGCTCTTCATTTATGTACAGTTTCCTGGCTAAAGCTTTTTTGCTGGGTGTCCAAATGGACGAGAGTCGTCCTGACTTAGTTCGTGGTCTATCAGGAAACATAACAGCTCCAATGTACACACTTTCAAATTAGTGTACATTGGCACGCTTGAAAGCAGTGATGTCTTTCTCTGTGTACTTTGCCATGATCTAGAGGATTGTAGTCTCGCTGTTAGTAGTCGTTGACTTAGTCTTTTGACTCTTGGAACTCTTCGGGCTGAAGTGCAGCGCTCTTGCAAACTTGATCAACCTTTCGGTGTGCATATTTACCCACGTCTTCACCAGATGCAAGTGTTCACACTTTACATGATGGAAACCATGCGGCAAACCTCTGACTGCATACACATGCCATTGAGGTAACAATGTCTTTTCGTCTACTGCTAATTCTCGGGTAATGTTCCACAAATGGATCCCACGCCAGAACACACGAAAGCATGTGCGCATTTCGGAGGCTGCACTATCCTGATTAGGTTCCGGTGGATTCACTTCCTGATAGTCTAGTTCCGTCGGATCAAACATGATTGTTGCTCCAGAAGTAGAGAAGGGGCCAATAAAGGCCCCTTACTGCTAAACCCAGTACGTTCCGTTTGCGATGTTAAACTCGGCACCACCATTCAAGTGTGGATCTTCTTGCCATGGGAACATCCAAGCGTCGTTCACGAAACCGTTCCTCTCCAGTTTGAGCGCAGTGAAAATCACTGGTCCAGAACTCCAGGGCTCTGCCTGAACTTTCTCAAGTACACAGACCTCTGTAGTACCTAGACGCCATTTTCCAAGAGGAATGCGCTCGTCGAACATGCCCGTGGTGTGATTGTCCGAGTCTATGCGCTCTAGCGTAGAAACATATGCCAGAGCATCAGCGTTGAGCCCGATGTACTGTGTTGACCGTGCCATGCGGTTCTCACTTGTGAACCGAGTCGAGATACTGAGGTTGTTGGTCGGTCACGATCACCAAGTCTCGGTCTTTGAACGTGATCTTCTCGTGTCCGTCAGGCTTGTTGTAGTTGACCATGATCGCCGTTGACTTGCCGGACTTGACGAACACTCGCTTCTTGTTCTTGCCCCAGTCGATGGTGAACTGAGTTAGCAAACCGATGGTCTTGAACTTGAATTGCTTGGGAGCTTCCGGTGGATAAGGAAACACATTGATAGGCTTCACCGGCGCTGGCGTGACAGAAACTGTCGCTACTGGGTGCTCTCCTGTCGCAACCGGATGCGTGATGGACGTAGTGTGCGAAACTGGCTTACTCCCATCAGCCCCGATAGACGGCTTCGGAAGCCTCTCACGGTAGTTCACCAGATGATCGTAGAGCGTGCGAGCATCTTCCGCGACACGCCCCTTCTTGATTTTCTTCTCGTTGAGGGTGTAGAATACAACCAACAGCTTGCCGTGGTACACTTCAAGTTTCATACCCATAGGTTCGTCTAGCAAGTCATCACCCGGCAGAGTGACCAGCTTGGTCCTGAACTTGGTGTTGCCCGCTACTCCTACAGGACCCCGCATCGAAAACGATGACGGAGTACCAATCATCTTGACTCCGTTCTTCATCTTGATGTCAATCGCCCTCTTCACCACATCGAGTGCGTACTTCTTCAGTTTCTCTTCTGCCTTGTGGTACTTCGTACTCTCGGTCTTGATCTTGCCGGTCTTGCGACTCATGAGGAACACTCCATCATTTACCGGTTCTGAAATGGAACAAGCACGGGCGAACCAGAAATTCCCGTGCTTGCGTTGGTGTATGTGCTCTCCGAGTAACGTGTGCGCTGAGTCTAACGCAATAGATAGCGATGGGTCTGAGGCCGCTATCCATAAGCGCCGACACCAAGAACTTCCGCTAGGTACGCTGGGCCAACCGTCGTGGTTGGTCCAACTGGTTCGCTTTCATTCTCACCGACTTGACCGACGTTCTGTCAGACCACCTGGGTCGACTGGTGGAACGTGAGCTGCTTCGGGCGTTGAGTCTCGTTCTCAACTTTCTGGGAGAGTCTTGTCGTTTTGCGGTTACTCCAGACTACCCGCATTCGTACTCGCTCCTGGACAGCGAGAGGTGCCGGCCACCGTTCGTTAACCAAGTCTTGACTGGCTCATTCAAAGCCAGGCAGACTGCTCGGCAAATCCGGGATCTTCTTCTTGGGCCACGCTGCCATACGTTCTGCATGCTCTTGAGCTTTCATTGCCACTGGCAGTGCCTGTGACCGCTTGCATAGCTCGACATAGTACGCCACTGCCTTACAAGCCAACTCATCTTGAGCCCGCAGCAGAAATACAGGCTCGTCTTCAGGGATCAGACCAGCTGGGTCTTGAATCCGGTTGTAGTCTTCACGTGCGTGAATCATGGTGCTTCCATTCGTTTGTTTCCGATTGACGTTACCGTCCGTGCTTCCATTGTACCACTTCAATGGTGCGCTGTGGTGCTGAGTGGTGCGCTGCTCGTAGGAGACTTGCACAGCTTGCAACCGGCAGAGTAGCAAGACAAGCCACAGAAGAGGTCCACACAAGATCAGTGGTACCCACCCCATCCACGGTGTTCGTGGCCAGGACTCGATGCGGTGCAGCACAGAGAACGCCACAGGTCCTAAAAGTATCCACAATAACCAACTCATGTGTAGACTCTTGTCTAGGATAGATGCCTGCGGTAGTCGCTTTTCCAGCTAGATGGGGATGTCCAGTCCAACAGCACAGAAGTTCGTGCAACCATCTTCACTACCGCAGGCAACTGGTGGGTGCTGACGGGTTCGAACCGCCGACATCCGCCTTGTAAGGGCGGCACTCTACCAACTGAGTTAAGCACCCGTTATTCTCAACCTTCGTGCACTAGACTACACAACGACTTTCCAACATCGGTATCGTTGTCATACATAGAGCCGACCACCACTATTTCAGCATGTTCATAGGGGTAGTGAGTTTCACTGACGAACACAACTGGTTCACTAACCCAGTCAAAAATCAACCGTGACATCCGTCTAGCGTACTCTGCTGGGTTTTCCGCATTTGGCTCACTTTGAAGAATGGCCTCTTCCAAATCCAGGGCTGTTTTGTACTCAACGCCTTCTATCTCAACGGGTGGATGCTTGCCTAGAACAACTGCATAACCAGTCTTTCTAGACTGACCAACTCCGTAGACTACGTAGCCCATAGACTAAACCTCGCCAACCGACTTTGGAGCGGCCCGCGTCTTGTCCACCAAGTCTACCAGTTGCTGAATGGTGGTCACCTCTTCCAGGTTGGCGTCTGGCAGCTCAATGTCGAACTCGTCTTCGAGACTCATCACAATCTCGATCTCGTCCAAGCTGTCAAGCCCTAGCGCTACTGTGGTGGACTCTGGTTTGATTTCTTCTGGAGCAAAGCCAGCCCATTCACCTACAGTCTTGCACACTCGTTGATACGTATCGCTCATGCTTCTCTCATTTATGGTCGGGGTGACTGGATTCGAACCAGCGACCACCTGCTCCCAAAGCAGGTGCGCTACCAGACTGCGCTACACCCCGGTGTACTCTTGATTAGTTACTTGAGTCAGTCGAATCGGTAGATTCCCTAGAGTCTGCGCTTCCTAGTCTAAACGGCGAACTCCAGTTCAAGGCGGGCGCAATTGGTGCCCCCATACTTGCAGCATGTTTGTGTTTGTACCGAGTCTCCAATTCCTCAAGTGACTCTTCGCCTTGCTTCAACGTCATGCTGACCACTGACTGAGAGCATCCAATGATCTCAGCAATCTCACGATGCAACATCATGCGACCGTGAAACATGACCATTGATCTGCTCTTGGTTGGCACTGGCATTTTCTTTGCGGGAACAGGCGCGTCCGACTGCTTGTCTTCTACTGGCTGGATCGCCCACACAGGCGAAATCACAGTGTTGTAACTCATGATGTAGACGATACCCGCGTCGTGGAACGCTTTGACGTACTTGGCTAACGCTCCACTATGGGAAATCAATGACGAGTCTGCGTAGACGAACCGCACAATGTCTATCATGGCTTTGGGGCCATCATACAAAGCCGCTATCACTTTGGCAGCAATGTCACACGGTCGGTGGTAGTATGTTTTACCCATAGTCTCACACTTCGCGATGTTAGGGTGCCCCGCTCTTGCTGGCTAAAGAGCCAGTTTCTGACACAGATAACCAGTGTCTATGCAACCGTAGATGCCGAAGCTCCTCGGCGTTCTCGCGCTCCGGCACCATGGGGCCTAACTCCTCGGTCAACTCGGACCCGCGGTCGGCGGCGTTCGTTTCTTGGTTTGTGCTCATCGTTGCTCCAGTAGCCCACGCGCGGGCCGGTTACCTCGAACGTTGAACTCGTCCTCGAGACTCACCACAATCTCGACCTCAGCCAGACTGTCAAGTCCTAGAGCTACTGTGGAGTTCCGCCAAGAGGATCGCGGCTATCTCACACGGGCGGCGGTTCTTTGGCATGCTTCATCTATACGATCGTCTACTAGATTGGGATCTTCTTACCAAACATCTAAACGCTTGCGAGTACCACATATCAGCAAGAGTTCGACAAATCCACGCCTGGACATGGGCATCATGTAAATCAACGGGTCTATTCATTGTGCGTCAACTTCTGGTGTCTTAGACACAGAGGCGATAGCACCATACACTACACCCTCAGTCGATTACGGACATCTAGAACTCGTCTACTCTGTTCACAGACGATTGAGTACAACTCTGCTAGACATTTGGACAAGGGGCATGACACGGAATACGCATAGTCACCATCCATTTCCGAATCTTGCTGTTCAGGACCTTCCATTACCGTCACTGGTTCGAGCGCTAGTCTCAATTGAGAAATCCTCTCCGCCAGTTCGAGAAGTTCTTGCTGAATACAACCAGCCCACGTATTCACCTCAGATTCTTTGACGACTTCGGCAGTCTTAGTGGGCAAGGTATCAAGTAATGTTGGGGCAGGGCCGCAACGTGCACTCTTTTCAGGCTCTCTTCTTAGCCCCTGACGCTCTTCAGTGCGATCACGACGATTTGCTCTTACGAGTTGTGAAGACATGATTGATTCCTTCTAGCTAAGTTAAGGGTGTCCCTGCTCTTGCCACTTGAAGAAGTGGTTTTTGACACAGATGGCTCCGATCTATGCGACCCAACAAGCTTGTTAACTTGCTGAGTCTATGCAATCATCGCCACGGCAGGGACCACCTTAGTCAGCACATCACTTCATTATCCGCTAGTGCTGACCAAGGGACTATGGATCAGGCCGCGAGGGCCTGATCGAATTGCGCGTCGTTGGCAGTTCTCTCTTTGCTTGGTTTGCGGCTCCGCTTGCCGGATCGTCGTTCTTACTCTCGGTAACCCTGTCGAAACTATTTCAGCCCCATCACAAGTGCACGAACGTACCCCGTTGGAATCTGATTCGTCTTTGGTTGGACGACTCTATGAACTTCCCACCCTTTTCTTATAGCTGATCGCTCTTTCTTCGCATCTAGTTGCTTGATAGTGGCATCAAAATGATAAGCACCATCGAACTCGATAAGAATCCTACGATCATCTATCTTCAGAGCCAGATCAAACACGTATTTTCCAACGGGAAGTTCAAATTTATGTCTTACCTTGTATTTTGTCAACCAGGCCTGAAGCTTTCCGTATTTGCTAGCTTCTCTCTTTCTAAGCAAAGCTGCTACGTGTTTTACTTCATGCCCGTAAGTTGCTCCAGAATAGTGCTGTCCACATTTACGTGAACAGAAATATGGTTTTGGCAGTTTCTTACCTGCTTTCACCCATTTGCTATTTTGGTGCGTTACTTCGGCTAACTTTTTCGTGAAGTTAGCCTTGCACAAACTACAAGTTAGTTTTACCGTCTGTATCATACACTTATGGTGGAGCTGGCGGGTACTGCCCCCGCGTCCAGAACCCCTCAAGCTCGATCTCTCAAGCTCTTTACGAGCCCTCACGATCATTACTACCACGACGTTCCATACTCACAACCTTTCGATTGCCGGTACGGGTGCGGTATCGCGTACCGACCTGACCACTTGCGGAATACAGCTTTACCCTATTGACCGTCACTTGGGCAGCTGCTTGACGGTCAAGATCAGCAACACCAGCAATGTGGGCCACGACCAGTGCTACTCAACGCTTCTACTTTACAGTGTTCGGTTGTTCAGTGCGCTACTCAACGTCATCAGACCAAGACCTGACTAGCCAATGAACCCATAGCCACCAGCGCCACAATCAAGAGGGCGGCGATAAGCGATAGACCCCATTCCGCCATCTTCTTCATGTCAGGCATAGTGCTCTCCAGATCAATGATCGTACTGACTGCGCTTGTCGTTCAGCTTTGCTCGTTGCGTGCGCTTACCATTATCCACCCGGCGGTTTACCGAACGCTCACGTTTAGCCTCATTCGTACCGCCGAAGCTTGCGTACAGTGTAGCCCACTGTTCTCGGCGTCGTTGTCGCTTTGTGTCTGCCATAGTCAACCCTTCACACAGACTACTTGCTTGAGCGTGTGAACCACGTCCACAAGGTCAGCTTGAGCTGCCATCACCATGTCGATGTCCTTGTAAGCCATCGGTGTCTCATCCAACACCGAATCGTCTTTGCGGCACTCTACGCCGACGGTGGCGGCAACGTGATCCTCAACCGTAAACCTCTTCTTCGCTTCGTTGCGTCCCATCACACGACCAGCACCGTGACTGCACGAACAGAAGGAGTCCGGATTGCCCTTACCACGCACGAGGTAGGACTTGGCACCCATGGAACCTGGGATGATGCCAAGCTGATCGGCTTGTGCTGATACAGCCCCCTTGCGTGTCAAGTAAACGTCCTGGCCGAAATGACGCTCAATCGACACATAGTTGTGGTGGCAGTTCACTGCCGATTCCATTAACAGGAACTCTTTCGATACTGACTCAACCAATGCCTGTACCGTACTCATCATCATGAGCTCCCGGTTCTTACGAGCAAATGCTTGCGCCCAGAGAACTGCCATGCAGTAGTGGTCGAAATGCTTGGAGCCTTCAGACAGGTACGCCAAGTTCTTGTCGCTGAGTTGGTACTTGCCGACGATGTCCATTTCACGTTTGGCCTTCTCGATGAAGAAGGTGCCAATGCGGTTACCGATGCCGCGCGAGCCTGAATGCAGCATCAACCATACGTACTGATCTTCATCGATGCAGACCTCAATGAAGTGATTGCCAGTGCCGAGAGTACCTGCATGCAATGGTGCTCTACGTGCAGCACGCTCCAACTCGGGGTACAGTTGGACCAGAGCCTCCAGTTCTGTCAACTCGTCTTTGAGATACTGCAAGACCATCGGATCGGGCAGATCCCATGCACCACAGTCACCTGGGCCACCTTCATGTGAGCGACCATGCGGAACACGTCGTTCAATGTTGGTGCGTAGCTCATGCAAATTATCCGGCAAGTCACTTGCTCTAAGCGAGGTCTGTTGTGCCATCATGCCACAACCAATGTCCACCCCAACAGCGGCTGGAATCAGTGCTTTGATGGTCGGCACAACGGTACCGATGGTGGTGCCTGCGCCCCAATGAACGTCTGGCATCACCGCGACATGACTGTGAACAAACGGTAATGCTGCCAGGTTCCTCAACTGCGTGACCGCAGCGTCTTCAACTGGCACTCCCTTCGTCCACATCTTGATCGGTACTGGGCTGCCTTGCAACTCGATATAGCTCACCATGTTTCCTTGGCAGGACTTGGCGTCTTCGGCGTCCCATACTTGGTTATCAGCTTTTCCAGTTGCTTCCGTTCGCTCTGTTCGCGCCTCTTCTTTGTGGCTTCCCGCTCACGCTTGTCGCGTTCACGCGTCTTTTGTTCTCTGCTCAAACGCGCAGTGCGTTCCTGCTCAGTTTCCGGCCTGTACCAGAAGAAGATTTGGTCGTCAGCATCGAACTTGATCTTCGAGTAGTCAACTCCTTCTGGAAGTCTATCCACAAGATTTTCGATGCTATCACCATCGTACAGAGGGACGCTGTCCTGAACAAGTTTGGGTTGAGCCGACTTGGTGTTCTTAGTTGAGGGCGCGGTCTTGGTGGTCTTGGTGGTCTTAGCGTTCATGTTGATCTACCGTTGAATGTTGTGGGTGGTGAAGATGGTTAATGGTCCGCCGGAAGGGATTCGAACCCCCGACCTGCTGCTTAGAAGGCAGCTGCTCTAATCCTACTGAGCTACCGGCGGTTGGTTGGCTGGTGGTTCTAAAGCACTCGAATTTGAACTCAAGTCGTCTTTGAAGTAATAGAGAGTGACTCCTGGCGGAAGCGCATCTAACCACAGCACTCTTCCGAACTTAGGGTCATAACCAGTACGGCTCGCCTGTGTACTTCCGTACCTGAGTACGGTGTACTTCCCACGCAAACAACATAGCATCTTCTACGAACGGATCGTAGTCTATGACTGCTGAAGCATCCGTTTCGGAGTCAATAGAGGTTTTCACTGAACAGTTCACGTTCATCTCCTGGGCAACGATGCAATATCTGACCAGCGGCTCTAGCTACGGTCAAGGCTTCGTAACGGTTCATCCACTTGCCGTGCTGGTCCACGAAACCATCTTCAGCTTTCGCCCAGTCTGCTAGGTTTCTCACGCCAAACTCTAAAAGCTGCTGCATGATTGAATCGTAGTGTCGCGGGCCGCACAAGATGTGGCCTCGCTTACTACGGATAGCGGCACATACCACCCGACGTTGACTGGCATCCGGCTGTACTGTCTCTTCCTGCTCTACGGCCTTTACTGGTGGAGTAGCATGCCAGGTTCGTGTAGCAGAACATGAGCCGCCATGACTGTTATATGGGTCGAAGCGAAGTCCATCAGGTCGTTCCAACCAGACCACTGCCTGGTGGTTAACCTGTGGATAGTTGGCATCAGTGATGCCAGTAACGGTACCGGGACCAACTGAACTTCTAGACACAGGGTCACCAATGTTCAGCGTACACGGATCAAGCTCAGACATGTTCAACTCCTGTCCAGGGATCATCGTATACTGGTGGTCGAAGCCGCATCACTTCAAACCAAGCGTGTTCGTACATGGGCTGCTCAAAGTAGCGTCCGATTCTGATCACGATGGGGGTGTGTAAGCTGTTTATGCTGTGTGTCCCGACTACACGGAGTCGGGGGCTCAATATACCTCTACTCAATGACCATCTGTTCGCTTCCATCAGATCCTTGGCGAAAATCAGTATGACCGACTCGTTAGCTTGGAGCACGTCAAGCAGCGGACGAGTTTCTTTACAGTACCTAGCAACCGGCTTCAATTCGGAGAACAGCTTACGTGTCTCCTCAGAACACTGAAATCGAGGTGGCATCTGGAATCCTTGTTTGCTCATCGGCTTGATGGACAAAGGGGTGGCACACGAGGCCACCCCTGTAGTTGCTAAGACTATCCAGATCAGCAGTCGCCGTTCGACGCCCTCTTCAGCTTGGCGAGCACTCGGATGCGAGCTTTGATGTAAGACGGGCGAGTGTACGCGGGCCGTCCCTTGGACTTCATCATCTCTCCGGTGCTTGGGTTGCGGACTTCAGTGCCCTTCTTGATAGCCGGAAACTTCTTGGCTGGCATCTTCTTGGTCACGACTTTGAACATACCCGGCCACGAAAACTCGCCAGCGCCGCCGGGCATGACTGATGCCATCATGGCACGCTCGAAGGTAGCCATGACTGCCTTCACTTGGCGTGGTTCCAGTTCGTTCTTCTCAGCGATCTTTGCCATCAGCTCATTCTTGGTGAACTTCTTGCGAAGAGGCTTGATTGCATCGACGGTTTTTGCACGACGAGCCCTCGTCGTCTTGGCCTTGCTCTTGGTGGTCTTGCTGGTCTTCGTGGTCTTTGCCTTGGCGGTACGTGCCATGATGGTTCCTACTGTGAAAGGTGGGTGAATCTGGTGCCGGCTATCCGACTCGAACGGATGACCTACCGGCGGTTTCAATGAAATTGGTGCTGGGGGTGAGATTCGAACTCACGTGAGGTTGCCCTGCCGGCTTACAAAACCGGTGCAATCGACCAACTATGCGACCCCAGCTAGTAAGATTTACCTTCTGCATAGCGCACACGACGCGAATGGCGTCCGTAGCCACGGTTTCGTCCCTTATAGGTATCAGTTTGCGCGTCACAGTTATGACAGATCAGCCGTAGATTTGTCAATTTCCAATCGTATGGGTTTCCATCCATATGATCCATAACAAGTGGTACTGGGTACCCACGCCATGTAGTTCTTTTGCAGAGTTTGCATCTATGACCGCGCGTGAAAATTAGGTATGTTTTGATTAGTTTGACTGTCATACCCTTTGGAAGTTTACCAAGCTTCCTGATCTTAGCGAACGCCAACTTACGTTGATATTGCTGCTGACAATTATTGCTGCAATACTTTTGGGTTGCCGTTTCCCGGTACAGCTCGATGCTGTCTCTACAATTCAAACAACGTACTTTCATGTAGTACCTTTCTAGTCTACATGAAATTAGCGTACCACTGTTAATGCGCGTTACAGGTTTACCAATTTCATTGAAACTGCCGATTGCTCTACCAGACTGAGCTAAGCCGGCGTTGGTTGATTTGGACTGATAGCGTCAGTCCTAGCTATCTTGGATTGAAGTGCTAGAGCAACAGCATGCCGTTGTTCCGCAGACAGTGCTTGAAAGATTTGCTCTACGGTTTTACCTTTAGTTAAGCACCTCCAGAGAGTGATGTACTTGATGTTGAACATGGCGGCCAATTCTCTACGCGAGAACTCCATGTCCTTCCATTTGATCGGTGTTCTGTTCTGTTTGAGTCGTTGTTGATGCAGGTGCTTCGTCTTTACGTTGTAGTCTGGGAAGAAAAACGGGGACGGTTGCACCGCGTACAATGGAGCCCAACCACTGCTAAGTTTCTCCGCGCCGGACTTGTATACGCAGCCCTCGGTTCTCAGTTTGCGCAAGCAAGCTTGAACTCTTTTTCGAGACACTCGTGCTACATGCACCAACTGTTCTATGGTGGCCTCACCCACTAGCAATCGCTTGACTATTGCCACCAGTACGTCGGTTGATCGAACGTACTTAGTCCCACAACCAGTTTGCATCTTTGTGGACTCGAACTTCGGCATCGAAGTCCTCCTTAGTTGCCAACGTCAAGGTAGCTAGCTTTTCTCGGAATCGGGCACGCTCTGGTTTAGTCAAATGAACACGATTGAAGTAGCTGGGCGGCGTACTGCTAACCGGCCAAGGCCGTTGGCGAAACATTCTACCTTGTCCCCTGTACCAAACACAGAACTGATGCCACGATTCCCAAACATCACGGTCGATCAAACGGTCTTTGTATGTACGAGACATACCACGCTCCAGTAGTTACACTATCGCATGGTATCCTCCTTCACAGATAGGGTTGAACGCTGACTTAGATGAACCAGCTCAGGACGGCATCCAGCCAAGTCTCCGGTCCAGCCCACTTACAACCATGAATCAAGCACGATGCTTGGGTGCTTGCGGTTGCCACAAATGCACATACTCCGACAACGATCTTCTTCATTTCCGTTTCCTTGGTTAGGCCACTCTTAGTGACCAAGTAGTGACTTCAGCAAGCTGAAGGGCCATTGATGCAATAACCAACCCTCCCACAAGACGTGCTCCAGTGGATAGCCGATAGTCAAGCCGATCCAAAATCCAACCCGCCTGACTTCAGTAACCGACTTGTGGTAGCACCGAACTAGAAAACCCTCCTCAGTCCGGTGTAGATGGAACGTCTTTGCCATAGCGTGCTTCCAATTCCTGGATGAGTTTTCTCAAATGCTCTGCGTCTTCGGCGAAAGACGCCGCCAGTGCAGGCCATATGATACCGTTCGTATATGTCTGAATGTGGGCTTCAACGTGAAACAAACTCCGTTTCACTTCCCTGATGTCACCAGAGTCTCTCAACTGCACTAGACGCCGATTGAAGTGATCTCGAAATACAGTGCTCTCAGCCACGGGTATGCTCCACGGTACGCAGTCTACTTTACCACATTGCTTTTGCCGTTCATTGGCATGGGATGACAGTCTGGTAGACTCTGCGCTCCCACCGATCTTTGCAACCGTCATTGGCACAGCTCTTGATAGAGAGAGGTAACCACTGCATGTTGACTGGTGTATCACACCCGCCGCAAGCTAATGGTATTACGTGATCGATTGACCAGCCTTTGCATGACGGAACCGCTTTACCGGTCACTGGGCAAGGGTGCAACTTAGCAAAATCGTCTTTGGACTTCACGCTTCGATGGATCGAACCATCTGCATCGCGTTTTGGTGTTCCGCAGTATCTGGGATTCTGTGCTGTAGCGGAACTACTCACCAGACCTAGCAGCACTGATACCAGGATCATGATTAGTACGTCGGTCTTCACTTGGAGGCCACTCCATTATGTTGATCTTCGTACCGCTACGGTGCTCTTGAATTAGCCGCGCCTCCAGTTCAGGAGACCATCTGCTACGTGTTCTCAGGTACACGATGTCCAGAACAGCGCCGTCTGACAAATCAGGAAAAGCTGTCTTGACTTCGCGTTCTTCTTGATCATGGGCTTCAGCACAGGCATCGCCGAACGCTTGCAGTGCATCCATTTGGTCTTGTGTGATCTTTCCGTCTACCGGGTGGAGTTCCAACACTACAGTTCCCATCACCGATCTCCGTTGCTGTTGGGTTTAACCTCCGAGTGTCGGAGCAATGCTGCTGTCGTTGGCTTGGGCCTCATGGTAGACTCGTCGGAACCTGGTAGAAACTCTCCCGGTATGCCGCTTTGGAGAATCTTGTGCCACTTACCGTCGATCAGGATCGCGGCGATTCGTGATGGAGTCAAATTATGCTGCACACAAAACACGGCGACTGCTACTGGGTCGAACGACCAGCACTGCGGCATCTTGTTGCGATCACGAACGTCTATCCCAATGTACACTGGACGAGCACCTCTCGGCAAGTGCTTCATGGGTCTGCGTAACTGATCGATGTAGTCAGAGACTCGTTTGTCCTTGTCCATCGTATCTCTTTCTATGGTAGGCCCGCTAGGAGTTGAACCTAGGTTGAGGCATTATGAGTACCCTATTCTAACCGTTGAATTACGGGCCCAAATTACAGTCTGCGATATATGCGTGCTGCTTGCCATTTAGATATTCCTAAGCGTCTACCTATGCTAAGAAAAGTCTTTCCTCTGGCTCGCAACGAAGCAATCTTTCGTCTCAAGTGTCTAGGTCTAGATTTGCCTAGGGCTTTGACGGCCCGTTTACTATTTCGCAATGTCTTCCACTGGTATATCGCAAACGTCCAAGTTCGTCCAGTCGTCTACTATGCCAACCTTCACGATGAACGTTTTACAACCCCTAAGCTCCAACAAACGCTGAACTCGCAACATCCTGTTTGTTGTCCAGTTCGCATTGTCAGTGTAGGAGGCCACATTATTAACCTCATCCACAAAGAATCGTGCGTCTTCTTTATTCGCGGAATGGAGCTGGACCAGGACGTACTCATCTTGTTGTGCTTTACGAGTCCGAAAATTATCTCTAAGCTCTTGCAGAGGAACCAGCAAATGCACGGTGCCCATTGATTACCCATCGACCATTTGGAGTTCTTCTGGAGTCAATGCTTCTAGAATGAAGTTGCCAAGCATGCGTACCAGGGAGTCTTCCGGCTCGAGGACAAAGGTCTTCCACAGCAAGTCTCCGAGCAGACCCCAGTTCTTTTCCGCGTATGCCACTTCTAGTGGATGGAACTTGCGTCTTTTGCGAATCACGGGTTGTTTCATGGTCCGATCCTGTTGATAAAAGCCTGAAGTGCGTAATCCAGAGTTGTAGAGCCTACGCACGGCGCTCCATCTCTTGTGACGTGATACTCGTTTGGCATGACCTCATTCTTGTCGTTCACTCGACGCACACAAGTCAATGTGATAACTGACCTGATTGTCGGATCTTGTAGAGAGAGGGGCTGACTTTGCCTAGGTCTACGCAGAATGAACGTTCCTCCGTAGTCAATTGAACAAAGCTGCCAACCATCAAGTCCATGCACATTCAACGTGTCTGTCACATCATCATTAGTAGCCGTCCCGCGCATCGGCACTAGCTTGTATTCCCACTGTTGATGGTTCACGAGTCACCTCGTATGATTTGTTCAATGGCATCACGCTTTGGATGATCAGTAGCGTGGTCGTTCATCGTCAAAATGAACTCAGCCCACCGTTCTGGTATCATTTCGGGTGGGCTGAACTCTACACTGCTACGAAGACTACCAAGTGTATCGCGCAGATCGGGTGCCACTTCTAGCACCCGATCAATCACATACAACAACGGTCGCACGATTTCACTCTTCGTAGAGTTGGGCGGCCCTCTGCATGATCCTGGTGAACTTAGCCGGAGACAGCAGCCCCTTTCCGTGGTAGTCCCACATCTTGCTGACATGACCCAGCAGCTTCTCCAAGTCACCTTCATTGACTGCGTTTGCGATAGCGCGCGCGGCCTTCTTGACGTTGACGTTCTTCTCAATCACTACATGCTGCGCAGGACACAGCTTGTTCCCCTTCGAGTAGTGACAGTTGTCATAGAACTTGGCAGCACCACGTACCAAGTGTCCGCAGGACAGACATGGCTTGTCAGGCTCAATGGACAGCACCTTACCATTCCATCTCACCGGAGATTCCCCGACCGGCGTCAACGGCGTCAACGACACTGGAGTGCCAGCCGGTGCCTCTGAAGATACTGTTGCCTGCACAGCCTGCACACTCTGTACTGTCTGTTGTACACCAGTTGCTTGCGAAGCGTTCTCTACAGCACCGTCTGCGACCTTGATGTCTGGAGCAGCCGTAGGCTCTGCCGCAGTTGCGGTTTGTGCTGTAGTTGATTCAGCAGCCTCTTGTGTCACCACACCAGCCTCGATCAACTTGTCTGCCAGAGGAGTCTTTCCTGCGCGTACACGACGTGGGGCTCCAGGCAGTTGTTTCGGTCCAACTCTTTCCGTTTCGGTAATGGGCATTATGCAAGTGGACCCGTTTCCGGGTCCACTCCTCACAGGTTGAGATCGATCAGCTATCAGAAGTCTTCGTCATCATCGGAGTCATCGTCATCATCCGAGTCGTCGTCCCCGGAATCATCGTCGTCATCGTCGTCATCATCGTCCTTCTTGGACTTGCTCTTCTTCCCCTTCTTTCCCTTCTTGGGCTTCTCTTCTTCCTCATCGTCATCGTCATCGTCATCGTCATCATCCGAGTCGTCGTCCCCGGAATCATCGTCGTCATCGTCGTCATCGGAGTCATCGTCATCATCCGAGTCGTCGTCCCCGGAATCATCGTCATCGTCCGAGTCGTCGTCATCGTCAGCTTCTTCGGCCTTGGCTGCCGCAGAAGCCAGAGTCAGCGTGTCTGCGCGAACCAGGACGTCACCATCTTCCGAATCCAGAACGACGTGGGCACCATCGATCTTGAAGCCCTTGACACCAAACGGCTTTTCCAGTTGCCGTTGCATCGTGCCAACCAGAATGTCAGCACCATCGCCGCCGCCATCGTAGAAGTACAGGATGTCAGCGCGCGGGAAGAACGAGGATTGCGTCTTTCCGCGATACTTGTACTGGAACAGCACGCCCTCTTCTGAAGACTTGAGCGCAGTACCTTCCACATCCATCGTGATGCGTGCCACCAGCGTAGCCATCAGTTGTTGCTTGGAACCGCTCTTCTTTGCCTTGACTGCTTTCGCCTTCACTGGTGCTGCCTTCTTGGTACGGGTTGTCTTGGATGCCTTCGCCGGCTTTGCTGCCGGCTTCTTCTTCGTTGCCGCCGGCTTGCGACCGGGCTTCGCCTTCGCTTTTGCCTTGGTGGTCTTGGCGGTCTTGCTACCCTTTGCTGTACGGGCCATTTCAGAAATCTCCGTGATGTGACCGTTGGTGAATCGTTGGGAGTTTGGTCAGAACTCACCTACGAGTTTGTAAACGCTTTGTGCTCTAGCGCCTAAGCGCGGATCGGGTTGGAACCCCAGTATGTCCTCCACTTCAACCGCAACTGCTTGCGGAACAGTGAAATTACTGGTAGCTCCGTTCAATGCTTTCTTCTCTGCCAAAGCCTTGTTCACTTCATCGATGTAGCTCCTAAGGTGATCTTCCACTTCCGAACGATGCTTTGCTTTAACAACGTTCAACCACTTTACATACCCAAGCGGAGTACGAAAACCGCTCTTGTGCAAGAGGTTGAGCGTTGACAGTCTGTTCGTCACGGTTCCGCAGCTAGGCAATGCGTCTACCGCAATGAACTGGCGTTGTGACAACACCAAACGCACGATCACTGATTGACACTTAAAGTGTGCCCATCTACCTGGTTGGTACCCAACCACGGTTGGTACGCGAGCCTCCTTCAACATCTGTTGTTGTTTAGGCGTAAACTTTTCCAAAGGAAGTGTTCCACGCCGATACTCCAACTGAACTAGCTTTCCGTCCAGAACAGGAACAAGAAGCACATCATGTTTCGCTTTACGCGCCTGACGCACTCGTTCCAGATTGTTGTTGGTTTCCAGCATCGGATACCTCACTCAGCGCCTCGTCAGATCACTCGTCGTCTTCGGATACCGTCTCCTGATCGGATTCGACAGCATTGAAGTCGGTGACCAGCATCAACGTGGAGTCCCCGTTTGCGGCAATTGTCTTGAACTCAACGCCCAATTCTGATGTCACTTCGTTGAAATCGGTGATCAGCTTCAACGTCGCCTTGGCATCTTCCGTGTCCAGCATGACGCCAGCATTCACAGGAACGTCCAGCGACGGCTGCTTGGACATCCAGACACTGAGGCTAGCGATAGCCGGTGTCGCCTGTCCGATAGCACACGGGAAAGCTGCCATCACATTGATCAGGTTCGGATCTTTCGTAGAGGAAAACACGCTACATTGCTGCGCAAAGACGTGTGCTGTCTTTTCGAGCTTTTCACCAACGGCCTCGGAGTAGGCGGCCACACAGTCTTCCAAGGCAGCTTGAGAGCCGATCATGTAGGTCGATGCTGCGATCTGCTGCATATCTAGCAGAATGGGGTACGCATCTTCCAGGAAGCGTCGCGTTGCTCCCCTAACCATGCTCTCTTTCTTCTTGAACATCGGCCGATCCCAAACCGTCCCTTCCGTTGCGGCAGGTACACGATCTTGACTTTCTTGGAAGAGAATCAGCAAACGCAGCCGGATTTGCATTGGTCCAGTCATCTGGACCGCCTTCATGAGCGACTTCATAGTCGTTTCCGACAGTGCGGGCATGTCGATGGTCATTTCAGCAGTTGCTGTAGGTTGAGGTGTTTCAGTGGTATTCACTTAGTGTCCTTGGTGAGGGTTTGGGATGCAAGCGGAACGACGGTAGCCGAGTCTAGATCCAGATCATCGATTGCTTCTCAATGCTCGGTGTTTCGGTTTCCGTAGTTCCGCCGCATGACTCTATTTTACAGAGTATCTGGTGCGCTCTGGTGCGCTCTGGTGCCGACGGTTTTGGGGGCTTAATCGCTAGCTTCGCTCCTCCGTCTGTTGTAGTGCTGCATCCAACCCCAATCGAAGAAAGCTGGATACGTGTCGATATACGCCTTGATCAAGGGGATTTCGATACGTTTGGGACGCAAACCGACGGCTACTACCAAAGCCGCCTCAGCAGCACTCGCCTGTTGCTTCAAGCGAGCGATCTGCCGACGCAGCCCCTCAGCAACATACTGGTGGATGAAAGCAGCCGCTTCAGGATCATGTTCGATGTACATGCGAACGCCTGTCAAGAACTCGCTGCGTACTGGGAAGTCTGGAACACTCATGTCTGGTGCTCCTTAACGGATTCCGCCAACTCTGCCAGCATACTTGACAGTTTACGAAGTGTCTTCGCTGTGTTCTTGTCTTCCTTCATTACGAATCCACACCGACTATCAGGAATCATGTCGTCGGCTTTGCGAATGAACCGCCTCAGACCAACGAACACTGTTCCGTCTGGGGCTTTCAGTCGTTGTGCTGCCCACTCGACGTTTTCGCTCACTTCATACTTGGCGATGGTGCGTGACTTCCACGCTTGCTTTTCGCCTGTCTTACTTATCTTTGCCATTTCAAATCAATCCTAGATGGTTGGCAATCACTGCCGCACCTACGTTCTTGTCTTTGCCTTCCCACAGGATGTCGAAGCCGAAAGACGCTGCGTAGCTGATAGACGGTGTATGCCATGGGTGAAGAGAATGCGCACGTAGCCGAGACTTGGTAGTGTGCTCCAGTAGAGCACCCAAACTCATGCTGCGTTTGCGCTGTTGTCCGGTACAAAGATCAGGGTCACTCATAGCCAAATGCAACTTAGGCTGCACACCTCGCCAAGTTTGACGTATCTGCTCAACCAGCGAATCGTCTGGTTGGATGCGTTTTCCCTCGTGTATCCAGTGATGATGCACATCGAGAACAACAGGTACTATATCGCCAAACTGGTCTACGATAGAACGGGTAGACCATGAGAACTCGTCGTTTTCCAGTGTTACTAGGTTTCGCACATAGTCTGGTGCTCCTTTCAGTAGTTTACGCATCTGCTTTACAGCAGCGTGTTTTGGCCCCACATGAACGTTGATAGCCAACCCATTCGGATGCCACCCTCTGTACCCCATCCAATGGAACAGTAGTCCGTGGTACTCTAGCTCCGCTAGAGCGTTCTCACGAACGACCTGGCTTTGGGAGCCAAGCACTACGTACTGTCCTGGATGGAAGCTCAGACGAATGTCGGCGGTTCGTGCAGCCCTGCCGATACGCTTCAGCTTCTGTTCAATTCGCTCCTGTACGTCCACGTCTTCGTAGAACGATTGTGCAATGTCGTGGGTGTAAAGCGGCAGCACGTCACTACCTATACGCCAGAATCGCAACGGTGCGGGCAGCAAACCGACTACCTGTATCTGTTGCTTCAACGCACGGAGATTATGCTTGACCAGTGCGTACAGGTAGTTAAACCGTGCGTGTGGGTCCAAACTTGCCACATATCGCACGGTTGTTGTCGCCAGGTTCCACTCCGGATGCGTGCTGCCGTCTGGCTCGGTCCATTTGCACGCACCGCCTACGCGTATCGCATTCATTTGCCAATCGCAGGATGCACAGGAGGGTTTGACCATTCCCATATCATCGCTTGTGCGTACTCACGCTCTATCGCGTAGAGTTCATTCATAATTCTAAGATCTGGGTCATTAACCGCGGTTAACGAGACCGAAACACCTCCTTGAAGAGTCCAGCCGAGATGTATATGCTCTCTAACCTGGTCTTTCAAATGCTCCGGCGTTTCCGCCGTCAACACTACGTAGTCATGCACTCGCATGACTGCCTCGCTTACCAGTAACCTGTTTCACCACCGTACAACGCTCCATAGCTGGAATCCACCTTCTTGAACCGACCGTCTTCCATCTTGGTTTGCGATCGAACGAAAATCGGACCTACGCACTCATTCTTCAACGTATCGTACTTGCGGTATCCATACGCAGGCTCACCTGTTTCTTCGATTAGCATCGTCACAGGTGTATGCGTGATCTGGTAGCGGTCACCGTTCTTATGAACGACGTGCTGATCGCGTAGAAATTTGATAGGGAATTGGACTTGGATTGGATTCACTCTGGGCATGGTTACTTCCCTATCGACATATGCTTGATGATCATAGGTTTCTCGACTAGAGGCGACAGCCTTCATCCTCGCTCATGTCACCACCTTGTGTTCTGACTCTACTTTACCATATGCTTCGTTTCCGCGAGTGTGCGGATTCCACCAGAAGATGCCCGTCTTTCGGTGCTTGAAGTGGCCCGCAACCATGTGCAACGGAAGACCTCTGAACTGAGCCAACACGGTTTGTGGATCAGGCATGCGCTTTCTCCAACCGGGATCGGTACGGCTCAGGAATACGTTCAATGTGTGGTACGCAAAGAATGGCTGCTTGCCACAGCGCAATCGCTTCTTGTTCAACCGTTCCGGAGCTTCAATCAACGGTACCTGCTGAATGTTCCGCGCGTTGATCAGTGCCAACATACGTAGCACATGGCACAGGTCTTCGTGAACGTCGTTAGCCATGATACTCCGCGTTTCCTCCACGCTGTACTCATCCAACAACAACTCAACAGCGTGGAGAAATGTAGGGACTATGCCATAGGTCAGCTTGTTCTGCACTCCATCTAGGCACATACCAACAGTGTCTTCAGAAGTCCAAATACCCGAAGCGGCTGATGGCATCCACACCTGAGTCTTCACCAACCAATAGAACGACTGAACTGCTATGCCTTGTGATAGCTGACCCGTAGCGCGTATAGCACGGGCCGTGTTGGATTGACTTGTAGCCAGATCGATTACCAAAGCCACCCGTTTAGTAGAAGCCTCCGTCGGGACATCAACTTCCTTGACCAACTCATTGTTGTCGGTGGCGTAGGGAATCTGGTACTCGAATACCATCTCTGGAAACGGACACCGGATGAAAGGAGCGCTCTTGGCGTCGATCTTGGTTTTGACCGTTAGAGGAGGTGGCACGATGTACTTGTGGCTGTCCTGAATGGACTTGATCAACATCCGCGCTACAGCAGCGTTATCAGCGTTTCGATACATGGATACGGCACGTATTTTGTTCAGTGCCTCGATCACTTGGACTGAGAAGTTCATTGCATTCCTTCTGCTTTTTCAGCTTTGGGTTGACAAGTCCAGAAGCCATGACTATCATCACGGCCCTCGATCAAAGCCATCAACGACAGTCCTCCTGCTTGAATCCAATGACCACCGTACTCGCCACAGTGCTCGCACAGATGACGGGCTAACGTCTTGGCACGCACCTGTCGGGCTAGTTCACCGGCAGTTGCTCGATTCTTGCGTCGTTGACTCGCGTTCATGGAGTGAAGGGTGACTCTAGGATGTCGTGCAGACTACGGTTCATCAGCTTCTCGATCTTTGATCGGCGCACATATTCACCGACCAGGCTGTGCAAGTGCCGGAAGGGGATGGCGACTGCTGTCTTGATCCCGTCGTCCGCTGTACGGGTGATTTCGCACATAGCCCCATAGCGACCGTCATACGAAAACTCGGTAGTTCCTGACGGAGCCGTTGGCGCATCACGGAGTGTCAAATTGATCATGTGTTAGTCCTCTTTCTGAACGATGTCTTGCGTACCACGCCGCAACACGACGTGTGACTCTTTGCGGCTAGTCCACGTTGGGGTGTCATTAGCCATCAGCACATCTCCGAGCTTGTGCGCCCATGGTCTAAGAATCGGATGGACAGTCTCACTACTGCGCAGTTCTGCAAAGTAGACGGCACCTACCAATCCAGTGGTATACATGACGGGAACGCTAGTGCCCAAAGGATGCGCGTACTCGGCTTCATCGGTTAACGAGTGGGTTCTCATAAACAGTTTGTCTGTTCGATTGTGAATGTCGGTAGCTGAGGCCTCAGCTACATACCGATAGAGTTGCTCCCAATACCATGAATGCAGCCTGTGCCCTGCTAATTGCGGCGGTCGTCCTACCAGTAGCCGATGGCCCAGCATGTCCGCCAGCAGCGCGGGCTGAGCGTAGCCGGTCAGGGCCGCGCGTAGCAGCGCAACCTCGGCTTCTGCCTTGATGGCTCTGCGCAGGTAGTCGGCCGAGCGCGATGCG